TTTTTTATCTAGGCTTCCTCGAAGAGAGTCGAACTCTTGCCATCAACTTCGTAGGTTGATATGCTATCCATTAACATTATTGGTTTTCTATAACGTGTTTTTCGATAACGTCTGTTATGTCTAAACATGCGTCTACGGTCCATCTTCTTTTTAATATCACTTCTTAATTCAGTTTGGGATTGATATAGTACCTTATCATTACTGACAACTGCTACACCAACATGTTTAGAGCCAGTGTCTACACCACAGTAACACTCCTGAGCCACGTCTGTTTCAGGTTCATAAAGTAATCTGATGGTGAAAGGCTCTCTACGAACAACCTTCGCTTTTCCTTCTTTTAATAATTTACGAACTTTGCCAAAGCGTTCTGTCGGCATAAAAGGTTGTCCGTTTTGTTTTAATACATATACCAACATCTACACTCCAACTCCTTTCGTTGATGATAAGTTTAACTCTTTAAGACAGTACTTATCGAACTGTAGCGCCTATTTTAACTCTGTTACCAAGTTAAAAATTGGACTTCCTCTCGACAATGTTGAATTAGGTTTTTAATTCACTAACACAGAGACTCAATGTCGTCCTCTCAACTTAATTAGTGAACATAGAGCCATAGTCTGAGGCGGCAACCATGGGTATGTAACCTTAAGGATTCTCTAATTCAACGTAGGTAAGATTTCTCTAACCTTAGTCTGTCATGACAAAGATTTTAAAAATCTAACATAGCCATGATACAACACGAGGAAATATAAAGTGCATCTGGTGAGATTCGAACTCACATGTCATTTCTAACACTGGTTTCTAAGACCAGCACGTATACCAATTCCGTCACAGATGCATTTTTAAGGGTTGAGATATGGGGCTTGAACCCATCCTACAAGAGCCACAATCTTGCATGCTACCACTAACACTAATCTCAACAAATTAAACTTCCTATGTTATCTCTATAAACTTGACAAACTCCTTGTCATATTGGGAAAATAGAGTTTAGAAGTTCTATAATGAATTTTGTGAACGAGATTTCAAACTCGTAGTGCTCCCAACTGGACTCGAACCAGCACGTCTTTTCAGACAGCGGATTTTAAGTCCGCTACGTCTACCATTTCCGTCACAAGAGCATGGCTGTCCGGGCAAGGGTCGAACTTGCGATGTGTGAGTCAAAGTCACATGTGTTACCACTACACCACCAGACAATTTTTATTAGGTACCCCTGGTCGGACTCGAACCGACACGCTTTTTCAGCAACAGATTTTGAATCTGTCATGTCTACCACTTCCATCACAAAGGTATGGCTGTCCTGAAATGACTCGAACATCTATCTTATGGGCCAGAACCACACGTGCTACCTTTGCACCACAGGACAATTTTAAGTACTCCCAACGGGAATCGAACCCGTATTTTAACTTTGAGAAAGTCACGACCTAACCTTTAGTCTATGAGAGCATTTCTTTCAAACTAGGTCTCCACACTAGTTTTGCAGGAAAGTTAGTTGTAGGAAATACGATTGCTAAATCAATACCATTCTTGAACAGTTTATCACTTAATTCTAATAGCAAGTCCATTATCAAGTATTCTTCAAATTTGAATTTACTACTTGTTTTCTTGATAAACCGATAGTTAAGCGTTTTAGAGAACTTGGTATTACAACCTTCAATAGTCAATACAAATACTTTATTGCTTAATCTCTCAACATCAATTACAACACTTTTTAGTTTGCCTTGATTTTCTACAAAATGTTTAACAATATCATCAATACTGAATCTCTTATTGCTGTTCTTGAATTTCATACTCTGCCAATCTATCTATAATTGCTTTCTTTAAGATAAGTTTTATCTGTTCGGAAGTGTTTATAATCTGCACCTTATCAAAGAAGTTATGTAGACCTAATTTAGCACAATTCTTACCAACTACTTCATCAGCGAAAGAACTGGTTACCATTTTAACATCTTGAAAATCTAATACAATTTCTTGCTCTTTTTCAAAGTCAATCAGATTACTTACTTCTTTTCCAAGAACTCTACTACCTAAACTTTTCCCAAACTCACTTAACTTTACAATCATAAACACTTTCCTCTTGGTTTAATGGTCGCTATGGCAAGAGTCGAACTTGCAACTACGTACCTATGAAATACGTTTTCTGCCATTGAATTACATAGCGATTAAGAGTGCCTCTGATAGGAATCGAACCTACAACCTTCACATTAAGAGTGTGCCACTCTGCCAATTGAGTTACAGAGGCATGGCGGGAACAGAAGAAATCGAATCTTCATTGACCGGTTAACAGCCGGCTGTACTACCTTTGTACTATGCTCCCAAATTCTAACATTTCTTTTAAGAGTGAATGTTGAAAACTCTTAGTACACTATGACAGACTCGAACTGCCAACCTCTTGTTTGTAAGACAAGTACTCTCCCTATTGAGTTAATAGTGCATGGCACCTGCAACGGGACTCGAACCCGCATGTTCTTCCGTGACAGGGAAGTGGGACAGCCTTTGCCCTATACAGATAATTTGAATTTTGACAACGAGGTTTCAAACTCATAATAACAGTGTTATTTAAAATTTATAGATTCAAATTTGTCCTATTACTACCGGCACGCTCAAAGTGTGGAATATCATATTTACGTAATAGAAACAAAACTGTTCTTTTACTAAGTGCTGGAAACATTTTACATAACTTCGTGTTATAACCAAACCTCATCAAATCTACACCAGAATTGAGAATCAAATCCAACTTTTGTTTACAACGAGTTTCATCCTTATGCCGATATAATTCTTCTGCTGTATGCATTGATTTACGTCTCTCGCATAGTTCCTTAGAACTCTTAGAAACAATCTCTTTTCGTTTTTCTTTTGCTTCTTTCTCTATTTCAATTCTTCTACGACCATACTCTTCTTTCTCTTCTTTTAGATGGTTTCGTAGCAGTTTATAATCATGCAGGTTGTTATTGTGTATGGTTTTTATCTTGCTTCTCTCTTGCCTAGATAACTGGAAATATTGTGTCCTACACTGAATGCTACATAACATACACCGCATGTCATGAGGCTCCCTAAAACTATTGCCACATATAGGGCATTTTAATCCAGCAATAAATTCTGAAACAACTTCTTTTTGCCTTCTATCAAGACTACACAAATTACCAACCGTAGGTATATCATAACCAAGATTAATTAAAATCTTCTTTATCGTTTGTGGAGATACGCCAATCAATTCGCCAATTTCACGCAAAGACTTTCCGTCATCAAATAATTCTTTAATAACATTCTTGTCCTCTTCTGTTACTTTGTTGTTTACAAGAATAGTTTTATGAAAGTTGGAGGTTCCTTTTAAGTATTTGTTGTATAACTGTATACCTTCCTGCTTCATCTTATTCATCCAAAACGTTTCTCGCTCGTTAAGTAGGCTATTATCAACTGTCTCTAATATTGAAGTCTCAAAGTTATCCCACCCATACTCAATCATATCAGAACTAAATTCCTTATTATTCCGATATGACAGTTCTGGGTTTGGACCTATTCTCTTTTCTAACGACTTACGTGTTTGGCCAACATAGCACTTTCCGTTAATCTTGTTTTTATGACAATAAATAATTCCCATCATATCTCCTTCTTGTTGATACTTATGAGTTATAATAAACTTTAGTACCAGTATTGGGTACTGCCCCCAATTCTTTGCCTTATCAAGACAACCCTCTACTTTTGAGCATATACTGGTATGTTAAGTGCTTTTGACTGGGCTCGAACCAGCAACTCATGGCTTAAAAGGCCATTACTCTTCCATTGAGTTACAAAAGCATATGGCGCTGACGGTAGGACTTGAACCCACAGAGCCGGCTGTTAACCAGCCCAACAGTTTTCAGGACTGCCTCGATACCAATTTCGGTTTACGTCAGCATGGTCGCTAGGGTAAGATTTGAACTTACATATATAGGCTTATACCTGGCCTAATTTCTGACGTTGAATTACCTAGCAATCTATGGTACTCCCAACCAGAGTTGAACTGGTATTTCCACTTTGAAAGAGTGGCGAACGAACCGTTATTCGATGAGAGCATATGGTGGGGTGGGCAGGACTCGAACCTACAATGTCAGAGACGCCGAATTTACAGTCCGGTGCAGTACCAATTGTGCCACCACCCCAAATTTTAGAGTTTTTAATAAGAACTCTTTAACTTAAGTGCCGATTACAGGACTCGAACCTGTGCAATCTCCATATTACAAGTATGGCGCATTACCAACTTTGCTAAACCGGCAAATGGCGGTTACGATGGGAATCGAACCCACGTGTTTCTCCGTGACAAGGAGATGGGACTAAACCACTGCCCTACGTAACCAAATTTGAATTTTGTCTGTGAGATTTCAAACTCACTTATTTTTAGCACCCTTGTCCAGAATCGAACTGGAACCGCGGGTTTAGAGGACCCATGCACTCTCCGTTATGCTACAAGGGTATTTTAAGTGGAGAATATGGGAATCGAACCCATCTGATATCCTGATTGCAAGTCAAGCGTCCACCCCATGCAGACCCATTCCCCATAAGTATATAATAAAAGGACAACTCTTTTATGCATACCACACATTTAAGAATTGCCCTATATTAAGATTAAATATTTAATTTACGTTGACCTGCGTCAACTCTTAATATAAGACGGTCCTTCTGCTGTACACCAAAACGCTACGAGACTATCGTTTTTATATGTTCTATTCATTTGTTCAAATTTCATTGAAATTGATAACATAGCGTTTTCTCCTTTTCTTTCTTTTTACTTCTTTTATATCAGTTTTTTAGTCGGTGTGACACGATTTGAACGTGCAATCTCATCATCCCAAGTGACGCGGATTAACCAAGTTTTCCCACACACCGATATGGAGCAGGTAAAGGGAATTAAACCCTCATCTTCGACTTGGCAAGCCGATATTCTATCATTAAACTATACCCACATGGAGCCGGTAGTGAGTGCTGCCCTCACGCCATCTGTTTGGAAGACAGAGATACTAGTCTGTTATACGATACCGACAATATATTTATAGGTAAGACTTGTCGCTGATAGTTCACACCGCAATGTCTTTTTCTAACTCTTGTGTTTTATGGAGAAAGGACTTCCACCTGAACCGCCTTTTTTATCTTCTTATCACACTGTTAAACCATTTATTTGTTATTTTAATGGTAAGAGTCATCGCCTGTAACTCAAAGGCGGTTTCTTTTTCTAGTATTTGCATTTGTCCAGAGAAGGTATATAAACCTAAGTTAATCTTTTACTCTATCTCGCAACCGAACCATTTACATTTAATATTATACAACAATTTTTACTCATTGTACATAGTTTATATCAATTTTTTGTGTTTTTTTTTATTTTTCTGGCAGTCAGAGTTGGACTGACTAATTACACATCCCGTACCAACATATATTTCGACTGTCCCCGCGGCTACTCTACCATTTGAGATACCTGCCCTGGCGGTCAAGGTTGGATTCGAACCAACATCTGCCTTGGTCACAATCTACTTATATATTCTCAACTTAAACCTCATACTCATTGAGATTGCGAGGGTAATTACTCCTCACATAGTTTTTAAACAGTTTCGAACCTGTTTCAGGAAAATATCATTTACGAATGGTTGGACTCGAACCAACACCGCACTACCAATTGCTTACCACATTCGCTTGATGACATTTCAGTAGAGAGCAACTACTCCTTTGTGGGAACATTGTACGTAGGTATTCTCTATTGAAACACCACCAGGATGTTTCATGTTATTTCTCTTTTAATCTCTAAGTTCTTTTGACGAGTGACTTTTAACTCGTTTGTTTTTTAATTACAATATCATTATACCACAGTTTTCAAAAATTGTAAATACCTTTTTTGAAAAATTTTTAAATCTTTTTAACTTTATACGTGGACATACCTGTAAAGTATTTCTCAATATCTTCTAAAGATAATTCTTTACCACGCATTTCTGCAGGTAAATTCATGTCAACAGTTGTAACTGTATTGGCAAGAGATGCTAAGTGAAGTGGTAATACTCCGTACACATCGTTGCCTGTTACATCCTCTGCTGTTGCATGTGCGATTACTTTATCAAAAGTCAATCCCATGTTTGCAAAATACTGAACTAATGCCTCATGTCTAGTAACTAACACTTTCATATTACACCTCTCTTGTTTACGAGATTATCTTAACATAAACAAGAAATGTTGTAAATAGTTTTTTTTGAAAAATTTTTAGGCACCTCCGGTTGGTGTCGAACCAACTTCTCAATAGACATACTAAGGTGTTTTACCAGAACTTAAACTACAGAGGTATGGGCGTGACTATATTTATGCACCCCACGCTTTGGTGCCTTCTTTTCAACTGTCTGCTCACCTGTTGGACTTTGCGTTTATGCACAGTTGAGGTTTCGCAACCATAATCTGCCAACAACTTCGGTGTTCCACCGATAATACAAGACTTGTTTTCACTGCCTTATTGCTCATTGAACACAACAGGAATGTCACACTCGATTGTGTTTTATTGTGTCACTTGATACAAAATAAGGACTTATATGTTGTGCGTTCTGACATTCAACTTAATTTGGGTATTCGCACAGACCCTTAAAGAGAGCATCTAATTAGATGTCCTCGAATCTCTTGTCTCCAATCGGAGATGAGTCAAGCAGGTATTACCCTGCAATTTTAAACTTTAATCAAAATCCCGGACGGTGCCAACCAATGGGTCATTTTTATTAATTAAAGTTTAGTTGTTCTTTTGGTTTTTAAAATATATACCGATCCAACTATTCCGACATAAAAGCCGGAGAAAACCAACAAATTACTAATACACAGACGTTAACAACTCAATCGTTTCTATGTATTGTCAGCAACAATTCTATCCTCTTTCAACCCGTTGAATTGTGACTCCGGTCTCGTTTAAAAATCTTCGCTGATATTAATTTTTTAAACTCGTCCAACTATGGTATGGTTCTCCATGTTTAATCAACTTCCTACTAAGGCTAGGACTCTCCATTTAAATCCGCTTTGCTTATTTAAAGCATATTTTTTGGTATAAATTACCACGGTCGCGGTGCCCCGAAGTTTATTTAATGTCAATACTCATGACAAGTGGACACTGTAGGACTTGAACCTACAACTTTTCACTTATGAGGTGAGTTCTCTGCCTATTGAGATAAGTGTCCATATTAAGCAAGCATACTTTGAGTGGTAGGAGTCGAACCTACTCATTTTTCTTACCATCGAAACACAGCGCCGACATGGCTGCCACGCTCACCGATACGTGCCCCACTCTAATACGCTTTATAATCTTGAATAATTGATTGTGCCATCTTTTTATTTATTCCCTATGACTCACTTTGACTACCTCTAGAAAGCAATCTCTATGTAGGTACTAAAATAGGTTGATGTAGTTCTGGTAAGATTTGCACTTACTGTTCTGTACTTGAACTAGTCTCCGGCAAGAGACTACCGAGTTCGCTATTTACGCGGACCGAGAACTCAAACAATCACTTATTTTTGATTACATTATTTATTATACAACGGTTTAAAATAAATGTAAACCGTTTTTGGAAAATTACTTACTATATTCTCTATCCATAAGTTCAGCAAGTGCTTCTACTACTTTACCTGCTCGTACATCGAACTTATCACCTTGGTATTCAATACGCATTTCCTTAATAGTGTGGATGCCATATCCATCATAATTGATTGGAAGGTAGTCACGAGATTCATCAGGTAGACTCTCTTTAATCTCTTCGATTGTTGCCTTATATACACTCTTAAAATCATCTTCACTTAATGCTAGTACCTTTTTAGAAAATACTTTTCCATTATTTTTTAAGGCTAACAGTTCTGAATAGAACTTCTTATTACGCTTGAAGTAGCGTTCTAAAGCACTATTCATATCATCTCTAATATCAATGCTATAGTCATGAGTTCTATCTTGATAGTCATTATCAAACTTAAACAAATCAACTAAAATAGATAGATATGGAAGAGTTTCATTTAATTCATCAACAGTCCATTTCGTATCCTCAGTGATGTAATCTGCATCGTTCCAGTCACCCTTAACATATAGTGTGCATAGATTGGATTTCTTTGATGATTTTAATTGCTTTACAAACTTTGAATTTAATGACATACGAGTTCCTCTTTCTTTTTTGTATTTTGATTACTTAACTATTATACAAAAGTTTTTAGAGGTTGTAAATAGTTTTTAACATTTATTTAACAACTATTTTATTTTGAGCAAATTCTCCAAATTCTATAATCCTATCTGCTGTCAAATTTAATCCATTTTCTACTATAGACTTTCTGTCAATTAGATGTGTGCTTAATTTTGTAAAGGTTAATCTTTTCCCTTTAATATACACAGAACATTCTATATTTAATGTTGATTTTGAGTGTTCGATAAAGATGTAAAACATCTCATCTTTAACATACAACATGCACATCTTCTCTTTACCAGACAGGGCATGCTTTCTCTCAAATTTGAAATACTTTAATATATTCACCAAAGGTTTAAGATTAACTTTTCTGATAACAATTTCTTCTTCCATCACTTTAACCTGCTTGCTAGATGGTCCACAAATACATTATCCAATATATTTGCACAATTCTTTATTCTTAACCAAATCATCGTCAGACATATTTAACATTTTAGCAGAGATAACATAGTCATTCGACAACTGATGAATTAATATTGACACAGTTATATCTTGACCTATAATATGCCACGACATATCCATATCCCTACAATCACCAAAGTCCAACTCTCTTGTAACCTCAATGATATGTAATATTCTTCTTTCAAACATCTTATTAAGATATAGCACTTTACGCTTTAAGATTTGAGATAACATCTTAATATCTGATAATGAAAAATCTTCTAATTCATGTTCTCCTAAGACTTCGTCCATGGATTCCCAGAGTTTAGACACTACACCACCATCTTTAATAGGTGTAGAGAAAGGAGTTACAAATGTTACGTCACCCCTACGAGCATTCCTAGGTAACTCTCTACCAAATAACAACTCATACTCGTCTTTATCATCAAATCCTGAATGGAAGTATGCTTTTACAGACGCTAAACTATAAATATCGCCGTACTCTCTATGTTGCGATAATCTTTGCGTTGTTAGAATAATGCTCTGGTGAGCAACTCTGCCAAAACGAATGATACTATAAGCAATGTCATGGACTAACTTCTTGCCTTCTTCTGACATACTTAATGTATAGAACTCATCAAAACATAAGAGTAATCTTGTTGGACGATATTCACCAGTAGTTTGCCGATAAGCAAAATAACTATTGTCTACCCTCATTGTTCGATTGCACCACTCATGTACTAACAGCCATCTTTGTTGTCCGTTCTTATAATAGCAAATAATATCATCTGGCATATACTCTCTATCACCAATTACAAAGGTTGTTATTTCTTTTCCAACCAATTCTGTTAGAGTATGTGCTCCTGCGTCACAGACTAACTGATTACGGAATTCTTGTTGTGCCTTAACAACATTATACAGAGACCTTAATTCACTTTCTGTTATATTGGCACTGTCGTTAAGCAGGTAACCTGCAATATCCCTAACGGTATCAAAATCTGCCGTATGGTCATCTACATACAATACATCTAAGTCACTGTACTCTGTCTTTGCCTGTCGTAAAATTTCCTTAATTGTTCTTGTCTTGCCCGTGCCATATTTACCTACAAGCATAATGCTAGTTGTTTTATCTAAACTCAAATCTAATTCGCTGTTTGCTCCTAATTTAATTTGCATACTATATCCTCTTTTCTAGGGAAAAGAGTGCCTTATACGGACACTCTATTACAACGTTTATTCTGCAATGTTGTAAGCATCTCATGGTTGCGAGGGCAGGAGTTGCACCTGCGGCCTCTATGGTATGAACCTAGCCATCTACTACTGATATACCTCGCCATATTGATTGTGATTTTTTGTTAGTCATGCCCATGGGTTTTCTTTACAACTAACCGGACAAACCACATAAACTCTTTTCGACCCTGTGGTATTCCACCACTAAATACAGGACTTTGTTCTCATAGGATTTTAATTTCAATGTCGTTGGGGAAAGTCGTTCGCCCAGTGCTTAGGCAATCACCACTGACTTTGAAAACCTCATATAGACAGGTTCAACTGGGATTATGTTTGGGTACTCCTGTCATAGACCCTGATAGAGAGTTCAGCGGTTGCAACCTTTTTGTTTTGGCGAACCCTCTACTTATATTATACAACTTTTTCAGAAAAAATGCATAATCTTAACTAGTTTTCTTCTTTGTGTTCTTTTGATTCTTTGATTTTCTTTTCAACAAACTGCTTACCACCAAATAAGTTGTAAACAACTAGTGCTAAGAAAGAACCGATAAAACTGTAAATAATATACATTACTCTTCACTCCTTCTGCCAACTAGGCCATATTGCGTTTAAATGAATTGCTATCACTCAAACTCACTACTTATATCAAGTTTTCGTCAATCTGCATTTAAAAACTCTTGCAACTTAAAACCATAGAATTTATGACCTTTATACTCTTGCCATTCAAAGTTGCCTCTAGCACCGTACTTGTTACCCTTTTTATTTTTAAATTTCTCATCAAAAATATCAATCGTCTCACCGTTCAGCAACTTTTCAATTTCTTCTGGTGTGAACTTATGACCGTTCCACTCGTCTTTAAACTTCACTTCTTCACCCGTAGAAGTCTTGCCTTCTTGTTTCGGTTGCGTTACAGGTCGTTCTACCTTAACCAATTCTCTGTTTTTACTAACAACAGGCATTTCTTTTTCAATAATTGTCGCCATTTCTCCTAAGTGCTTGTCGATATACTCAAACTGACCTTCACCGATTTTCTTCATAATAGCCATCACATGCTCTGTTAGTTTCGTACCACCGAACAGTGTACCTTGTAGTAACTTATGCTCTATAGAACCGTATTGTGTTAAAGACAATAAACCCTTATGGTTGCTCATTAAAGGGTAACTTGCCTTATCACTTGTAATTTGAGATAAAGTACTTGTTCTTGTCGCACCTGTACCAACATTAAATTTCTCTAACTGTTTCATTAACCATTTCATCGTTGGTTTGCTTGGCTTAGGTGGTTCACCCTTATATACAAACGGACTAGCCTTCTTACCAATACCCTTAGAGACAACTTCTTCTTCATCGTCTAAATCTTGACCGTATACTGCTTTCCACCCAGACTTCTTAGGTATATTGACCTTAGCAATAAACGCAGGGTAATCCACAACCTCGCCTGTCTGTTGCTCGTACTCATAATCCTCTGCCAAGATTGATAATGCCGATTTTGCTAACATGGTATAAATCGCAACACCAATCTTGCCGAACCTAGACTCTAAATCATTAAGCGACTTAGGAACTACCTCACCAGGTCTATTGGCACCATGAGAACCCTCTTCCTTAACATGAGAACTTCTAGCCTTTTTATGTGTCAATAAATCAACATCGACACCGATAACCTTAGCAATACGCGGAGCAAGACTAACTAACTCTAAAAACTGCTCATGTGTAATCGTATGGTCATCTGTTCTTGGGTAAGTAACAATAGACGCCTCATACATTTTCTGATACGTTGATAAAACATTCGCTGGCTTATAGCCTCTGCTTGCTAAACTTGCTGATAATGACGCCAAGTCCAGCATCTTAGGTGGCACTGTTTTCTTCATCTCACTCTTGATACATCTAACAGCACTTGATTTATATGTATTAGGAACCTTAGACTCTTCATCAAACTTAGGTTCTTTTTCATTCACATAGACATTGCCATTATCATCTCTAAAACGATTCTGAAAATAAAATACAGATTTATGATTATTAACCAACTCTTCTTGATTACCTACAAGTGTTACCATAGCACCCTTTAGTCTACCAGTAGCCAACACAGCCTTGATAGGACTGTTTAAAGTTAATACTCTTGTTGCTTGCATAGATAGATAATCCCATTTACTTCTAAATAATGCTTTTTGATAAGGAGGCCAAGACTCCAAATCTTCTATAGCCACAGGATTAGCCAAGGCAGACTCAATATCACGCTTACTTTCTGACACGTGGAATAGGCGTTTAATGACCTTGCCTCTACATAATTTATTCTCTATTAATACTTCGGCAGCAAGAAGGTCTCCCTCGCCTGATTCGTCATTGTCGGTAGCAATCCAGATTTCCGAACAACCCTTTGCCTTTTCCTTAATATTATTGATTACATCTCTGCACCCATCAGCAACAACCCTTTTCCACTTAAAGTCCTTATAAGACCAAGGCAAAGATGTCAGAGACCATTTACTATACGAAGGGCCTGCAATTACATCAACATCAGCCCATTGATATAGATGACCTCTTGCATTAACAATAATAACATCTTGACCTTTCCATTTAAACTTCTTGTCTACACTACCACCCATAGCAGATGCATAGTTCCTTGCCTGTGATGGTTTTTCACATAAAACTAAAATCATAATCTCTCCTTTACCTAGGTATGAACCTTTATTAGGAACGGTTTTAAACGTATTTTCACCTAAAACTGTACAATCTATCAGCCTCTTTATTTTTGCCTAAAAATAGGTCATTAAAGTCACGCGGTTTCTTCCTAATTTTCCTTTTCGGCTATATTTTTAAATTGAAATTTTTGCTTAAATAAGGGAAAAGGCGATGTATTACACCGCCCGTTCCTGAGTTTATGTTAAAAATTTTCAGATAGGCGATTTTAGACAGTTGTCTCTGTTGTCATCTTCGAGGACGACCCTAATACGGGTATTCAGGACGACTAATCCTTAACCTGTATATTCACCTTGTCTTTAAAAGTAAGTTTATGTTTGCTGTAGCCTATCTTTTATCATCAACTGCTCTTCTGCTGTTGTTGATACTATTTATATCAGTTTTTAGTGGGTTTCAAGCGGTACCCACTAAACCGTAATTCTTAAATACGAACTCTGTCGTATCTCTCACTCTGTAGCGTTGTTAACATCACAACTACTGGGTCAATCTTCTGCTTTACTACAGTTTCACCCTTTTCATTAACTGTTGTTTCGTACTGTGTACCGTCAATTACATTCTTAAATAGAACAGGTGAGTAGCCACCAACCATCGCAACGTTAGTGCCGTTCTTATCTTCCTGGAACATACCACAATGACTTGTACGCACATTCCAGTACACGATAGCAGGCATTTCGTAACCATGTTCTGCAAACTTCTCTGTCCAATCACGATGTAAAGTGTCACGACCACTAGCATAGTCAAATTGCATATCAGAGATGACATACAACTTATTAGGAATATCTGATTGTGAACAGTTGTTCTTAATAGCAGTATCTAAGATTAATCCTAGCACCTTATTGAAATCAGTATTCATACCCCAATCTGCTCGTTGCATATTGTGAATCTTATCAACAATATCTTCACCTTGAACCTTTACAAGTTCTGGTCTACTAGAGAATGTGATAAATCTATTCTTAAATGGTCCATTACACTTATCAGCACAATATAAACCAAGTGAGATGGCAACTTCCATAGGCATACCTGACATAGAACCAGATGTGTCAACTACACAGATTCCAGTTTCATTGCGACCCTCAAACCAGTTAGGCAAGTTCTGCCACATCGCATCGTATAAATAGCGATTGCTTAATGATATGTTATGGTTATTCATAATCTTAGAAACAATATCAACAGGAATTAGTGTACCAGCGTTAATCTTAGCCTTACCTGTCATAAGTTCTTTTAGATACACCAAATAACGTTCCTGTGCCTTACGCATGAATAATTCACGATAAACCATCTGTGCTTTAGATGGCAACTTAGAGAAGTCGATATCTTCATAACGATTCTCTGCAATCTTAATTTCAACTAAGTCTAACGCTCTACGTAACTTAGATAATGTCTTACGATATTCACGTTCAGACATATTAAGACCATTTACAATCTTTAATGCTACATTACGTGTATTCTTAACACCATTATTTGCAGATGGTAACCACTTAGCCATAAGGCTTGGTACCCCACCGTTATTAACAGACTTAACATCTGCCTTTAGTGTTTCCTTGATTAAATCAAGAACTTCACGTTCAACTGGTGTATCTAATAAACATAACAAGTCATCATAACGACCATAGAAAGCAAAGTTATCTAAGTTCTTAATAACCACTTCTGGCTTGTTCTTTGCAAGGTAGTTCATAATAACACGGAAAACTCTGCGTTCACCCTGTCCACCACGAATATCACGAACATAAAATAACAACTTCATCGCTAATTCTTTATTTTCTGCATAAGCAAGATTAAAAGTCTTGATGATTGTATCTTCATCTGTTTCACGGAATGTTGCTAATGTACTAAAAGCATCTAATAAACCACTCTTAGTTGAACGTAGTGCAATCGCACCGTTTTCTGTTTCTGTGTAATTTAACTCGTTTTCTAGTAAATTTGTAAAATTCATAAATACTCTTACCTCTTTTCTTCTTTTTCTGACCAATAGAATTTAATGTTTTGCTGTTAGGTAGGAAAAATAACTCTAAGCAATAATTTTTCTGTCCACAATAGAAAGTTTTTAATTTTTGCTGTACGCTTAGAAAAGTTGCGGGAGTAGGAGTTGCACCTACGACCTCTAGGGTATGAACCTAGCCATCTACTACTGATATACCCCGCCATATGAGAATGCTTTTATTAAGGTGCCCTCACACCTTTACACTTATATTATACAACTTTTTTATTACTTTGCAACAAAATTTTTAAAAAATTCAAAAAATTCGCCCGCCGTCCATGGTGGTGTAATCTCTTATATATGGTTAAAAGAAGAAGCGGAAGATACTAATTGGTTAAAGATAATAGAAGATGTGGTATTTAATTCAAGTATAGGGAAGTTGGTGAGAGAAGATGATATGATTGCGTTAAGATATAATGGTATTTAAAGAAGAAGAACTACAAGGGATTCAGAATAGGGGTATAGGTCTAAGGTATAGGTATTTAGACGGTTAGTAGGTCTAGGATAGTAGATGCAGGTACTAAGGTTATTGGACCTAGGATAGTAGGTGTAAAAGAATATACTTAGATGAATAGGTTTAGATGGAATAACAAGAAGAACCTATTGGTGACAGTCCTAATCTTGATATATTTAATGAGGATATAAATCGTAGTGAAATAGGTAAGAACTAGACTAGGTGTAGTTTGGTGGGGTTTTAATTAATTTAGTTTTAAATAGAAATGATAGGACTACTGGAATTATAAGGTAGTCTTATTTTAGGTTAAAGTACCTTAAGAGTTGAAATGATAATGTATTAAGACTGTTAAGGTGAAATTAAATCATTAGAAGAGTAATTATCTTAAAGGGTACTATCAATAGGAGTTATCCTAGGAGTCTCTTGTTCTAAGAGTATTAGTGATAACAGTTTCCTGATAGGATTAAAGGTACTAGTATTAGTGGTTTACGTTCTAGTAGAGGTACGCTTTGGTGTTATTAGAACTAGTAGTTCCAAGATGTATTGGTTCCAAGAGTTATTACTACTAGTTCCAGAACTATTAGAAGTTATTTTAGTTCTAACAGTTCCAGAAGTTATACCTTAAAGTTCCAGAACTATTAGAAATTATTTTAGTTTAAGGTGTGAGGTGGAGATAACACCCTACAATATGATAACGAATATGAATAAGATGTGACCATGAGACAAAAAATAAAAACTCACCAGAAATTTAATCAGTGAGTTTATTTTTTATCCAATTTTATACCATTTAACCTAGTTTTCTTTTAGTTTTTAATACTTTTAGACACACTTGAGGGCCAATGAGGGTATCGTCAGGTCCACAGATTTTCTCCTACCAAGTCAGTTTTTGTAATAACTGTTGCAGGAATATCTGCATTACCATCTGCATCTTCAAAGATTACATGCTCTGAATTATCTTTCGGTTTACTAATCAACTCAAGGTCGTTGAGATATGAGATAGTTTCATTTTTTAATCTTTCTAATAGTCTCATACCATTTTCCGCAGAAAGGTCCTTACTCTTAAATTGACTCATTAAATTCTTCGCTAATCTCATGACTTCTTCATCACTTCTGTATTTACCACTTATACGGTAATACTTCGCTAATACTATCATGTAACCACGGTCTGTAAACTCTTTGTACGCATAACCTTTGCCACCTGTTCTAGGGTCGAATGTTGGGTACATTCTCATAGCATAACTGTTATCATTGTTATATTCTAAGAGTTCTCTACCAATCTTTGTGAGTTCGATACCTACATATTTATATGCTTTTGTAAATGGGAAACTTACATCTACTGGTAACATATCTAAGAAACCTAAGTGCTTACGTAAGTAACATACATACATAAATGTACCATGCAATCTAGTTTTGTTGCCCTTACCTTTATGAATAAAGCGTCTGATTAGATTGTCTGTTGCTAAAATCGTAGGTGCCAGTGCTTGGAGACGGTCCCAACGTCTGTTTATTTCAGTAATGAACAGTTCATTGTGCGTCTTTGCCTGGTTGCCTAACGCACTGATTCCGTGCCATAGTTGGTATGTGTTGTCAAAACTTAACTCTATATTATTAATACTTACAAAGTTTAAGATTTGTTCGTACTTGTCTAAACGCTCCTGTAGAGGCATACGCTTACCATTAAAGTTGATTAACATATCGTGTAACTGGCTTGCTAACAACTCTTGCTCAATTTGGTGTGCAAGTGCTAATGACTTTCTATTAGTCGCATAAATGGCGTTGATAACATTAGTGCTAACACCACTCTTAATAACAGCCTCACGCTTAACGTTGAATAGGTCTAATAATCCCTTAATACGTAATAGAGACTCATTAACTTTGTTGTAGTTCTCTGTAAGTGTATTGCCAGTGATATAAGCATGCTCCGCTCTCACACCTTCTCTAATCTTGTTGAAGTGATGGTGTGATAATGAAAGTAAAATGTTGAAGTAAGTGTTCATTTCTCTATACAACTCTTCGCTCTGGACAGTGTATCTAATAGGCACTGCCACGCCTGTATAGCGATTATAGAACTCATCCCTTGTTCCCTGTGGTGTTGAGGCGAGTAATAGCCTATGGATTAACTGCTGACGATTGCTGTAAATATCTGTTGAACCTACACGTTGGATTAAAGTACCGTTTAGGTATTCAAATACTCTTGTCAATATTGTTTGGCTACGTTCAGCATCCGGGTTGTCAATTACTTCATAAGAACGCTTTACAGGGCGTTGAAGTATATCCTCACCAATGTTATAAGTATTCGTATGAGCCAGCACAAAAGGTGTAAAATCGTAATTACCGATAATACACTGTTGTCCGTTGTAATTTGCCACTCCAGACTTATTGCCTCTATCATTATTTAATGTGTTTATAATAGCGTATAGTAAGCACTCTGAACGGAGTCCGATATTATGGACGGTCCCCTTGTTAACCATCTTCATGTTTTCGCTCTGACTTAAGCCGGTTCTGTATCGCTCTTGCTTAATATTGCTCTTATACATAATCGTGTCAACAATCGCACTTGTGCTTAAATACTTATTACAGTACTTAACGTCACACTCTGGACTGTTAGGGTCGAACTTGCGTGCCTCGTTTACTGTTAATAAGCGAACGGGGTTTCCTTGTACAGGGAATCTTTCGTTCAATTCATTTATCATAATGTTAATTTGAACCAACGCCTCGTCAAAAGACATGCCTCCTTCAATTAACATGTGATAGAATAATGCATTTCTATGGCGTGTACGATTACCCACTCCTTCAGTTAAGAAAGTGTCGTGTAAACGTTGATATTCTCTTGCTGATAGTTTACGAGCCTTCGCATTATCATATGCAATCGCTGATGATTTTCTGCTGATTTCAATTTCAGGAATATCAGCCCATTCATTTAAAGTATTAATATCGCTATAAACGCCTGATGTATAGCCTGCTGTTAGAATAGTGAAATCATCGTATTTATCGTAAACGTTACCTACTGCACGCATTAACTGACCGATAGGCAAATCACGCTGATAAGAGCCAGTTTCCTGTTCCTTACCACAGTAACGTGCGTCATGTGTAAACTTGCGAGAGAATAGCCCCTGCATAGTCTGGTATTTTTGTAATACTGTATTACTTGTGATAGCCATCGGTGATGTAAAGATGTACTTTAAGTGAACACCTGTACCTGTCACTACAACCATTGTAGGTGTAGGAACAACACCGTCGTTAATATCCTCGATTAGGTTCTTTGCTCTTTCTTCATCTACATTATCAATATCAATATCATATCCGATGAACCCACGAAGGTCTGATTTACGGTGACGTATAACATCTGTTGTGTTAAGTTCTAATGTTTGTGTTGCTAGTTTGTCTCCCTTATAGAAGAAGTCAAACTTGGCACTGTGCATATTATATTGTTCGCCTGTATTCGCAAACGCATAACTGTCATAATGATTTTCTTCTGCGTAATGCTTTGCCATTTCTAATAGACGTGATTTTGATGTTGCATAGATACCATTATTTACGTATAAATGCTGTTTATCTTCGTCAGAGATGTTTTTAAGTGTAAACTCATCAAAGATAAAATTTTTATTCTTGTAACTTTGGTTACGATAAAGTGTGTTAACTTCAAGTTGGTAACCACCACCCATGACAGTACCTTTCTTCATATCAGATAATTCAAATGGTTCTTGCATAATACCCATCATTTCTGAAATATCCTTCATAGGTCTGAATTGAGTTAATTCGTTTGTAAATAATGTGTTTACCTCTGTGTTGGTACTTTGAATGCTAGAGGCATTCGTTAAGTTTTTATTATTTTCTGGCATTTAACTCATGCCTCCTTTCCTATAATTCACTTTATATATCATTTTTGTTTATACAACGTGGCGAGACTTGAACTCACCCTAAGACTACCTGTACGCTGATTTTAAAAAGTGCTGTTTACAGTCTGCACTTTAAAGACTATTGAGTTGTTCCGGAGAACGGTTTTAAGACTAATTTTCGTTAAATCTGAATAACGTATCAGCCCGTTGGTTTTAGGTCTAAAATAGGTCTAAAAAGTCGCACGGACGAGGGTATAAAACGGTTTTAACGCTCAAATTAAATTTACTTTTTTCTAAATTTATCACTAATAATCTTAGGTACTGCTCTTTCCCAGTTGATTTTGTGATGGAAACGGTAATCTCCACTACCCATGACGCCAACCTTTACACAAGATGGGCAACAAATGACAGAGTAGAAAGACTTAATGTAAGTACCTTGCTCTAAATATATATCAGTTAATCCACCGGCGTTAGCCTGTGTAACTGTTTGGTCGATTGCGAAGTCACGAACTGTTAAGAATGTTCTTCCTTGTCTGCCTAGGTATACATAACAGTTTACATCTTCGTTGATTTTACCCTTAAATTCAAAATCGCAACCGGTCTTACAGAAAAATACGTTCATGATTTTACGCTTTAAACGTTGTTTCCATAAGCCCGAACCCTGACCGCCGATAAAGTCACCGATTTGTGCCCAGGCAACACAATCAACACCTGACTCATCTAAGAATTTGAATGTTTCTTCTATTGCTGTGTCTAAGTCGTTGATTTCGGTACGTCTTAAGGCTGTGCCGTCTTCCCAACGCATACAGAATGATACATAGTCATCATCCATCACGATGTAGTAATCCAGACCTAGTTCCTTAGCGATACGAGGTATTGCGTTACGAGCATAAACAACCGCATTGCGTTTACCCTTTAATGTACAGATGTCTGTGTGTTCTGCTTGTTCTTTTTTATCGAACATAATAACCTTATCGCCGAATAGACGATAGTACTCATCTGCCTGGTCGTCTTCGTTATCAATCAAGAAGTACACCTTACCTGTAAACTTCTTTTTTATTAATGTGTTATAAGTGAAAAGTCTATCAGGACGACCATGCGTAGGGATAATAATCGCATAGTTTCTATCCATTGCTCTTGTTCTCCTCTAACTGTTTGCGTAATAGGGAATCCATAGTCTTACTGTACTCAACATAGCCGTTTGCAATAGCGTCATTAATATCAATGATGACCAACGCCTGTTCTTCCATAAGTGCTTGCATTTCCTTGCTTGCATGGCTGTAATAGTCAGCGATTAATGAAAAATTGAAACCGATTAATCTAGTTGCACTTAAACGCAAGAACTGCTTTTCTTTTTCAGAAACATTACTCTTTTCAATATTGTGTAAGACTTGGTAATATTTTGTTGTGTCTAATAAGTGTTCTACTTCAGGACACACGCTTGACGGTAAGTACTGAGGGACCTCTACCTTTAAGGTATATTTAGAGCCTTCTTGCTCTTTTTCAACATCAAACATGCGTGGAATTGTATTGCTCATAATTTTATTATCTCCTTACCTCTCACTCATATTATACAACAATTTTTTGCGGAAGAACTAATTTGTTGTGCTAATTTGGCCACTTGTTGCATTTGCGTTAATTGTGATAGCAGATAAAGTTTGGAAATCAAAATACGCTTGCTGGTCCTTATCAGCACCAATAATCCGGCACTCTTTTGCATTTCCGCAGACGATGGAAATGTCAACGTATAGTTTCTTGTCAAAAGGAGACTTCCATAATCCCAAGATATGATTTTCTTTTGATAAGATGTCTTTGTGCTGTTTCATATACTCCTTTAATTCGTTTTTAAACTCTTCGTCTGACATGTTTTCAATATCTAAACCTAGAGAGTATTCAGGATAAGGAGACACTGAAAAACCGTTCATCACATATTTGCTGCCCTTAACGTCAATAGAGGCACCGGCGTTGTCTTCCAAATAATCTGATACATTTATGCTATCCAAACTAAAACTACGCTCCCCGGTAGCCTTAACACGCTCACAAAGCACTGTTCTGTATAAGTCGTAACTCTCTTCGTCACGTTCTGCCAATTCCTTGTTTTTCTCAATAGGCATATTTAAGATGTCATTGTACTGGTTGCAGTATTCGATGATTTCAGGTAAAGATTCTGTGTGAAAACCACCGTAAGGGCATTTATTCTTCGCTCTGCATATTTGATAGGTGCCTGTTTTAGGGCTTCTATGGTATCTCATTTGAAAGTACCTCTTAATCTTTCGTCTATTAAAATCTCTTGGTTGTGAATGTATGCACATAATTCAGGATTTTCTTTCAGTTCATATCCGTGAATATGAACCGGTAAACCAGTCTTAGGTTTAAATAAAGTTTTTAAAATATTTAAGTTTTCTTTTGTTAGTTGAATTTTCATGACCTACTCCTTCTTTTTAAATATATCAGAAAAGTTGATATAACCAATATAAGAGAAAGGAAAAATTGACTTATGTTTATTTTAAACGCAGGCTTTGAAAACCTGTTCAATTCGATTGTGTCCAACTATGTTACGTGGATTTACCTACTTTTCGTAATCTACATCATTGTTAAAGACTTCTTATCTGGTGGTGGTATCCGTAAAATCATCCAGGACGTACTAGTAGCAGTATTAGTAGCAGTTGTTGTATTCGGTGCAGTTGCACTTTTCGGTGCAACAGGTATCTTTACAAAGATGGGTACTGACCTCGCCAAAGATATCGCCAACACAATTATCGGGTTGTAGGGTGTACAGACTAGGTGGAAACTTCGCCTAGTCTTTTTTATTGGGCTATGCCTCTTGACAGAACTACTAAAACAAGTTAAAATAGTACTGTAAAAAGAAAGAGGTGCCTCTATATGGAAATGAAAGCAACACTAAAAGATGTATTAGAACATTTTTCAGTAAATTATAGTAACCCTTATGTCCGTGTGCATTCGTACTTATTTGATGACGATTCGACTCACTCAACCAACTGGCTTTTGAGCCATCTTGATATTGTGACACTCGGACAAGAAAATACATGGAACATTTTAAGTGGCGGAGATTATTACGACTATGACATCGGTACTAAGTAAGAAAGAAATACTAAAAAAGATTAACCAGTTAGGCATGCGTCTATATACAGACATGCCTTTTCTTCGTAAGATGACTGTAACAGGTCTACATGGCTTTTGCATGATATTCTCTTTTATTGTTGCAAATACTATCTGTGCTTTTAATCCTGAACTTCTATTTAGGCAAGCATATGCCTTTGTTGCATTACCAATTTTCTTTATTGAACTATTCTTGATTAAAGGAGAACAGGTTAAAATAGGTCTAAAATCAGTTAAAGGCTTATATGAACTTTATACGCATGAGTTCTATTTTGTTGCAGTCCATAACGGTCAAGTCTATGGTGTCAAAGCATTGCCAACAGAAACAGAGCCACTCGTTCTTCACGAACTTAACTTTGAAGTTGAATTGCCAGGCAATCTTAGAGAAAAGAATATATATCTGGTTCATGAGTTGTGGGACAACAACGGGCAGTAGAATATGAAGGAGTATGGTGCTAGATGAAACTTTTGAAAAACGCTAGAGTTCTAGGATATCATGAGATAATTGAGAATAAAGAGACTAGAAAACTCATTCAAAAATTGACAGGCGATGATTACCGTGCTAAATGTGAATGCGTTGAGAAGGATTGTGGTCTTGACATCCTGATAAAAGATAAGGACTGGCGCATCAGAGCAGCCGTAGCAAAGCGTGGCTATAGACTAGATGTCCTAATTAATGATAAAGACGAGGATGTTAGAGCAGCCGTTGCCCAGCAAGGCTACGGTCTAGACAAACTCATCAACGATGAGAACCGTTTTGTAAGAGCGGCCGTAGCCAGCCAAGGGTATGGCTTAGACAGACTGATTAATGATGAAACTTATATGGTGAGAGTAGAAGTTGCTAACCAAGGGTATGGGCTTAACATTTTAATTTATGACGGTGTGCTTGATGTTAGAGCGGCCGTGGCACGCCAAGGCTACGGTTTAGATACACTTATTAACGATAAAAGTGCGTGTGTTAGGGCAATGGTCGCCAGCAACGGATACGGCTTAGATAAGTTGATACATGACCCGATGGCAATGGTTCGCCAAGAAGTCGCCAGACAGGGATACGGCCTAGATGTCCTCATTAACGATGAGAATGCAATGGTACGAGCAGTAGTGGCACAACAGGGCTACGGCTTAGATAAGTTAATCCATGATATAAGCGCCAACGTTAGAGCATCCGTTGCTGGACAAGGCTATGGGTTAGATGTTCTTGCTCATGATAGAGATGGGTATGTTCTTCGGGCTGTATATAAGTATATGGGTATTATACCACCTATGAACACTTCAGGAAGTATGTAACCAGTGGTTGTGTAATAAGCCAAACGTTAGATTTTAGTTACAATGTAATAATGATGAAGAGTTTAGTATTTCTTAAACTCTTTTTTTATTCGCTTAAAACCGTTTTATACCCTCGTCCGTGTGACTTTTAAAGCCTAAAACCAGTCAAAAACCAACGGGCTGAATAACTTATCACATTTAAGTAAAAACACGCTTAAAACCGTTCTCCGGCAAGACAAAGCCACTAGACATTATACTCTTTAAATGTTATAATGATTATGTAAAAATAAGGATTTTAAGGAAAGTGTGGGCGGCCATGAATATAAAACTGCTAGATAAATTAGTAAAAAACGGCAACTGTTTCGATAAGATGAACTGCGTAGACCTAAAATACGGTTTAGATGTATTAGTCCATGAAGAGGGTTTCGGTATACGGGAATACATCGCAAGTAAAGGATACTGCCTTGATATCCTCGTGAACGATACATCCATGGATGTTAGAAGAGAAGTTGCTAAACAAGGATACGGCTTAAATATCTTAGTTCATGATGAGGACCCAGCCGTTAGGATAGAAGTCGCTAGACATGGCTATGGTTTAGATATTCTAATCAATGATACCGACCCACGAGTTCTAGTAGAAGTTGCCCGCCAAGGTTACGGCCTAGACAGGCTTATTCATGATAGTAGTGCGTGGGTTCGAGAGGCGGTCGCACGTCAAGGCTACGGCTTAGATATTTTAGTCCCTGATGATGTCTTTTCTGTAAGGGCAGCCGTTGCTAGCCAAGGGTACGCCCTAGATGTTCTAGTGTATAGTGAAAATAAGTATATTAGGAGAGCAGTAGCCCAACAAGGTTATGGGTTGAACCTCTTAGTTCGTGATGAAGATGAAGGCGTAAGAGCAGTCGTAGCAGAACAGGGTTACGGTTTAGATACACTGGTCGATGACGTGAGCGGCCTTGTGAGGGCTGCCGTAGCAGAGCAGGGATACGGTTTAGAAAAATTACTCTATGACGAAGATGTTTATGTTAGAATGGCCGTTGCCAAGCAAGGCTATGGCCTGAATGTGTTAATAAAAGATAGGTCTGCACTAGTTAGAGAAGAAGTCGCAAAACGTGGCTACCACTTATGGGCACTGGTCCACGATGCCTCTCCTGATGTTCGCCAGGTCGTAGCAGAACAGGGCTACGGTTTAAATATTCTAGTTAGTGATTCTTCCTCTAATGTTAAAAACGCTGTGCTTGAACATAATTACGGTTTAGAAAAGTTGGCCAAAGATGAAAACTGTGTTATCGCTAGTATCGCCCAGGCTAAAATTAATCTGCAAAAATTAAAAGAGTCTAAAAACCACTAGACTCTTTTTTGTAATTGTAGTATAATAGTATAGTAAATCGTAGAGGTGTATAAGTATGGACAACGCAGTATTAGAACAAATGGTGAATAGTAACTGGTATCAAACTAGAATGCGTGCCGCTAAACAAGGCTATGGCCTAGATAGACTAGTCCATGACCGTAACGTTTATGTACGTATAGAAGTAGCCAAGCAGGGATACGGCCTCAATATCTTAATAAAGAGTAGTAGTGAAAGAATTAGAGTTGCAGTAGCCCAACAGGGTTACGGCTTAGATAAGTTAGTTTACGACCGTTCAGAGTTGGTAAGAAGAGAAGTCGCAAAACAAGGCTATGGCCTGCATATCCTAATCAATGATAATAGTTCCATCGTCAGAGCAGCCGTTGCTAGGCAAGGCTACGGTTTAGATAAGTTAGTGCATGATGCTAGTGTAGATGTCTTGTTAGAGGTTATACATCACGGCTATGGCCTAGATGAATTAGTTAACAGTGCCAATAAGTGGGTTAGAATAGAAGTTGCCAGACAAGGCTACGGTTTAGATAAGTTAGTGATGGACCCAAGACCTGACGTGCGCCGTACAGTAGCCCGTCAGGGTTATGGCCTAAATATCCTCGTCAACGATAGCGATGATAATGTGCGTGAAGAGGTCGCCCGCCAAGGCTACGGCTTAGATATCCTAATCAACGATACAAACACTTACGTGCGAAGTGCGGCAAGACGTATCTTAACCTATCTCAACGAAAAGCGAGGTAACATAAATGAGCCAGAGTACTAGTCAGACAATTAGCCAGATAATTAATACACCTTCGAATAAGAAAACCCTAGAAGAGTGGTTAAATAGTGATAATATCCATCTTAGATACCAGTGCCTCCTAAGGGATTACGGACTCGATACCCTTGTCCATGATAGAGATGTTGCAATCCGTATGAAGATGGCAGAGTTAGGTAAAAAGTTAGATGTCCTAATCCATGATGAAAATAAATACGTAAGAGCAGAAGTCGCCAGACAAGGATACGGCCTAGATAAACTTGTTAACGATAAAGAAGCATTCGTCAGAGCAACCGTTGCTCAACAGAGCTATGGTTTAGAGAAATTGCTTAACGATAAAAGCGAAATGGTTAGAACAGTTGTCGCAGAGCGTGGCTATAAACTGAATTTCACACTGTTCGATGAAAGTTATTCCGTAAGAAAAGAAGTAGCAAAACAAGGATACGGTTTAGATTGGTTGGTTAAAGATAAACACGAACAAGTGAGATTAGAAGTCGCCAGACAAGGATACGGCCTAGATAAACTTGTTAACGATAAGTCTTGGGTAGTTAGAGCAGTAGTAGCACAACAGGGATATAGTCTCGATACTTTAATCCACGACAGTTCAGCGGGAGTTAGAGAAGCGGTAGCCAAGCAAGGCTACGGACTAGATATCTTAATCCGTGATAAAGACGCCCGTGTTAGAAAGTCTGTCGCAGACCAAGGCTACGGTTTAAATGTTCTAATGAACGATGAGAATTTCCTTGTGAGAATGGCAGTAGCGAAACAGAAATACGGCTTAGATGTCCTAATCAACGATGAAGATGGGTATGTAAGAGCATATGCACTAGAAAACATGGATATCTCAACAAGAATGAAAACAAACCCATAAGCACTCAACTTTAAAACAGTAGAGTGCTTTTATTTGGGCATAGAACGTATATATACTAAAACCGCCTTAACAGGTTTAAAACAAACAGATATGGGTTGTATCGGTGTAGTAATGGCTTTGAAGCATACACTGGTAGTAACCGGCCGGGGAACAACCGGTTAAAGTTTTATTAGGGGATTAAAAAGCGACATTAGGGGATAATGAATAATTGGACTGTTCATGAAGTGCTGTACAAGCCAGTTAGTGAATAAACTAACAGCCAGATAGTTAAACAAATCGGTCGAGCAAATCAGCAGAAGCATTACATACTGTAGCCTGTAATACAGCCGAATGAGAATAGAGTAGTCTTAGATAACAAAAATTAGAACAAGTAAAACAACAACAAGCACCTTATAATAATAGTAAGGTGTTTATATAGTCGTTGATAAATCATATACCAATTTAAAACACTGGCAATAAGTGATAGCCATAAAACCAACGTAACCGCTGATAAATCATAGTCATACTTAAAATACTGGTAATAATAGTAAATTTAAAATGCTAGTAAAAGTAATGGCCATAAAACCAATATAACTACTGAAAAATCATAGGTAATTTAAAATACTGGCAGTAATGGTAAATTTAAAAGGGATTGACTTAATCGAGAATAGTAGTATAATAGAGTAGTAGAATAATAGAGGTAAAGATGAAACAAGAAGTACTAGAAAACTTACTACATAGCGATAAATATATACATAGAAAAATCTGCGTCAGAGAAGGCTATAAATTAGATGTCCTAGTCCATGATAAAGATGCCGACGTCCGTTTAGACGTGGCTAAACGTGGTTACAGACTTGATGTCCTTGTTCACGATGAAGACCACAGAGTTAGAACAGAAGTCGCTAAGCATGGTTACGGACTGGATATTCTAATTAACGATGAACATGAATTTGTAAGAGGAGCAGTCGCTGAACAAGGCTATGGCCTAGATGTCCTAATTCATGATAAGACAGCATGGGTAAGATGAGCCGTTGCAGAACAGGGATACGGACTGAACTTTCTAATCCACGACAACAGTTACATCGTGAGAGAAACGGCCGAAGCAACTATGAAAAGAAAAAGACGATTGAGTAAACACCAGAAGTAGAGAGTATAGTGTATTAAAACGCTTGATGGCTTAGAGTAGTTAGCAAATACTAACATAGGGGTCATAAATACAACATAAGAATTGTAATACAGCGTAAATAGTTATACAGCAATCTGTACAGCGCCAATAAACACAGCCAACAAGAATATAGCGGAGATAATACACAGCCAACAACCTCTAACATAAGGGTTCACAGAAGACCATAACCAGGCAGGTGATAAAAGCAGTACAGTTAAGATGAACTAGAATGGTTAAATAAAGCGTAAACAATATGCAGAACGGGTAATACAATGGACCCATAATAGCACAATCATAAATAACTACTCCTGTCAAGTAAAATAATTATAAGTATTCCAAAAAACCAACTATATAATAAATGACATCCTAAATTGTGATAACAAACGAAATCGCTCCAGCAAAAACCAAAACCCACTCCATCCATTCAGCCCATGCCATCACCTCTTCCTACTTTCCCTATTCTCCCTTATTATCCTTATTCCCATCATCTACATCTATTTCCTATACTCCTATCGGTTTCTGCTTTATTTGCAGTTAGTCTTTTGGTAGTTGTTTTTAGTTTTTACGCCCGTACATGACTCTGTCCTGTACTTGCTTCTACGCTTCGCTTTTATGGGTGGAAGTATAGTGTTTTTTGCAGTTGGTCTTTGCTCATGCAGTTGATAAATCACCTGCACTTACCTGGCTCTGCCCTTAGCGAGCGTACAGCAAGCGATGAGGCTATGCCGGGATTCCTGCTGTGCTAGTATGACAGATGATGAACATATGATGTTACATCGTGGCAACTACTGTACTTCTCCTGCCGTGCATAGGTACGCTCGATGGCGTACGTGCACTTCACATGCCCTCTCCTGTTTGACAGGAGGGGGCTAGATGCCCGGTGAGCGTACAGCGAGCGGGCAGTCCTGCGAGAGCAGGTATGCTTTTCCATATGTGTAACAAGCATGCACGACATGTACTGCTCTACTGCTATGGCCAGTCATCGCCAGTACCCTTTACGATACGCAGAGTGCGGAGAAGTAAAGCAAACTCCCCTATGGACGTCATCTTATGAGCGTTAGGCGAGTAAGTGATGGACAGGCAGACTTAACATGACGAGCAGGACAGCGAGTTCAGGTTACAGGATGCACCTACATATCTATTGAATTATACTGGACAGGTATAATGAGAAAGAGAGGGAGGAGGGGGTTTGCTCGAGGGTTCGTCTGCGGAAACGGGTCAAAATCAGTTAAAATGACATTATATATCAATTTTTAATTACTTTAAGTCCTTCTTGTATCTTTTATAAGCAAAACTGATATAGTTATCGAAGAAAGGTTGTTAAAAACATAGGGTAGCAAAGCATGAAGGATAAGAATGAAAACTTTTCAGACTATATTGATAGTTTGTTACAAAATGATAGTGAGGATGTTGAAGATATCTTGGATATTATCAGAGAAGGCTCTGATAGTGATGAGGAAACTACCGAATTGGAGTATATTCAACCGATGAGGCTTAATCATGGTAGAGGTCTTAAAACTGATTTGGATATATATAATACAGAAACTGATAGCATTATTACTAAGACGGCTCATGAAGAAAGTCCTAAGATTTTTAATCAAGATGAGTTACTCTATAAGGTTGAGGAAATTGGTAGTAAGACATTAGTTGGAGATAAAGGTGATTTAGTTGTTAATTCTTCTGGTCTTACTCTATCTGAATATTTTAAACATAAAAGAGCCAAGAGAGAACGTAACAGTTTAAGTAAGATTGTTAAGTCAGTTAAGGATAATGAGGTAATTGATACTGATAATATCTATCGTAAAGGATATCAAGAGCAATTAGTTAAACTAAAAGGTCTTGGTAAAGAGCAGGTTAGAGAAGGAACTGTTAAAGAGAATACTAGAGATTTTTTAAGAAGATATAACAAGACTGGTGTGTATGAAAAGAATATATTACACTTCCTTGGTATTGATAAAAAAGTTCTTGAAGAGTTGTTAAGCCCTGATAGTAATTTATCTGAAAAAGAAAAGGCTAAGTTATTAAGTGTTGGTTATTATACCGGTAAGAGAAGTGTTAATGAGGATAAAGGAAGAAAGCGTAAGAGTTATATTTCCTTTGGTGATTTAGATGTTCTATACTTTATTGACTTGGTTAAATTGGCTAGTTTAAATAATTTGATGTATGCTACTGGGCGTACTAAAAGTAGTATATACCAGCAGTTGTTAAAGTTACAGAGAATGGGTATAACAAGATGTTTACAAGTGTTCAATTCACCTGGTGTATGGATATTAACTAACCTTGGTAGAGCGTTGATTGGAAGTAATCGCAGAACTGTAAATAGAGAGCAGGCAGGGCTTAGCAGTCTTGCAGAACGTATCTATGTAAACCATGTTGTTGCTTGCTTATATAGTGGTTGTTTAAATATTTTAAATCTTCCAGAATACCCCGTATATAATCGTTGTGACCCTGTTTCAGGTGAGATGATTAAGGGTGAATACATTATTCCGGAAATGGATATTATGAGTAGTTATTACTCTAAGATGTACGATGTTAAGGGTGGTCTATTCGTTAAAGACAACTATAAAGGTGAGACATCACGTATTATGAGGAATATGTGGGAAACGGCTTGGCGTACTTGGGAAAATAGTGGCAGAAAGGCTGATAGCCCGGAGTTTGAAATTGGTAATGAGTATATGTATCTGTTAATGTATGACGGTATCGGTCAAGAGTATTTACTGCCTGATATTGTGGTTAGACGTGGCAGAAATAAAGATGGTAGTCCTAATTCTATTGCGATTGAAGTCGAAAAATCAATTAAGACAGAAGAAGAGTATATACGTAAACTAAGTATGTACAAGACTGATAACAGGGTTTATGGTAAAGTAATTTACATAACAAGTGATAGAGCCATTGTTGAGCGTATTAAGAAATGTGCAGAACAGATTAACTTTACAAATTATGATATTGTGCCAATGATTAACAAAGACGGTCTTGTTGATGGAAATGAAAATAAATGGAGAATATAGTGTATGCCTTTTAAGAGAAATGAAGAATTATTTAATCTAAAATTAGAATTTAGTGAGTGCCCGTTTTTTGATGACGAGTTGGGTAACGATTATTCTTTAAGTGGATGGATTGGTAATTTTAATTTAGATTTAGTGTTAAGTTATGGATTGGTTATTGGTGCTAGTGATACACATATTATACCTGACCATGATATTGCATACTCTGTATTAGGGGATATTGTTAAGTGTAAGGATTTCCCCGTGGTTAACGGGGAAATTACTGAAATGCTTGTTGTTAGTATTTTAACTCATGAGAACAGAGGTTACTATGCAAGAGATTTTGAGTATGACGGTAGTTATATTATTCAGCGTGGTCCTTTTAAAGGCAGAAGATTTAGAGTGAATATGGGCAGAACGTTCGGTTTTACACAAATGACTTTTAGAGCAATTAATGATAAGATTCTTACTCTTGAAGAGGCAGATGTTGATAGTGAGTTAAGAGGTTATTTTGATAACGGTGCTGGTGTTATTCTAGTGTGTGGAGCAACTGGTTCTGGTAAGACAAGCACGTTGGCAGCCATTATTCAGGATATATTAATGACGAGTCGTAAGAAGATTGTTACGATTGAGAAACCGATTGAATATATATTTTCTGATGATGGTTTAGGAACGATTGTTCAGAGAGATGTGCCGAATGATAGTAGAAGTTTTGGTAGTGGCTTAACCAGTTCCATGCGTAGTGCCCTTAATATTATTATGATTGGTGAAGTACGTAATCGTGATGAAGTTGATGAGTTGTTAAGGGCATCTGAAACAGGACATTTAGCGGTATCAACAATTCATACAGTTAATAATGTGGTTACATTAAATCGTATTAGAAATCTGTATGAAGGTAATGAACAGTTGAGAGTGTTAAGTACTCTAGGTGATAATTTAAGATGTATTATTAATCAGGTACTGGTTAAAAATAAAGAAGGAACCAAGCGTTTTCCTGTTAGGGAAATATTGCCGATTACCTATGAGATTAGAAAACTTATTCAAGAAGATAGAATTGGCGAAGTGCGTAAAATGCAAGAAGATAATCAAGAAACAATGGAGCATAAACTAATTGCTTTATATCGTAATGACTTGATAACCTACGAAGAGGCTCGTAGTCATGCCCCAGACCAATCTTATTTTGATTATCTGTTGAATAAAGGAACTAGATGATTTTTGTCTAGTTTTTTATTTTTTTATTAACTTATATGACCGGTGTTCTGGCGTGGAGATATTCTTGTATAATATAAATATAGGGGTAAAACTGATATATTGTGCGTAAATAGAAAATATTTATGGGTAGTATAGATTACCCTAATTACAGAAAGGGAAGATTATGAATTTTAAAAATTTAAGTAAAAAGATTACGGCTTTTGCACTATCTACATTTACAGTATTAACGCTTGCAGGTGGTGTGTTGCAGTCAGTATCAGCGAATGGTGGTTCAGGCTCAGGTGGTTCTGGTGGTGGTCAAGTAACGGGCGACAATCCAGGCTACACAGTATGGTTTGACCAGTGGGGTGCTGATGGAGAACCTGCTCAAGGTTGGGGCGAAGCGTCTATGAACAACATGCAGGCTCGTATTGAAGGCATGCTTGGTAAGACAATGAATCCTAATGCTTATGGTGGAACACGCCCGTATTTAGAGATTTATCAGCAGGCTGCACGTGAAGCACTTGCAGATGCACAAGCCCGTTCCGCTACAGGCCGTGCAAGAATTGTCGGCGTCACAAGTATTTATTGGGACGGTGGCGACAATATGCAGGCCGCTTATGACTCAAAAGCAAATGTTATGCGTCTTGCAGGAACACGTCCTGGTACAGTAGATGAACTACCTGATAACACAGGTTGGTCTACTACTTATAACAATGGTGATGGTGCTAACGGTACTAACTGGAGAGATTGGTTAGAGCAGTATGGTGTTGCCAAGGCAGCAGATACTAACCTAACTATGATTGTATGGGCAGTTGCTGAAGGTGAGCCAGTGCCACCAAACATTGAACTTAAAATTAAAAAAACAAACGCACTTCCTACGTTAACACAAGGGAACAACTGTTATGCACAGGATTTGAGTGGCGCTGAATATGAGGTTCACCGCAAGGCTGACCTATCAGATACACCTTTATATACATTGGTGACTGATGCAACTGGTAACGTTAAGGCTCCAGAACAGATTCCATTTGATTCTGCTAATCCTTATTTATATGTAAAAGAAACTAAGGCTCCTAAGGGTTATAAGTTAGACCCTGAGGTACATGTTGTTTCTCCTTATAAGAAAGATAGTTGGTTAGTCACTTCTTATGAAGAGCCTATGAACGACCCAGTAGGAATTCGTTTAACTAAGATTTCAGAAGATTTGGTTGAAAACCCTGCATCACTTGAGGGTGCTGAATTTACAGTTAAGTTCTACGCAGGTCAGTACACTAAGGAGACTCTTCCTGAGACATCTACTCGTACTTGGGTTATCAAGACAGTTAAGAATGCAAGCGGTAAGTATGTTACTGGTTTACGTGAAGAATGGAAAGTTTCTGGAGACGATTTTTACTTAGGACAGAGTGGCAACCCTACTTTACCTTTAGGTACAGTAACAGTTGAGGAAACTAAGGCTCCTAAGGGTTATACTTTAAAGAACAAGACTTTAAACGCCAATAACGAAAAGATTGCTGATGGTATTGCGTTGTTCAATATCGTCAACGATGAGGCTACAAACATTCCTCGTTTAGACGGTGGTAATGAGTATACAATCAACGAAGGTGTAAAGCGTAGTGGTTTTGAAATCAAGAAGATTGACGAAGAAACGAACGAACCTATCGGTGTTGCTGAATTTAAGATTTTAAATGCTAACGACTTCGATGTTAAGTATATTCATAAGGATGGTACTTCTGAAATTATCAAGGCAGGCGAAGAATCTGCAGAAACTATTGTTACAGATAGTTTAGGTCAGTACACTTCTGCCGTAGATGCATTACAATCAGGTAAGTACAAGTTGGCCGAAGTTAAGGCTCCAGAAAATTACTTGATTAACCAGTACACTGACTTTGAAATTTCAGATGAAACAGAGATTAATACTATCGGCACAACAATTACTGTTAACGAAGTGAAGATGCACACAAAGGCAGTTGAGAAAGAGGCACAAAAGAATGTTCTTGACGGTAGCAAGACAGAACAAACAATCGTTGATACAGTTAAGTACAAGCACTTAGTAGTTGGTAAAGAATATACCGTTACTGGTGAACTTGCAGTAAAACCAATCGGCAAGAGTGCCGAGGAATTGACCGCAACTCCTTCAGACTTGTTTGAGCGTGTTAAGAACGACAATGGTGATGTGATTACATCAAGCGTTACATTTACACCAACAACTCCAGACGGAGAAGTTCAAGTAGAGTTTAAGATTAACCCATCTAAGTATGCAGGCCAAAAGATTGTTGCATTTGAAAAGATGGAGCAGGGTGGTTTATTAGTAGGACATCATGCAGATATCTTAGATACTGAACAGACAGTAACTGTTAGTATGGACTTAGAAGTATCTATTGTAAAGGCTGATAAAGACAACACAAACAAGGTACTTAAGGGTGCAGAAATTACAGTGTTTAACGCAGATTGTACAGTTGCTAAGGATAAGAATGGTAAGGATGCTGTTGGAATCACTGATGAAAACGGTAAGGTTACTTTCAAACTTGCATATGACCAAGATAATGAAATGTATGTAATGGAAACTAAGGCTCCAGAAGGATATACATTATCTACTGAAAAGTACCCGGTTAAGAGAACTGGTAAGGATAAGTTAGGTGTTGACCAGATTTCTATTTCAGTTCTTGATGATAAGGTACCACCTACAGGTGTTAAGTCTAATATGTTAGTTTACGCTGGCGTATTGATTGTTGCAGGTATTGCGTTAGGTGTAGTATTACTAAAAAAGAACAAAAATAAGTAAGAAACACTAAAAGGATAGGGTAAAATCTATCCTTTTTATTTATTTATAAAAAATATTGAAAATTTTTAATAAAAGTGGTTGACTTTTGATATTTATGTAGTATAATGAATATGTAAATAAAATACGGAGGGCATATTGCTATGTTAAAAAATATTTTAAACCACAAGAAGAAGTTAATCGTTGTAGTATTATTACTTGCACTAATTGGTGTATCTGCATACGTTTTATTAAATAAGAAGTCTCCTGCTAAGGTAACTACTGAAAAGGCTTCCGAAGTTTCTACTAAGGAAGATAAGAAGAATGAAGTAAAAGACGATAAGAACACTGACAAGAAGAACGAAACTAAGACTTCTGATAAGAAGGAAGATGTAAAGGCTGACGAGAAGAAGGTTGATACCAAGGCAGAAGAGACATCTACATCTACTGAAAATACAACCTCTAACGTTTCTAACAACACATCTACAACAACTAACAATACAACTTCTAATACTGTTTCTAACTCCGCATCTAACAGCACACCTGCTCCATGCGTACCAACTTATACTACGGTTAATCACCCAGCAGTAGGTCACTATGAACAACGTGAAATTATGCCTGCATATACAAAGGGTGTCTATGCGGAAAAGATTGTAGGCGGACAAACAGGTCGTATTTACAACACACTAGATGAATTTTACAACCAAGACGCTGACTACAGTTATTCTCTACAACAGGTGCAGGTAGGCACAGAAACAGTTCCTGCTGAATATGATAATGTGTGGGTAGAAGACCAGCCAGCCTACACAACAACAGAAGCCTCTGGTTGCTAATTAAAATAGTGTAAAGATATAAATAAAAAGAACTAGATTAATTTCTAGTTCTTCTTTTTGTTTTTAATTACTATAATAGAAACACTAACGATTGAAATTGCTACTAATACACCAGCAATCATGAGTAATTGTTTCTCTTTTGTTTCTTTTTGCTCTTTCGCTTGTGCTTCTTGTTCTAACTTTTCTGCTTGTTTCTCTTCCCATTGTTTGTCCTTTTCTACTTGTTCTGTAATAGTAGTCTTTAACAGATTTTTCATATCTTCTTCTGTTTCGATATTGTTGAATGTAATTCCCTTTTCGGCATGGCCTGGAACAATAAACGGAATATATAAATTGCTTGAGCCTTCAGGAATCTTATCTGCTAACTCTTTTGAGTGTAACAATTCTTGTGAGTTTTTAACAACTGCTTTTACATAATCGTCTTTTTTACTTGCGATTTGATTATATAAATCTTCGCTTGTGCCGTCGATTGATAAGTACTTAGACTTGAATGTGTCTTCTGTAAAGTTCTTTCTGTCAATAGTTGTATCTAGGTAGTTCAACATTTTATTCATAAATGCTACGCCGTGTGCTGGGTCAACTTCATTAATTGCTAATTGATAGCCTGCGTACTGTGCCGAATATGACTCTTCTGATTGCCCAATAAATGCTGTAGGTGTATAGCGAACAACTTTGCCCTCTGTTAATGTGTCTGTATATGAGTCAGCCAACTCTGTGTCGATATACTGACATGAGCCACATGCTCCGTCGTAGTACCAGTCAATAACCATTTTCCCGTTTACTTCTTCATCTGAAATGATTTGTTGGGTATCTGTTGATACGTAGAATGATGTTTTTAGTGTAGGCTCTTCTACAGGTGCCTCTTTGACTGATGGCTTAGAGCAACCGACTAAACAGGCAGCAATAGCCACTGTTGTAAATAATTTCTTCATTTTTTAAAATTATACCTTTCTTATTTGTGCTAATGATTATATCAGATTTGTCTTGCTTTTGCAAGTGTCTTATGATAATATAATTCCTACGGGGTGATTAAAATGAAAATTGTATATATAAATGAAGTTGAAAAAGAATTGGCGGAGATTTTGAAGGAAATTGAAAAATCTGTTACAAATTTTGACGTATTAGAGGATTTGGGAAAATGATTTTACACCACAGTCCGTGCGACTTTTTAGACCTGTTTTAGACCTAAAACCAACGGGCTGATACATTATTCAAATTTAAGTAAAAACACGCTTAAAACCGTTCTCCGGTAATATCATAACCCATAAAAAGAGGCTATTTATCAGCCTCTTTTTCTGGTCCAGGAGTAGTCTTTGTTTCAGACTCTTCTTTCTCTGGTTTTGTAAATGTGAAATTCTTTTCAATATCAACCATCCTCTTGGTGTCGATATTGTTAACCTGTTTATCTGTAATTGAGATTGAGTCCTGCATATAGGTCTTATACTTCTTGACCTCTTCTGTTTTACTCTTTACAAATTTCTCTCTTTCATTTACATCTTCAATCGTCTTAGCGTGTTGATTGATGTTTGTTTCAGCCTCTGCTACACGTTGATTGATAAAGTTTCTCTTACCGGCAAATGTTCCGAACTTTCTGACATTCTCATCAACAGATGTGAGCATTTCCTTACGCTTTTGAATGTCTTGTGTCTTCTCTCTGACTTCCTCAGGAGACATCTTCTCGACTTCGTTACGTAGATTATTTACAAGGTTCTGTGTTCCTGTAGAGTCGCCACCTTGATTTTCTATACGTTGTGCTTCTGTTTGCAGGTCGTTTAATACGTATTGTTTGCTCTCGTTGTCTCCGTAGGCGTTGGCATTCATCTGTGTGTTTTGGTTCATATTATTTAAGAACTGACGGTTTTCAGCGTTTCTATTAGCCTCTGCCGTTGCTCTATTCGCCTTGTCGATTGTTGCTTTCGCCTCATTATTTAGTCGTCTAGCCGTTCTGACACCAGATGCGATTAAACCACTGCCTCGGCTAGCCTGCATTGTTAAGCCTTCAACAGCACCATGCATAAAGCCTTGACCTGTAACTTGACCTGCAATACCACCTGCAAGAGTCGCTGTTCCGTAGTCTTTTGCTTTGTTTGCAATCTTGTCTAAACGTTCTCCTAAGGCGTTGCTTAATTGAGTACCACCTAAGTCAACCTTACCAAGTAGTTCTACAACATCTTTTCTATAACTTAAGAATACTAATGCTAATACCATTGAAACGACAAGGAGCATTGTACCATTTAAGTTCGCAAATACTGAACCATAAATATTAACCATTACAACTAGCAGGATGCCTACTGCAAAGTATTTCATCATTGCTGATAAGAAACCTTGTAACCATCCCAAGAAAATCTTTTTACCTTTGCCAGGATGAATACTAAACAAGATAAATACTGGTGCAAGAATAATCGTAATCATCGAAATGAATTTGAATGCTAAACCACTTAACGCAATTGGTAAGAATATGGCTGCCGTAATAATAGATGAGAGAACAGCAAAAAGGCCAAATACATCTCTACCATTACCAACCCTAGCATTCCACATATCCTCGTTTTTAGCAAGTGTTGCCATAACATATGACTGACCTGTAACGATACGAGAGTCTTTTGATTCATAGGTCTGTGTTAAGGCGTTTGTTTCACCGAAGTTTCCAATAGTTGCGTTTGCTAAATATGCGGCCGCAATGTTACAAACTTTTGCTTTACCGTTACCGTCTGTAAATGCGACTGTTTTTTGTTGCACATTTTGTTGTATTATATCCTCTGCGGATGTCGTTGCATACATATTTACGCAATAATCTTCTGGATTACCAGCAAGGTTTTCTTTTGGTATAACTGTATATCCTTCAGGTGCATTCATTGTATAAAGTTCATTGAAGGTTCTACCGAACTGTTGCTCTGCCCATCTATCAATCGCTATGCTCTTGACGATACTACATGTTAAACTACTGATACCCATCTGGTTTAAGTCGTTAGGGTCTGTTGTGTTGCCATATGACGTACAGAACTGGTCTAACTTTTGTTCTTGGATTTGATGTCCACTATCTAAACAACTACCACCAGTTAGTGTATTGAAGATACAGGTTGAAATAATGTTTACACCTGTCTGTGGTATCTTTACAATCTTAATTGGTGCAACCATGATGATGACGCCAACGATGAATGAGCCGATTGCCCATAGAAGTCCACCGAGACCTTTACGGAGTTCGCCTTTCCATAATGCAGTATATAGCAACCAGAATGCGGTACAGATAAACACAACTACTGTGAGTGGCATAAATACACCACGTGTTAGTTGTCCTATAATACCACCGTTACCATTCTCTTCGCCTGCACTGATTTTGAGTAAGTCAATGTAGCAATTTTTACCTGAGCCGTCACAAATTAATGTGTTATCAAAGAAAATTTGAACCACGCTGGCAGTCATTTTTGCAAAAAACTTTGTAATTCCTAAGAATGTTGATTGCAGGCCTGTCATAAAACCACCTGTTACACATGCTAGGCTTTGACCTGTCTGCTTTACTCTGTCAATCGCTTCTTGATTAGGAGTTGATTCTGCCTGTAATATGTCAATAACAGTAGTTCGGTTCGCTCTTAACCAGTCGTTGTCGTCTCTATCACCATTTACAACGGAATAGTTTACTGATTGTTCAAATAACTCCACACCTGTATACTTTCTATTTGTGACACTCTTCAAAGGATTATGAGCCTCTTGCAGGGTAAGGACATTAGGTGTTCTTGTCTTAGCCATGTTTGCAGAGCCTGTGCTACTACATAGGTTGGCCCATGCAAGTCCTTGCACTGATGATAAAGAAATTATACACATGATAACTGCTATCAGAGAGAATGCTATTGCTTTTATTCTTTTTAGCATGGATTACCCCCTTTCTATCGTTGGTACTTGCTTAACTCATTTTGTAAATAATCTATTTGTTTTTGTAGTTGCTTGATGTCTGCCATATATCTAGCACAATTAGGACACTCATTCACTACAGGTGGTTGTCCCCAACCATTTTCGCATACATCAAGAATTGAAATATAAAATCTCTTTCTGGCGTCAACCGACATGTGGTTGTCATTGATTGTTGGTTGATAGTCGAATAAAATAAATCTAATAAAATCAGCGACCGATATGGACAGTCGGGCCGCACGCCATCTTACGATGTTTGCTTCATTAAATGTAATATTACCAGTGAGTTTATATATACGCTTTTCCTGTTTGGTTGATTTTAGCAGAGAAAGTCTTGATTCTACTTCTGCCAACTCTTTCTTTAATTCTTCAACCTCACTGGCATTGTCAGATAATATATCATCTAACTGGTCTATACTGTTGATGAGTTTTAAGCGTTGTTTATTTAACGATTTAGATTCAGTATCGCTGTTGTTTAGATTTTTGAGACCTTCTTCTGCGTACTCTCTCCACTGTTGGATGTCCAGTGTCAGAACAATCTTTCTGCGGATATAACTTGAAATACTAGGTAGTTTACCAAGTTCTTGAATACGCTCCCTATCGTTAATAAGACGCTCTTTTTCGTTTTCTGACAATGTAATTGAAACTTGCTGGTCAAGTGCTAATTTCTTCGGCTCTAACGGCTTAAATTTTGGTTGATTGTTAAAGAGTTTGATTAACCCTTGTTGACCTATGCCAGCCAAAATGTTTTGTTTGTTTTCCAGTTTTAAAGCGTCAATATCTTCTTGTGTTATTGTTTTCATTTATCTCACCTACACCTTACATGTCTTTAATGCCTTTGCCAAGGCGTCCTTATCTGCCTGTGTTAAATTCATTTTATATTTGTTCACAATCTCTAAGTAAATCTTAGCATAGTCACAGTGAGCCTCTTGTTTTTCTGGCATCCATTCGCTAGGAGTTTTTGCACCCTTTGCTCGATTTTGCTTGGCACTTGTAACGACTAAGACATACTGTAAATCGTTGGCAAAAATTTCTTTCTGTTCCGGTGACCATGATTGTGCTCCCATCTTAGCGGCTGCATTTAATGGAACTGTGTGGTCTACATCTAAATCGCCTGGTTTTGTAAATGTCTCGCCTGAATAAGGGTCAACCCATACACCTGATTTGATATAGCACGCTTTGTTGATGTCTGTTGTTTCTTTTTTATTCTTATCTAAAAGTACAACATCTTTACCTTGATTATACAATGCTTGCTCTCTTGTGTTCCAACATGTATTGCCATTCTGTGCGGACCAATGTTTCCAGTCTTTTCTGTTGTATTTAACATCATCATACTTATCCACTGTTTGGATTGATTCCAATAGGCGTTCCGCAGATTCTTTTGTCATTTTAGTAGCAGACATCGTTTGGAGGCTAGACTCGTATGTAGAGGTCACTCCAATGCCTAACTCCGTGTTGATATCGTTTGCCGTTGTGTTTTGAACTGTGATATGTGTTCCATACTCATTGTTGATAGAGTCTGCCTCTTCTTGTGTTTCTGCATAACTACCAACTTTCAGCCCGATGTCGCACTTAATTTTACCCTCGTTGAGTGATTGATTAACACACCTGCTTATTTCGGCACCTTTTAGTCTACCGTAACGTATAAAGTCGCCTGCACTCTGAATGTTGTTCAACTGAATGAAACCTAAGAGAAAACCACAAATTATAACGAGACCTACTACTGTTGAAATTAGTTTTTTGATTGTTTTCATGATTATAATTTTTCAACCTTTCCGTTTATTGAAGGTATTGGGTCTCCTACATCACCGATACCTATATTGAAACCAGATAATCCTAATAGTGCTAGATTGGTTGTCTGGCTGAAATCATTTACTTTTAACTTGCCACCCGGAAACTCCTCTAATAGCAGGTCTAACTGGTCACCGTTTGTCCAGCGTAGTGTAAACTCATTATTGGAATATTCTAGTTTAATAAATGCTATAAATTCTTTTAACTGTTCAGGAGTCTGTGCCTCAACTGTTAATCTATAAGAACCGATTAACCATGGTAAGTTATCTTCTTCTAGGTCATGCTCTACCATCTGACGTTCTTGCTCTTTCTTAACAATGGCAGTAGAAACCCTTTGTTTAGACGAACTGAGGTTCTCAACTTCGTCTTTTAAGTTCTTCTCACTCTTCTCTAGCCTCTGCTTCATTTTCAATGTAGGTATTAACTGAAATCTAGCGTTGGCTGTAAATGGTAAGATTACATCACGATTGTAAAATGGTGGCATTGCTGATGGGAATACCAATTCTTTCGGAAACTTACTAAAACTTAAAGTTGCCCTGTAGCCCGTAAAATCGACACCGCTGTGGTTTTGTGTGATTTTAACATATCGTGGTGTTTCTTCGATTTCTGCTCCTGTTTCATACACTATGTCATAATAACCCAGTCTATTTTGGTAATCTGTTTCTAGGTATGGTGTAGGCATTGATGGATATAATCTTCGTTTAATTGCTAATAACAGTTCTTCCGATGATGGTCTTTTGGCTGCCAATATACCACCAGTTAGTTGCGAGTATGTTGCCTCTTCAATCTGCTTGATTGTACTAACCTCTTGTGCAGAAATCTCAATCTCTTTAAAGAATAAGGCCTTTTTAATCGCACTGTAAATTGATGTCAGCAAATCCTTAAAGCCAAACTCTAACGGGTTCTTAATAGCATCTTCCATTGAAAGTCGGTTTGTGAGTTTGACACCAAGTAATATTTTACGTTGAAAGTAACCTTCGTTCTCTAATTCTGCAACCTGCTTACTAATATAGTCTTGGAATCTACGTCTTGCCGTACCATCTTGATTAATGTTATAAAATGTATTGATGATATTGTTCCCCCATGGTTCTGGGTTAATCTCTTGATTTGAAATTAATAGATGACAGTCAACAGGTTTGTTACCACTTTTCGCTAGTTCACCTAAGGAAGAAATGGTCTGTGTGAAAAAATCACTTCTACCTTGTAAATCTAAAAACAGGTAAGGGTGTTCTGCGATAATGTAGTATGCCCATGTTTGGTCTTTAGTTACAACGATATTGTCAATGATTCCTACAGCAGGAATCTCAAAGTCTTTTTTATTTTTCATGCCTATGCTCCTTTTATCTATTTATATATCAAAAAACTAACTTACCTGTAGCAAGTTAGTTGTATCTGTAGTCAAACGAGTTTTCTTTCCATCGTGGTTGCATGCCATTTTTCAATGTAAAATGTGTTGGTTGCAACAAACCATGTTCAGTTCTAATAGAATGCGTACTTTCCATATTAAATAAGTTTAAATTAATCTTTGTGAAAAAGTGGCTTTCTAATGTTGGTTGATGAATAACGTCTGTGTATGTAATATACAAATCTGTAACATATTGGTACGCACATCTAAACAAATCTCTTCCACCTAAAATATAAATTGGTCGATAGTCATTCATCTTTCGTTTTAAACATTGTGGCATATCGTATTTATCAACAATTTTCACTTCACTTGCTTTTGATAAATCAATTTTATCCAAATTGTGGTGTCTATATTCTTTATCAATAAGAACGATAGCGTCTTTTGTTAGTTGTTCAATCAGTGTTATTTGTGCTTTTGGTAAAAAATATTCTTGTGTTTCACCCATCATGTAGATATCATCAACAAGAGTAATCATACCAACCTTGTACTGATTGACTTTGTTGTATTTGCCAATACCTTTTTGAATTGCCTTTTCAACACGCTCTTTTTGTTTTTTATCTGAATAGTGTACTAAACCATTATTACTTGTTTGTAATAACCACAGGAAGTGGAATATCTGTTGTTGAACTTCAAAATCGTAAGTATTTCTAATTTCTAAAATTCTGTTTGGTGAAGCAACCGTTATGTCGCTCCATGTTTTGTAAACTTCCACATTTCCGTCAAACTCATAAAATGTGTCGTCACCGCTAAAAATATATGGTCTATTTTTCCAATCTTTTCTCATTATCTTTAAACCTTGTCCTCTATGTGTCCACTTACCTTAACTTCTGAAATGTCCATTGTAATATTCTGAATCTTTAAATCTTCGCTAAGGTAGTGTTTTAAATCATTTACCTGTTGCTTGTTCAAGTGTATGGTTAACATGTATCTTGTACCGTTCACATAATCACCTTCAAAAATTGTAAATGAAATATTTTTAACAGTTAGATAATCAATTATCTTTTCTGTCTCTGCCTTCTTTTCATACAAGTGTGCAAGATACACTGTTTTGCTGATTTTAGACATGATAATATCTGTTAATGTGATAGAGAAGCCCTTACCACACACAAACGCTAGGATAGCATATATTGTATTGTCAGATGTGATTGACTTTAATAAGAAGGCGTATATCAAAGCGTCTATACAAGTAATAATGTATTGTGTTGTCTTGTTACCCTTAATCAGTAAGATATTTTTAACGTTACCCATTGTAGACGATAAAAGTGTAAGAGAAAACAATAGTATATAATTAACCATTATTCTCTCCCATTAATTTATCTACGATTGCTTTATATGCCTCTGCAAAAGATTTATCATCTAACACATCATACAGTCTTCCTTCTTCATAAGGTGTTAAGATTACATCTGAACGTAATGGAATAATACCTGCGATAGACTCTTCTTTGTATGCCTTCTCCATAAGCATCGCACTCTTGTCTGAAATACTGTATACACGATTGACAATCACAAGTGGTCTACCGTTGTACTTCGACAACTCTTGTGAGATTAATCCTGCACATATAGCAAGGCTTGTTGTTGTCGGCTCTGTTACTACAACAAAGTCATCAGCCATAGGGTATGTTACCTGCTCTGTAATATCGCTAACGTTACCTGCGTTGGTGTCGATTAGTATAATATCATAGTGGTTGCTTAAAACAATCAGAATATCTTTATACAACTTCGGTGTTAGATAGTCAATATTCTTAGCACTCTTAGGAGCAAATAAGAAATCAATCCCTGTTGATGGAGAATGCCAGATAGTATCTAAAACAATACGCTCTGTTACATTATCTTCCTCAAGAATATTAAGCACGGTTTTTGCATCTCTAGGAGCATTATTCAAGAAATACTGTTGTCCCCCTGTAATGTCTAAATCAACAATACATACCTTTTTGTCAGGATAAAATTTTCTGAAACTTGAGGCAATTAGTAGCGTGTTTGTTGACTTCCCTACACCACCCTTTGATGATGTAATCGTAATAATCTTCGCATTGCCTCTTTCCTGTACTTCTTCTGTGTTGGTATTTACAGTGTCGCCCTCTGGATAGTACTCCGTGTCGGTATCTGCCTCTTCTTCATCATTGATAGTGTTAAAGTTTTCAATAGCGTTATAGATATTCTCTTTTACACCATCATCAACCATACTATTGTTTGCAAAGTCACGTAATGAGGCTTCAATATCGTCAATCATATTTTGCCCATAGTCAACAAAATAGAAAGGCATACCAACAGTACCGTTCAACTTCTGACGGTCCTTGATTCTATACTCCATTTCATCTTTGTAGTCTCTGTCTTCGCCAATCAACAAGACGTCCATAACGGCCGCGTCACTGATTCTGGCGATAAAATCTACAAAATCGTCTTGTTCTGTATGAAATAATGAAGATGAAACAACAATACAACATGTATCTATATCAAAGGTATCATTATTAATATCCTCGTCTACTTGTTTTATGCTTGTATATGGTTTTTGGAAGTCTAACAGGTCTGGGCTATACTGGCTAAAAACGTTATATAATTCTGCTTGTCCTACAAAAATCATTTTTGACTTACTCATATACTTACTGCTCCTTTACACTTATATTATACACCAAACAGGTTATGAAGGAAGAAACAGGCTCGTGTATTTTACCTGTTTCTTTGCTCTGTGCATATTATATATCAATTAATTTGTACTAACGAGTTCTGGAGTTGTCTTAAAGATGTCTGTCCACTCTTCGTCTGCTCGAATCTGAATTACTCCATGTCTGCCAAGCACATCACACATCAAACACTCACCTGTCGCTAGTGTATTGATTATACCAGCCCATTGCTGATACTCTCTAATACCCATCTTTTGACATGTTAGTATGTTATCTTTTGTATCATCACTTCTAAAAGCAAAGCGAATTTGAATACCTGCATCCAAGTCTGTTCCATCTTGGAAGTCAAAATGCCCTGTTGCTTGTGACAGCAGTATGCACGCCATGTTTTTAGAACGTCCTTTTAATAGCACTTCTTTAATCATATTTCTGCTTGATGGTAGTGATACAACCGACCACGCCTCATCTATCATTAAGAATTTAGGAATATTGACTGGCATACTGAACATGATATCTCTTATCATTCTGTTTAATAGTGAAACAATGACCAGCGAGATTTTTTCTTCTGATGTACATTCATCAAGTGGTTTGCCAGTTGTTGGGAATGTTAATCCTGACATGTTGATAATTGTTACACCATCCTTAATATCTAATGTCTTTTTTGTCGTTTGTCTATCATGCATTAAAATCTTAGCGATAGGACTTGCAAACAATAGGTCTAGTTTAGTTGCGATTGCACGAACATCCTCTCTTTCATGACGTTCCAATTTGTCTATCAATCTTCTCATACTTGGAGCATGTTCTCGGCATAAGTCACGGACAATATTAGAAACCATATTAGTCTGTGCATCTGTTAGTTTTGCACCAAGTAAGTCTTTGATAACATCTAATGTTAATTGAGCGTTCTGGTCGTGATGTGGTGTAAAGCATGTTGGGTCTAGCATACCAACGGTATCTTTATCAATTACCTGCTTACCAGTTCTCTCATCTGTACTAACAGAGATATCCCATAGTTTTACAGTATTAATAACTCCATACTGGTATAGTTTTGCTAGATGGTTGAAATCTCCTTTAGGGTCGAGAATAACACCGACTTTTCCTGCTAGGCTATTTTGGGCTGCCAAGATTAAACCAAAAAACGTTTTACCGGAACCAGGTGCTCCTGAAATAACAGTGTTCGGTGGTTTATTAATATAGGCAGCATAATTTGTGTCAAAGAATACAGGCATTTTAGGTTGATACTTAGAAGAGCCTATATACATAGATAGACCGTAAATATCTCTACTCATGGATTGCCTCCTCTTCTATCATTTCTCTTAACTTTTTAAAATCTTTTTCTCTTGATACAACATATACATGATTAACTTTTGTTTTTGTTAGTTCTTTACGTCCTACTCCATCGTAGTAACGTCTTGCACTAAACAAGTAACGAATTAAACACTTAGCCCATGAGGTAAAGGTCTTACCGCCGAAATAAGGACCTGATAATAGCATTGTGCCACCAACAACAGGTACAATGTATAGAGTAAGCATTGGTGGTGTAAAACTTTTAAAAATCAGAATAAGTGGTAATGCCCATATACAAGACAAGATGAGTCCAAATACGATTGCCTTAATTCTGACAGGCTTATTAAATGAGATGTCTGAAATAGCATAGATTAACATTTCATCTGTAAATAGTTTGGTTGCATTTTTTACTCGAATCTGCCTCATAAGCATGCTTCTCCTTTCTAAAATAATTCAGAAAAACAATTATACGCTTTTTGCTGGTTAATTGTACTTAGAATTAATTTTTGGTTATCAACTTTTAAAATGTCATATTTTAAGTTATCTCTAATTAAACAGTATTCATGTGTTACCAAATTCACTGTTCCATCTTTGAATACCTTATAGATAAATTTAATATTTTTGTCTGTAAGGTAGTCCATTAAATCTTCGATTGTTTTCATAAAAACTCCTTCTTGTTGTGGTTGTGTAGGAACGGTTTTAAGCGTTGGTTTCACTAAATCTGAACAGTTTATCAGCCCGTTGGTTTTTAGGCGAAAACAGGTCTAAAAAGTCGCACGGACGAGGGTATAAAACGGTTTTAACGTAAAACATTTTTACCATAAAAGTTGTCAAGTTTATCGTTTAATTTTGTTTCTTTGGCCAAAAACAATTCATCTTTGTCAATAAAGTCCTTTGTTCTGTCAAGATAGAGCAAACTATCACCATCTGCATAAGTATCAATTAGTATTTTTGCGTCTTGTCTAACGATTTTGTTTTCTTCGTCCAGAATACCGATTCTGTTATACGAGTTCCCAATATATTTAACTTTAAACACTTCATTATTCTTGATTACATAGATATTATATCCGTTCCTATTACTATATTTTATATCATCTATGTTAAGGTCTTTTAGGTCTTTAACAACAATGCCACTATCATCTACTGTTGAGTACAACCATAATTTATTAATAATAATCTTTTCCTCTAATGCACTATGTTTGTATGTGTAATCAATGATGGTGTTTTTTAAATCGTTTCTACGTTTATTACTATCTCTATATTTTGCTTGTATCGCAAGATACTTTAATCGTGCATTAGTGTATTCTTCCTCAAGCATGTCCAACTTAACATGGTATTCTTCTTCTAACTCTTTAAGTTCTTGTGTTTTGATTTCTCTTATTTGTTGTTTAATACCATTTAACTCATCATCTCTTGCAACATCTCTGGTCAACGCACCATGAAAACCTACATATGTTGGCAGTAAACAGTTATTCTTATTGAAAATTAGTCTGTTCTTATTTTGCTTGTCTTTGTAATCTAGGAAGTAAAATAGGTATTGTCCTTCTTTATGGAAATATTCCTCTGCTACTGCTTTTCTTTCTTCCCACTCTTTTGTGTCTTTAAAACCAAAGATATCAAGGTCATACTCTTTATACTCATCAAATAGTGGTTCGTACCTGTGTTTGACAAAATCTAGTTCTTTCTCGTAGTCCTCGATAATCTCAATATTAGGAGTACAGTATTTAACAGATGTTGCTAAATCTGTAGGATATATTTTTTCAAGATAGTTTTTTGCTTCTCCAAAAGTATCAAAAAATATATTTTGAAAAGCACTTATATTGTTAGAGGCTACAGGAACACGCTTGATTGTTTTTTCGTTGGTAATGTAGTATTTCATATGGAATATATCAAAAAAGCGGGAATATATCCCGCTCTATGTATTATCTCTTTTTGATACCACTTCTTCCTCTATCAGTTAAAATAATCTCGTCTGATAATGGCACTGTTGAGCATGATATGATTTCATCTCCACTCTTTAATCTATGAAGAACGTAACCACCTGCTCCTCGTCCCTTAGATGGGCAGTCTTCGACTGGTGTATATTTCACTTCGTTATTTGATTCTGTCCTGATAACATCATCATGAGAAACGAGATTAACATAAACAACATCAGACATCTTGGTACCGTTAATTAGACCGGCTCCCATATTAACTGATTTTAGTTTATCTAAATCCATCTTAAAGATTTCACCATGTTTGCTAATCATAATAAGCGACTTGTTCTGTCTATCATCTTCTGTAATAGGTCTAGCAAATACAAGTTCTTGGTTATCCAACTTACAGAATGCGCCATCTTTAAACCTGTTCTTGAAGATATTTAGGTTGCCATCACTAGAAACAACAAGTGTCTCATAGTTTGTATCGACTGTAATACCAGCAATATCTTCATTACCATTTGTAAATGTAGAAATGCTTTGTGGTAAATCAAGAGGAATATTCTCAACGTCTAATTGCTTGCATGAGCCATCTTTATTGATAGCAAAGATGTTACCATCTGACAATACTTTGAATTGAGAATTTTCTACTTCTTCAATCGACTTACTAATCTGGCCATCTTGAATATTTATAAAGCATTCAACACCCTTTGCAAGTAATCTGCGTTGTTTTTCTAAGTCTTTTTGTTGTTGCTTTAAATCTTCTAATGACATACCAACAATCTCTGTACGTCTAGGTGATGAAATAATTTTGCATGTTTCTTTCAACTCTGTAATAATTACATTGTTGATTGCTTCAGGATTACCCATCATAGCAATAATATTTTGCTTTTCTGCAATAAGTTCGTTTTGCTTACGCTCTGCCTCTGCTGTGTCTGCTCTTGTCAATTGGCGCAAGGGCATTGCAAGAATTTGATTTGCTTGTCCCTCTTCAATCTTAAATGTTTTCATTAATTTTACACAGGCTTCGTCAGAATTGTCGGCGTTTCTGATAATGCTAATTGCTTTATCAATATCAACCAAGACCTTGACTAAACCATCTAATGTGTATAGGTCTTTATCAATCTGTTTTAGTCTGTATTCAGAACGTAACTTTATAACATCTTTACGCATGTTGATAAAGCCTTCAATCATTTCATACATCGAGATACCTGTCTTTGGCACAAAGTTGTCAATGATTGTAGTATTAACATTATATGAAACTTGGCAACGTGTATATTTGTAAAGATTGTTAATTAACCTAGGAATATTTGCTCCAGCCTTGACAAAAATCTTTAATCTTACCTCGCTCTTATCTGTTTGGTACTTTGAGTCAGATAGGTCTTTGATTTCCGAAATCTCTGCAAATAACCCCGCCTCTTTCTTGGCGATAATATCAGTCATTACTTGTTCAACCGAAACATCATAAGGCAATTCTGTAAAAGTGATTTCTGCTCTACCGTGAGATGTTTCTTTTACATTGTATTTACCGAGAATAAGGAATTTACCCTTGCCTGTTTGCAGATAATCTGTAATACCGTCTTGTCCGATTACTGTTGCTCCTGTAGGGAAGTCAGGTCCTTTAATATACTTAGTTATTTTTGTGGGGCTATTCAGTTTGCCCTGTAGGTATGCAATACATGCGTTCATGACTTCATCAGGGTTGTGTGGTGGTATCGTACAAGAGAACCCTGTAGCAATACCTTGAATACCATTGATAATCCCTAAAGGGAAACGTGCAGGTAAGAACATAGGCATAACCTTGTCTCCCTGTTCATTCATAGTCCATGTGCAACCGTGCTGTTGTGTATCTCTAACAAGTTCATAGCATGCTTTGTTCATACCGATTTCAAGATAACGGGCAGCCGATGCTTCGTCTCCTGTGAACTTGCCTGGCTGACCTGTAAACTTACATAGAGGAACTCGTGAGTTATATGCTTGTGCCCAACCATCAAGAACTCCGTTAATCGACTCTTCTCCATGTGGGTGATAGTCACCCATGATAGATGACTGAACAGTACCTTCTTTTATATTTCCCTTTTCAGGTCGTAACCCTAACTTGTACATACCCCAAATACTTCTTAGTTGTACAGGTTTCACAAAATCGTAGTTGAATACCAAGGCACGGTCTAATAGAGTAGCGTATGCGTACTCTAAGCCCCACTCGTTCATAATATCTACTAACTCACATTCAATAGGTTCTCTGGCATTTTCTAGTAGTTCGTCTATATCAAAATCAACATGTTTCTTTTTTGCCATATATTAGACCTCCTCTTCATATTCTACAATCTCTGGTTTATAAGGGCTTGCCATAATCCACTGTTTGCGGGCGTCAGCACTATCTCCAGAAATCAGTTCAATCATTTCTCTTGCCTTATCTACATCATCAACCTTAATCTGAACGATACGTCTTGTTGTTGGATTCATACCCGTTTCAAATAAGATATCTTCTTTTGTTTCACCAAGACCCTTAAAGCGGTTGATATGTTTAATTGTCTTATTTTCTCTTGCAAGTTTTGCTTCAACTTCTTCTTTTTCTTTTGCGTTTACACAATAGTACACTTCGTCTTTTGATACTGTAATAGCGTACAGAGGTGTAAGCATACGGAACAGTCTTCCTTCTAAGATAACTTGTGGCATAAATACCCAGAACCATGTAATTAGCAAGTTCGCAATGGCTGCTCCATCTACGTCAGAGTCAGTTGCCATAACAATATTGTGATAACGCATATCTTCAATGTTAAAGGATTCTCCGAAACCAGCACCGATACAACGAATAATATCCTGTGTTTCTGCATTTTGCATAGCGGCCTTAGGGCTTGCTTTTAATACATTGATAATCTTACCCTTTAGAGGATAGATTGCCTGATAGCGTGAGTCTCTGGCTGCCTTTAGACCACTAAGAGCAGATAGTCCTTCACCAAGATACAACTCACTAATCGGACTATGTGTAATCTCACAATCGACAAGTTTAACAGGCATAATACTGCTACGTGTTACCTTGCTCTTCTCTCTATTTAGTTCTTGTTGCTCTTGAATACGAGTGCGATTCTTCATCGCCGTAATGACCTTTTTCGCCATTATTTCAACATTATCTCTGTTTGCAGGACGATTCAACCATTCTCTTAGTTTTGCTAAAATATCTTCATATAATGCTTTTTGAAGTTCTTTACCACCAAGTAGTTGCTTTTCCTGACCAACGAAACGAGGCACATTTGTCTTAATCGTTAGAACTGCCGTAAGACCTTCTTGAACATCTCGTGGAATTACATCTCCATCGTTTTTGCTAAGTCCATTTTTCATTGAACGGAATTTTTCGTTTAAAGCGTCTGTTAATGCCTTTTCAAATGCTTGGGCATGCACACCACCAAGTGTTGTACGAATATCATTACAATATGTATCTAAGATGTAATCATAGCCACTATTATAGTTAAACGCTAGGTCGTAGTATAGTTCTCGTTCATCGTTTAACATATCTTCATCACTGTATTCTTTGTTAATAAGTTCTAGTAATGCTGGTCCTGTAGCACCTTTAGGAATGTTTGGATTAGGCTTTCCTTGACCTCTTTCCCTAAATGCTGTTGCACCACTAATAGCCACAATATCCGTGATGTTGTTGCCTACTTGGATATCTACCAACTCTTTAATACCGTCTGATGACTGAAAGACTAAGCGATTGAACGAACCATCTTCCTGTTCGTCTAGTACTTCCATTGTTGTGTTCGGATATAAATACGCCGCACCTCTAATACGTGCGATAATATCCTCTTTATCAAATGGATATGGTACAATAAACCACTTATCATTCAATTTAAACTCAATAGATGAACCGTGCGGGAACAGTTCTTTCTCTTCTTTAGAACGGCTATCTTTTAGTGTAAAAATTTCTGCGTTGTCTTTTGCTGGCTTAAATACGCCTTTGTCGTCAAATAAACCAGGCACATAGTCTTGGAAATCCAATGCGTAGACTTTTCCGTTCTTATACACTCTTATCTTAAAATATTCAGATGTACCATTTGTACTTGAACCGCCGACACCGTTTTGTGATGTTGTAAATTTACCTTTTTGAACACCTTTTAAAGCAGAGCCAGACTGTAATAGTCCTAATGCCTTAAAGATACCAGACACTTTGTTTCCATAAGCGTCTGTTGACATATCTGTTGGAATACCGCGGCCATTATCTTCAATCTTAACTGCACCATTGTTGTAAAATACAACCCGTAGATGTGTCGCTACGCCAATCGCAACTTCACCTAAACCATTATCCCAAATCTCACGAATTGCCACATTTTTCTGTGATGAAAACGGGTATTCTTCACAACCACGTTCGTCTCCGAAAGTTAGGTTTAATCTTTTTCTCAAGTGTTGAAGTGGTGTTAATGCTTCGATGGCCGATGCTTTGTAATTCTTAATTTTGTCGTCTTTTGTTAATTCTCTTTTCTTAGCCATTATGTTGTTCCTTTCTCTCACTTATATTATACAACAAATATATCAGAAAATGATGCTTGAGGTGCTATTTTTAGGCATCGTTGGTTGCTTTTTGCGAATTTTGGTATTACTTTTATTAAAACCATAAAAGGGCACCCTTGCGAGTCCCCTTAATATGGTATTTTATTATAATATTATTCCCTATCTGCTAGTTTTGCTGATTCTCTAACATAGAAATTTTCATCGTTTAATAACCTGTCAAATTCTTCTTTGCTTAATAGGTTACCACGAGAAGCAACTCTTTGCCTTACTATTGAACTACTATCTGTTGCTAATTCGCTAAGTATTTCTTTGTTACAGCAAGCGGCGACTGACGACCTTACAGCCGCATCTTCATCATGAGACAAAATATCATGATATTCCTTTCTTAATGCAACCATACTTCTAACGATAGGTGAAGTGTCGTTTACAAGAATGTCTGTCTTATATCCTTTACTAGCCACCTCTCTTCTGATGGTTTCATTCTCGTCTTTAACAAGTTCGTCAATTCCTATTCCAGCATTAACGCACGCTAATTTTTGAGCCGTTGTTCCATGAATATATGAGTCTAATTGTTCTTGATATTTCTTTTTAAGTTTCTCGTCTTTTTCTTTGTCTATGCAATCTTGTGCAACACTTCTCGTAAAGTAATCATAGTCTATTGCAAAAAGTGCCGGGTTGTGTCCTTGTTGAGCCACTTCTCTTCTTACATGATAATCAGGGTCTTTTTCTAAAATATCTAATCCATATCCTTGTCCTGCACACAAGACTCTATCCCCAATATTGTTACTGTATAGTAGCCTATTCATCTTTTCGTTGTATCTATCTACTTGTTGTTGGAACTCCTCATCGCTCATGTTCTCTATTTTATGAAATACGTGGTTACATGTTCCGGTCCCGGGATTTTTCGCCGTGCACCATGTAATATTGCCATTTCTATTTAACGCTTTTACTCTAGGCATAAATTATATCCTCTCTTTCTATCGGATATATCAAAAAAGAGGCTATATAAGCCTCTTTCTTTTAACCCCACAAGTCTACTGCTTCGTCAGAGTTTGATGTGTCATCATCTAATGCACCGAAGATGTCTTCTTCCTCTGCTACTGCTGGTGCAGGTGCTGTTGCACGTGTTGCCTTCTTAGGTGCTGTTGAGCGTACAGGTGCTGTAGGCTTTGCAACAGGTGCTGATGCATTATTACTTGCATGCTTTGCAATTCTAATATCATACCAGTTGCTAATCTCTACTGAAACAGACTTAGCACGAATAGAAACTTCTGTTGTTGCTTCGTGTACAACACCTGAATTATCTGTCCATTCAGGACGGTCTTCCACAGTTAAGTCACCAACAATTACTAACTTAGTACCCTTAGGTAAATCGCAACTGCATAGGTATTCGGCCTGCTTACCGTAAATCATTACTCTCCAGAACTTTGTTCCTGTTTCTTTCCATTCTTCACCGTCTAAGTAACGTGTAGATTGTGCAAGAACTAACTGGCAGTAAGAGTTGCCGTTGCGTGATTGCTTTAATTCTAAATCGCCTGCTAAATTTGCTTGTAGTGTAATTTGACTCATAAAAAATAATCTCCTTCTATGCCCTTTTCTATGGCATCCTTAGTTATAAATAGGGGTTTACCCCTACACTTATATTATACAACATTCCCACACGATTAGGATAAATTCATCAAAAATGTAGGAATGTTGTTAATATTTTTACAGAACTTCAATAAATACAGGTACGCCTTTTTCATTTACTGCGAATGTTGTAACGCCTCGCACACTAGATTTACCACTATATGAAGAGAAGTAATCTGAACTCGGTTCTGATGCGGCACAACTGATTAACCAACGCTTACCACCTGTCTGCATAACTTGATGATTATGGAAGTGGCCCATTACCATGATATTTGCATGGCTACCCGGCATTTCAGCAAAGCACTGGTTCTTCCACCATGCTTCTTGACCTTGAATACCGCCTTGTGCTTTATGACCGTGGTTAAATGCAATCTGCGAACCATTTTCTAAGTCAATAACTGCTGTTAATTGTTTATTTGCAGGGCGAACAAACTCGATATTACGTAAACATTCTTGCTCTGCATTTTCACAAATATCTTGTAACTGGAAACTGATTTCAATACCATAATCATTTTCAGGAGTACCTGTTGGCTTACGTGAGCCATTGCGAATTTCCCCGTGGTTACTTGGCACAGCAACGACATATACCTTAGGTGCGTAAGGAGCAATAATCTTAATTACTTCTAACATTAGTCGTCTGAAACATCTAATTTGTTCACCTAATTCTAGGTCATTTGTGCATAACTGCTGTGGTGTGTTATTAATGTTCTCAATACCATCTCCTAGGTCTGTAATGATAACGGAAACAGGCTTGGTGCGTAAGATACGCTCTTTGAACTTGTATGCGGCCTGCAATACTCGTTCGATTGTTTCTTTTGAACCACCACCAGTTTCGTGTGCTTTACCTAACTGAACGTCTGACAGAGCAAATACTTCTGTCAATGTTCCGTCTGTATGTAGCCTTGGTTTTTCTGGCGCAAAGTTGTTAATAACATCATTTAACTCATCGTATGTATGCAACTGGACTTCTGCTTGTGCAATTTGTGGGTTATATGTAAATGATTTACTGTAAGTACCGTCTTTTAGTCTGTGTACCCTTGCACTCTTCAAAGCAACTGTTGGCACAGGATTATCTTCAAATAATTCTGTAAGTGATAACTGCTCTTCTTCTCGTGGCACGGCAACAGTACCTGCCTCATGTACTTCCATCTCTTCTAAAATATTATTAGATGGTGCTTTTTCTCCACGCCATTCTAATACAATATTCCACGCACTTATCATACGATTTACAGTTGTTGTACTGATGTTTAGTGTATTGGCGATTTCAATAATACTAGCACCTTCGCACATTGCATGTAAGACATAATCCACTTCTTGGTCTAATTCGGCAAATGCTGGCACAGGTTCTCCGAACTCATCTGTCAATAGACCAGCAAGACTTAACGCATAGCGTACCAGACGAACCCTTGACGGTGCCACACCGAAGATGTCTGATAATTGATATTGCTTTAGTTCTTTGTTGTTTCCGTTGTAGATTTCGATGATTGTATGCTCGAGGCCACCTTCTTCAAAAGTGTACTCATAACCATCTGCTATGTATTTAACTTCTTTCATTCTTTCTCCTTTGTTATCTCTGAAATATCTTGATTGACGAACCAGTGCCCTATATGAATGGCGTCTGCTTCATCATCTGTGTTGTTTGTTAATTCTCTGTGAATAATTTTTGGTGCATTTTCAGGTGTAAACTCTTTTAATTGGTCACGTTTTAGATTTGCTATACCATGATAACTTTGCCATGTTTTCGGGTAAACCATGACAAGTGAACATGAACCTTGTAAAAGAGCACCAATAATAAGCCCTTGTGCAAGGCATAACTTCTTTAAGGTGTTCACGTTTAATCTACTAAAGGCGTCCTCAACGACTATATAATCAACTTGATAGCCCTTGACAACTTCTTTGATTTCTTGAGCCATGAATTTAACTCTGTCTATCCATATGTCTCCCTTTTTGGCCTTTTTATGGGCAGAGCCACTAATAATGCACTCTTTGTCATTCCATAGTGAATAACCTGTTGTTGTGGTTGAAATATCTAATGCTAACGTATACATGTTTTAAGACCTCTCGCAGACTGGATAGTATTTTCTATTAAAGAAACCACTGTCATAGGCCCTACACCTCCGGGAACGCTTGTAATCGTACATGTATCGCCATGCTTCTCTTCAATATCAAGAGTATCGCAATCGCCGTATAATTTTCCGTTGATACGATTAATACCGACATCAATAACAACTTTTACATTATCAGAGATGTAAGAACTGTCTATTGCATTTGCTCTACCAATTGCCACAATTAGGATATCAGCATTTCTGGTAATATTCTTAATATTCTTCGTTTTGCTATGACATATTGTAACAGTTGCGTTCTTGTCTTGACATAACTTTGCGACAGGCATGCCAACCAACTTAGAGCGACCTACAACAACTACATTAAGACCTGCTAAATCATGATACCCCAAATCAGATAATATCGTCATAATACCTTTTGGTGTACATGGTTTGTATTCTGCTGTTGAACTGAATAATTTACCCTGCTGAATAAGCGTTAATCCATCAACGTCTTTTTGTGGATTGAGATGACTTAATGCTTCGTTCTCATCTAGGTGTGATGGCAGAGGTAATTGTAGTAGCACACCATCAACATTATCTTGATTTGAAATTATCTCAATATAATCGTTTAAATCTTTTTGAGAAATGTTTTCTGTGATTTTAATTGTCTCGGCATCAATACCAATCTGCTCTGCTAGTCTTTGTTTACTTGTAACATAAGAAACACTTGCAGGACTATCGCCAACAAGAAGCACTTTTAAAACTGGTTTTCTTGTCATTGAAGAGACATCATCTGACAAAGACTTAACCAAATTGCTTCTTAATTCTTTTGTATTGTATATCATTCTCTTTAACCTTTCTAATTATATTATACAACAAATATGCCATTTTAGGTATAGATGTCTGATAGTTGATATATCAACAAAAGAAAGGAGTCGGCAATGACTGAACAGAATAAGAGATATCATTTTTCACCTCTGCTCGGCGAGGTTAGAGAGTGTAGGGCAAAATCGCAAGAAACATGCCCGTACTGTAATGCACCTCATTTTAGTAGTCTAAAGGATGCTAATGATTATGCAAATGAAATGCATGATTGTTTTGCAACAATGAAGAAATTTGACTTCCTAGACAATGATTACATGCACAAAGATAGAGGCTTATACGGAGATGGTGGTAGATTGGGAGATACAAAAATCCATTCATATAAAACTGTGTGGTATTATGATAATAAGAGTCCTGAAACAAGATTACAGTGCGAGAATGTATTGTTTGCGGCCGGTTTAACAAAAAGTGAGGTAAGTGACTTACTATTATACCATGATAGTTTTGTAATCGTTAATCCTAAAGACCCAGAGGTCGGTATAGGGCAAATGAAGGTAATCCTAAATGCTCAACAAAATATACCTGAATTAAAGAGTTATTTTGCTACACATACAAAGGACTCTCCACAAGAACAATTTAACAAAGTTATCGAGTATTATCGTTATACAATGACTGATGAATACATAACAAATAAGCGAAAGGAACTGTTTAACGGTGGGTATACGCCTACAAAGCACTTGTACGAAAGAGCGGGTTATTTCCCATCACCTCTTACAACAAGTATTTCAGAAAACTACATCATTGGGCTAAAACTGAACGATAAAAAGTTGGACAGAGATTTAAGAAATATCTATCCAACAGATAAAGAAGATTTTAAGACATTAAAAAAGTAGACTGATTAAGTCTACTTTATTTTTTCAAACATTTCTAAGACAACATCTTCATCAAAATTATCATCAATATAACTACATGCGATACCATCTTCATTTACTGTAATTGTATATGGTGTGTGAATAAGGCGTTTAGAGTGTACTTTCAGTGCTTCTGATTGATTTTCACTATCCTCAATCCAGATTCCCAGCATATGATTGAACTTGACATCATCAAACGGTTTTTCTTCATGACTTGAAATTACCAAGTTGGCGTCTGTCTGCTCATAAATAGACGCTGGGTACAAATCAGCAGACAAATCAAATGTGGCAAGAACGCCTCGTTGTTCAAGTGATGTAAGCCCTTGAAATACTGCCTCTGTAAACTCACTAAAACTCATTACGGTGTCCTTAGGTAATGATGCGATATTTTCTAATACTTTGTCAGATACAAGAGGTGTCTTGACTGTTGCAAATGCCTCTGGCTCATCTTCGTCCTCAATATCTTCATCTAATAACTCATCAAACTCGTTTAGTAGGTTTGAAATTTCTAATAGTAACTCAAAATCATCACTGTTTTCCATGTGGTTGTTGACTGCGATAGTTCGCTTGGTCATATCCACTAACGCAACTGGATTTAACTCCCCCGGCTTGCTAATCATAATAATTTCATCATCATCTGAATTGGTATACTCCTGATACCCATGTTCTTTGACTGCAACGCTAATGCTGTCTCTGATTTCTTCATAGCGTTGTAGTGTTTCTAATAACTTAGATAGACCTTTCTCATTTTTGTTTAACATTTTCATACTTCTCCTTTATACTTTCTGCTTTTGCTTGCTCTATTAAAGACCTGTAGTACGACTGAATAAAGATTTTGTCTGTAAGTACCTCGTACTCTTGCTCATTAATCTTATCTAACACTTTTTGTGATTGTTCAGTCAGTGCATCACGGTCAATAATTCTTGTTTTCTTTTTGTTTAATCCCTCAATTTCAACCATCTCATTGTCATATAATTCCTTAATAAGTCTAAGAATATACACATCGTTGTAATCCTTAGGATTAAGTTTGATACCATTCGTATTCTGTGTATCAAAATAGACTTTTAATGCTAATAAACTACTCTTGATAGATGGTCTTAAACCATCTGTCTTCTTATTATAGTCTCGTTTACTAGTAATGTTTAAATCTTCATATTGTACACCGACATCCTCGGCTGCCTTTTTAAGGTAGTTATTTTTTAGCACCTTGTCCTCTATATAATTTGTAAACAGTTCCTGTATTTTTTGAATATAGATTGTCTTAGACTCTGGTGTATCATCAACTAAAAACTTACTCTTAATAGCATTGTAGTATGTCTTTGTAATACTCTTTACCTTTGGTAGTGGCAGACCTTGTTGGAGCAATTCACACGGGTCTACTCCCGCAGGTAGCAGGGCTATATACAACATATTATGAAGTTCTGGGAACTTACAAAAAATATGATTCATGGCTTTTTTACCTGCTTGGTCACCGTCGAGCATAAGGATAATTTTGCCATCGTTGCCGATAATATTTAAAATTAATTTTTCTTGCTCTTTTGAGAAAGCCGAACCACTAACTGCCACTGTGTTTGTGTAACCAGCATTATGCATTGCCTCTACATCGAACTGACCTTCAACAAGATATATTGCGTTATCTTCTCTTGCTTTAAACCTAGCACGTTCTACACCATACAAAACTTTTGACTTATCGAAAATTAATGTGTTGGCAGAGTTAATATACTTACCTGCTTTTTTATTATCAATAAGTTGTCTACCTGTGAAACCAATAGCCTGACCGAAGATATTACAGATTGTGAATATTAATCTGTCACTAAATCTACAATAACCGTGTTCAGTGTTTACACCAACTTCTTGTAACTCCTCTTGCGTATAGCCTTGTGCGTTGAAGTAACGGTTAAATTGTTCATTAGAAGGACAATATCCGTAAGCACTTGTAATTGGCAAGTTGCGTTGAATGATTTGTTGCTTTGCAGGATGCTCTTCTGGCAAGCATGAGAAATTATATTTAAAATACTCGTCTATCTTTGTCAGTAACTCTGTTAACCTCTTTTGCTTGGCATAGTCATCTTTGTTGTTTTTCAAATCTAACTCAAAATTGTATTGGTCTGCAAGGAACTGAATTGCTTGCATTTTTGTTAAACTGTTGCGATTGGCTACATAATCAATGATATCACCATGTGTTTTACAACCAAAGCAATGGAAAGTACTGTTGTCTTTATATACTACAAACGATGGTGTCTTTTCATGGTGAAAAGGGCAGAGGCCTTTATAAATATTGGCTCCGCCATGTCTAAGGACAACACCGTCTTTAACGATAAAGTCAACAATATCTACTTTATTTTTTAACTCACTAATTGTCCCCATTATTGCACCCTTTCCCTATTCTTAAACTCATCTGTCATCTTAGAGGCGATTGCTTTTAATTTATCAATATCTCTTGCCAATTCAAAGTCATTGTTTTCAAGACATTGTTCTTTACATGAGTCCAACCTTCTTAAAATACCCTCTAAATCATACGAACTAATATATTTACTGCAAAAAGCGTTCCAAGTAACTAAACTTCTTGGCCCGTAATTGTTCATTTATTCTTTTCCACTAAATAGAAAAATGCATTATTAGTTCGTTCTTGTGTGTCCTCTTCAAAGAAAGTATGAATATAGAATGCAATACATGCTTGATAAATAGAATTATCTTCTTCTGCTAGTAAATTATCTATTACTTCCACATCTTCTACTGACAATTCCTCAATAGGCTTTACACTCTGATACTCTGTTCTCAATACTTCGATGATTTCTTCTGTAATTACCACATCTTCTGAAAGCCCTAAAATCTCAGGACTTTCTTGAAGTGCCATATAAACAACATATGGTGGTATTCCTTCTTTAACTGCCTTACTGATAGATTGCTTTATGTTACTATTCACTAGAACCACTCCTTAATTTCTCGGCGTGTACTCGCCTTGTTCTTTCTACGGTTATATCGAATATCTCCGTGGATACTGTTACCGATACCGCCTCGTGCTTGTCTTTCTCTGGATGCCTTAAACTTATCAAGTGATGTAATCTTCATATTTGTGTTCTTCATGTTTCTTACCAAGATAACCCTTTCTTAAATAAATCTGATTTAATTTTACTAATAGTAAACATATCTTGTTTATAAGACTTTTTATCATAAGCCTTCTCGTTGAAGTAGAATACAACTAATACATGCTTTTTAACTATATCACGCATTACTGTCACCCGTATTCTGTCTGGGTAAATCAGAATCATTTTCTTTTTGTAATAGTTCATGCCTTCATATAAGACATTCAGTGGTTTCTTCTTTTGCATGCTCTTAGTTTAGCATGATTATAATATGTTGTCAACTCTTTTTATGAAAAAATATTTGTCTGCCGGAACGGTTTTAAACACTCTTTCACTTGAATCTGTATAACTTATCAACCCGTTGATTTTAGGTCTAAAATAGGTCTAAAAAGTCACACGGCCGGGGGTATAAAACGGTTTTAAGGTACAAAGAAAAGGCTGCCTTAAGCAGCCATACTCCATTCAATAATCTCTTTTGATTTCGCTAGGCAACGTGACAACCAACCGTTAATGTTGTTTAACACATCTGCTGTTAATGGCTCAATCTTTTCTGCGTAACTGAACACAAGGTATCTTGCTCTTACATGAGAGTAATCTCTGTAATCAACCTGGTCTGAACCTAAAATCACCTTTTGAATCTCATCACAAAGTTTTAACATCTTTGTTGCTACTGTTCTATACTGCTCTTCTGATAATTCAAAACCATTCTTTAAGCCATAATCAACCACACTGTAATAAAGTGTTAAAAGAACCTGTGATTTGTCGAAACTAGATGGCTTAATTGTCTGTGCTTTCGTCTCTTCAAAGAAACTATCAACATCAATCTTTCCTTCTGTTACTCTGTTTACACATTCAAGCATTTCAGGAGTGTCGTTTTCTGGTGAGAAAGCACCACCCATCATAACCCACTTGCCTGTGTTTTCGTTGTAAACACCTGTGAAACCCTTTGTGATAGAGTCTTTTGCCGTACGCATATCTTTTGTTAGGTCTGCAATAGGGATATTAATGTCAATACCCTTTTTACGTGCTTTTTCAAATCTAGCAAGAATGACTACTTGGTCCTCAGATGCTTTCTTGAATACCTTTCCTAACTCTGATTCTGCTGGTACATAACCAGAAATTCCGTACTGTAAGTGAGAAGGCTTCATCTCAATTAAATAAGATTTACCTTTCTCTGTCACTGTAGGAACTGCTGAGGCGAACTCTACAATTACTTCGCCTTTTGTTGGAGTGTTAAACGCTCCGAAATTCTCAATCATTTGTCGCATACTTATTTTCTCCTCTCGTATACCCTTATACTTATATTATACAACTTTTTACACCAAAAGGGTGCTTAAGTTAGTATTTATTTTCTTAAAAGCATTGTCTAACAACTTTATGTAAATGTCTTGGTATTTTGTTGCAAACATCTCGTTTAATTCATTGTCTTTATCAATATCTACGCAGTAGCAAGTACCGTTCTGCTTACTTAACCAACGAATTAACTTAACTTGTCTAGTCAATGATACGGTAACCTCAAACTCCCCATCCTTACTACGAGTCGTTACGATGTAATCTTTGGGTTTTATATCTTTCAGTGTTTTGCCACTCTTTGCGAACTTTTTATCAATTTTTGCAAACTGCTTATCTCGTATTTCTCTGTACTTCTCTAGCATGATTTTATCCTTTCACGAATAGGTAAGGAGCAAACTTTGTTACTAAGAACTTACCATCTGTTGTTGCTTTGATTGTGATGATGTATCTACCTGTAAATGATATGCCATCAGTATCTTTCCAAGTAATGTTTGTGTCTACCTTGTACTCGCCTTGTGTATCTGTGTTGTAAATCTTATAAGACACGGCGTTATTATTCTCGATAGAAACACTACCACCAAATCCTGCAATTAAATCAACAGGTGCGTTAGATGGTATATACTGGTCGATTTCGGCATGGCTATCTTGTGTTACCTTAGAGAACGCTTTGATGAATCCCATAATTGTTGGTTCCATCTTTGGTGCGATAGATGTGTTAGTATCACCGTTTCCGATAACTCCTTCTCTAGGTAAAGAACTTGCGTTTGCAATCGCATATGTAGGAATAATTGATGGTGTTCCAACAAGTGTAACCTTTTGTGTTGTTTTGTCATAATAAACATTTAACTCAAAACTCTTCCAAGTACCTGTTAGTTCTGACTTTTCTGTTTCTGTGTTCCCATCTTTATCTGTCATATACACACTAAAGTCATAGGCCGCACTATAATCGTTAATTATTTTCTCTCTAAATAAGATAGGCTGACCAGCGGGTACTTGTTTTGTTTTTTCATCTGTAAGTTGTTTACCGTTAAATTGTCCAACATCTGAACCATTCAGCACATTCATCATTTGTTTAGAAGCACTCGAATCTGTGTTATTGAGATAGTTGTAAAGATATTCCTGTGCATATGCTCTACCACGCTCAATTGGGAACCCCTTATTATCGCTGTGCTGAACAATCATATTCTGAATATCTTGTTTTGTATAAACATTTTCCGGGAAGAAGGCGTTTTTAATTGCAATACCAAATAAACTTAAAACCATTAATAAAATAAATGCTCTTAGGATATATACGCCGAACAACTTGTTTCTACGCACATCTAAGTCTTTATCTTTTACCTTTGCTTTTTTACCCCCAATAGGAACAATCTTTTTATGCCCTTTTAGGATAAATTCCTTTTCTTCTTCTGCTTCATTTAAGAGATTAATCTGTCTAGGTTCACTAATCTCTTCTATAGATGATTTCTTTTTAAAACCCATTATTTGGACACCTTCTTTCTGAATTTACTCTTGTTATTATGGAACTTGTCAAAAGATGTTTCAACTTTTGGTTTTTCAAGTTCTTCTCTCTTGTGTTCTCTTCTAATCTGTGCCTGTGTTTGATACTGTTGCTTGGTTAGTTGGTTGTTCGCCTCTTCAAAGTGTTCTATTTTAAAGTTATTATCACTTTCACGAACTGCCGGAGTAGGCTTTACAACTTGTTTCTGCTCTGGCACGATATTTGTCTTATCAAACCTCTTAAACTCTTCCGGTACGTCTTGTAGGACCTCTTTATTAGGCGTTAAGAGAATTTTGCGTGCAACACCAAACCCAAGATTGGCAAATTGATGTTCATTGGTTGATTTTTGAATTAAATAACATTCTGCTCTGTACCCATTAGATGCAGTAGGGGCAGCCAGGCGTTGAAACTTGTTCGGTAAAACTCTATACTCCAACACTTCTGACTTGTTAATCATTTCTTTACCTTTAGAGAATAGACCTTTACGCTCACCCTCTGTAACTTTATAAGAAATCTTAGAAGTTTTACCTAAAATCTTACTAAAACGCTCTGCCTCATCGTCTGTTGCACCGTTATGAATTAAGAAGTTGTTAATAACGTTCATAAACGCATCTATCTTGTACCCTGCGTTAGAGTCTGTATTGGCAGCCAACTGCAAGATAGACTGTACTGATAGAACAGGGAAACCGCAGGCTGAACGAACTTTGGCGACAATATCTGCAATCAAGTCAATATCAACTGTCTGGAACTCATCCATAAAGATACCACAAGGCAGTTTGTTGTCGAGTGATTCCTTATAACCGAATGCTCTCTTAATATCTGAAACAATGATACTGCCCATATACTTAGCAAATTCTGGCTCTGCATTAGGTGAGAACTGGAACAGCACAATAGGAGCATCTTCGTCCATACAAATCTTAGATAAGTCAATATGGTTATCTCCGTGGGAGCCTCTATACAAACTACTACTATAAGAACTCATAGTTAAGTTCTTCATTGTTACTGATAAGCCGTCTAACTGTTCTTTTAATAAACTCTTAGGAGCGATTAAGTCATTATATACTTCTTTTAAACTGTTTAACTTCAATTCCATCTCTCTATTAGGATTAGCCGGGTCAATCTTTCTTGCGTATGCTTGTATCATATCGAATAGTGTCGGTATTTGTAAGGCTGCCACAAATTGTGAAATACCACCTTCATGCCATGGGAAATTAGGCATATCTTTTTCGTCTAAACTATTGATTAGGAAGAAGATTGTTTGAAGTAAACTAATCTGTCTGTTTTTATAAACTTCTGAGGCAGCATCCCACGTTCTCATACCAAGCACTAAGTCTGTTTGCCCTTCTTTTGTAGCAAGTGGGTCATAAGATGCTTGATACTGTGCTAATGGCCTCACACTCTTGCCATTAACAAAATGCAAAAACTTTCTATTATATTTCTTCGCACAACGAGAAGCATGATAGGCTAAGTTAATGCCTTTCTTAAAGTCTAAGATAATCATTGGGTACCCAGCCTGTGCGGTATTCTCTATCATTTGTAGCATTGTAATAGTTTTACCAGAACCAGGCACACCCTCAATGACTGTTCCCTTAAAAGCGTCTTTATAGTACATATACACTGGTTCAATACCACTATATGTTTCACCATGCTCTAGTTCCACATCTTCAATTAGTGTTCCTAAAGGAACTGCCTCTGCTGAATTTAACTCACCGTTTTCTAAATCTTTTTTGAGTTTGTCTCTTCTTAGTTTGTCTATAAAGTTTTCTCTGTATTCAAAATTATGGAATGGCCCTGCTTTCATCTTTTCTTCTGGATGCCTCTTTAACTGACTAGCCTTAGTTAAGCATAATATGATGCCTATCACAGGACCAAGAATACTTGTTGCCAAAATATACTTGGCTATCAATGTTTCAGGAAGTAAGAAAAATAACAAACAGAATACTAATACAGATGGTATTAAAATCACAGGGATATTGAACTTGTTTTTGTATTTTAACACTCTAAACAACACAAAGAATAGTAAATAACCAATCAGTATGGCTGGCAGAATAGTAAAGCAGATTATACCTAAAAAGACATATAAGCCTAGTTCACTACCCTCTTCGTTTTGTTTCTTTTCGTCTACTCTTTCGCTCATATGATACCTCTCTTTAGTATTATATCAAGAAAGGCCTAAAAGCACCTTCACTATCTCTCTCTTCATCGGTTCCATCTGTTTTAACAAACTTCTTTTTTATACTATTTGCTTGCATATATTCATTTACCTTTTTTGTAAACCAACGTTTCTTCCATGGTTTTCCATCTTGTGCTGGTTTATATTCAATAAATGTGTGCTTTTTAGCCATATCTCTATGGAGTTCTTCAAGTTGCTTGCCTCTTTCAGAACATGTCAGGATGTCTTGATAACCACCTTTATTTGTACCTACAATATTTTCATAACAGTACTTGTCAATATATGCGATATTATATCCGTTATCTATACAATCTAAACAGTATTGCATATCTTCTAACACACTGTCCGTTTTAAACTTGACCGCTTTAGAGCGATAGCAACACAACGCTCCTGATACATTGGAGTAATTTGCTGGGCCATATTTCGCCTTAGATAGAAGTATAAGTTTGTTGGTTGACGGAACTAATCCCCAAGCAATAAGACCTCTTTCTTCTGCAACACCATCACAATATTCTAGCATATCAATAAATTCTTCTCTTGTTGTAATATTGTCAATACTGCCAAACTGCTTTTCTTCTGTTGGCTCATTAAATTTACAGAACCTTTTAATATCATCATCAATGGTTAAGATTAGTTTATTTTTAAAATCAGCGTTCTCTAAAATATAGTTCAAGTGGTCTGTCTTTTTGTGAAACGGAAAAGGCAAGACTATTGAAATGTCTCCAATAGTCTGCTTATATCCTTCAAAATCATCATTACATACATGGACATATATCTCATCTTTATAAATACCGATTTTATTTAGTAAGTGTGCTGTTAAACAACCATTAGGGCGTTTATAAGATGGAATATGAATTTCAATTTTCTTCACGATTTCTCCTTTACCATCTACAAGTATCTAAAAAGCGTTGTAGATTTTTAGTCGCCTTGCCAGGCAATTCTTCATCACGATACATTATACACATAGAAGCGTTGGTATACCCAAAGAGTTCGCCGTTTTCTTCGTTACGTTTTAGATACGCTTTTGGATAATGGTCGCTAAAACGAATTAGGAAGTTATCTCCTTTTGTAAATTCTAAAAATCTACGTTCATCAATATGGAAGCCCTTGTTTTCTAAATACTCTCTAACATCTGTTAAGCGTGTTTTATTTACAACAAAATATGCCGAACAAGATGCGTTGCTGAATGAATAGTCAACAATGTCCTCATCGAATTTGTTGGCAAAATCAATAGCCTGCACTCTTTGAGATAACAATGTATTTATGTTGCTTTCTAATTGCAAAACTCTCGACTCTGCTTTGCGATATGCACCACTTGTCTGCTTAAATTCTTCAAGCATCTTTTCCTTAGATGGAATTTGCCCCATATGCTTTGCTTGCATGTCTTGGACCTTGTTTTTATACCACTTTTCAAAGTCTTTTTTAATAATACGATTTAACTCACCACGATAGAACGGTAAGTTCCTGTCTACATTCTTTGCTCTAAAAATATCATCTGAATAATTATGCTTTGTTAATTCAACCGATGTATTTTGTTTAGACGCACGGTGTATCATGCGTTCCATGTATTCTTGAGCCTTTTCAATACTGTCAAAATGTTCAGAGGCGCTATAAGGGCATTTGCCGTTCTTCGCATGACATTCGTTGATTTGACCTTTGTGGTTAATATGGAATAGTTTGCTCATTTCCTATCTCCTTTCTATACTTATTATATCATTTGTTGATGATTCTATAGAAAGTAGGAAACTGTGCTTTGTACTTATTGTATGGTTCTTGAATTCCCTTTACTGCTTTTGCAACTACATCAATATGGATATAGTCTATATTCTTCATGCCTTCTTCTTCCCATAGTTTGTCTAAGAAGTAAATGAGTGTTTCTTGGTTTACGAGTTTAAAATTTTTCCAACCCTGTGACCACCAAGAATTATCACGCATGATAAATGAGTTAGGGTTTGCAATACAGATGAACGCCTGCACACTTACATCAATACCCTCATAGTACTTCTTCCATAAGAACTTAGATTTAACAATATTAGGGTGGCTACCACTGAACTCATTTTTACTTCTTAGGATTGCCCCGCCTTCACCAACACTGTATGACGCTTTTTCTTTCCAGTTTTTGCTATCAATAATGATAACCGTATCACCGATAATGAGTAAGTGGTCTGTGTCTCCAAGTCGGTTAACAGAGCCTTCTTCTTCATCAACTCCTGTTTCTTCCTCTTCTTCGTCATCTAATTTTAAGTGAATAGAGTCTACTAAAACAACATTAGGCTTATCATCAATCCATTTACGTAAAACTTCTGATGTAGATTGCTCGCCTTTTGCACCAGCCTCGACAGCCTTTCGGTTGATGCCCATTTCTTTGTATTTAGGGTCGATTAACTGGTTAAATAAACCACTGCCTGGTGAGCCAAAATATCTTCTGCCTTTTTGTTCAATAAACTTCTGAACTGTCTTTAAATAATCTTCTGAAAGTTCTGGGAATGTGTTTGTCGTAATATATCGAACAATCATTGGCTGTTCTTCATTAACAACTTCTTTATTAACAACATCTTCTGATTGTGTAATAACATTTTGTTCTACGTTACTATCGCTTTTTATCTTCTTGAATGGCATTCTTATACTCCTTCACATGTTCTTTAAGTTCTCTTAACAATCTAGCATATTCATCCCCAAGGACCTCTGTAAAATTACAAATATCCTCTTCTGAATAACACTTCTTATTTGTATCAAAACTCTTTGATAATTGGTATGTGGCAATACATGCATGCATTAACTCATGATTGAGTGTTGTTGCCATCTTTAATGGATATTCTTTGTTTAACCAAATCTTAGAATCAACCGAAGATGTTAAGCCTAAGAATACGGCACCATCTAAATCAACTTCTTTACCGTTTCCGATAATATCTGTCATTTCTTGTGTTGTCAGAAAATCTAATTCCCATTCTTGGGAGCCAATATAGAAGTTTATCATACTTAATCCTCCTGATAAGCACTTCTGCCTATTTCTTTTGCAATTAAGATTACTTTACCAGCACTAGCGTCATGTAAACATGTTTGTAGTGTGATGAAATTATCTCTATATTCAATTTCATTTAAACTAGCAACTCTTGTATGTGCTTTCGCATACGCAATCCAGTTATTAAATTCTTCTTCTGTAAAGTTTTGAATTTGATGGTCGAACTCTGACGAGTCTTTATTTACAAGAACATAACTAATCTGATACTTACGAATGTCACTCTCTGTATATAATGTGAATGTACTATTTTTCTTATAGAACTCATCATCATTAGGATATAGGTTTAAGTTAGAGAACTTTTGCGTGTTGATACTACCGCCTGCATGGCCATACAGAATTAAGTTTTTGTCTGCCAGCGTATTTTTGTAGTTCATAAATACTGTACCAAAAGCGTTGTAGTCTTTATTTACATCTCTATCTAGGTAATAAGCATTATCGGTTGTTTGTGCTACTGGCTCACTAACTAAACCAGAGTCAAATTGCAAGTAGGCGATAATATCTTCGTTTACTTGTTTTAGTTTTAGAATTTTATCTTTTGTAATAGCAGAAGTAATTTTATTATCTTTTACATCAATAATCGTTTTTACTTCTTCTAGTGCTTTTGCTTCTTCTTGGTTTCTTGCAAACTCTTTATACAACTGATAAGAAGAAAAGCCAATTACGCCCAGTAAGATTAATGTAATTAGTCTTTTAATTAAACGTGTTAGTGTCTTTCCCATTTACCTTTACCAATTCATATACCGCAACTGTTCTTTCTGTCACTGGGCCATGGCATGTCAACAATGTTAAGTATTTATGTCCTTCTTTAATCTCGCCGTCTTTGATTGTCTTAATTGCGGGTACCGACTTCATTTCGTTCAAGCCAGAAATTGTTATTGCTTTTTCAGGAGCAAAGTATCTGTCATTGTCTATTACCCGCATATCAACAAGTTTGTATTCATATGTACCTTTATTTGTGTATAACTTAGCCGTTTCCATATTATTTTGAGGCATTACATCTTCCCTTGATACTAAGTAACCAAAGCGTGTATTATCAAGCATAGAATGACCGTATAATGTTACCGAGTCGTCCTCATAGGTCTGATTTTGATAATACATCTTAATTGTGCCAGCAATATTGTAATTGCCATGAATATCAGAGCGTAGGTACTGCTCTGGCTCTGTCGCTTTAACAACAGGTTCTGTAATCATGTTATCACCAACTGTTAGATATGCACTAAATTTATCTGTACCATACTCCTGATTGATTTTATTTACAATGTTAATGCCATCGTTAATATAGTCTTGCTCTGTTTTGTGCAAATCACTTTCTTTAATAGTGTTGTTCACTACTTCACGCACCTTCTCGACCTCTTTTTGATTCTGCCAAGAAGAGTAGTACTTGTATCCGATAATGCCTGTCGAACCAACAAAAATAATTGTCAGGACAACAAGCAATATATATCTTATCTTTTGTTTCATATTCATTACCTCTCTTACTGATTATATCAGTTTTAAGGCAATTAAGAGCAAGGCGAGAATAGTAACGGCAATATAAGTCAGTCTAATCAATGTTTTATTTAAACTACTCACATATACTTTTTCACCGTTAAATGCATTTCCTAAACTTTCTTGCTTAGGTGACTGAAATAAAATCACTCCAAGCAAGAACATACTCACAAATGCTGTGCAAATAATCAAAATATGCCTCATCATTAGAACAACTCCTTATAGTTTGTCTTTTGTGTCAACCCCTTGATTTGGTATATGATTTCTTGGAATGTACCAACAAGAATCAATACAGATAATCCATTAATTGAGGCTGCAAAATCAATTGGTGTAAATACAGCAACTGCTAGTGAAAGTCCTGCAATAAACGCTAATACAGGTGCACCAATTAAGTTAATCTTAAATAGTTTTTTACGAATTACTTTTGCTGACTGTGTAGGGCGAACACCCAATATATACATAGACCCCTTAGACAAATCGTCTTGTAGTGTATCACCGTTCACCTCAATAGAATTGTAGATAAATGTCATAAGCATAATCACTACTATATAAACTACGAAACCCGTTTTTGTTGTGTAAGATGTCCATGTCCAGTTTAAGTTCTTAAAGTCATTAATAATCTTTAAAACAGACATAATCATACTTGCAAAGATAACAGGCATAACTGAACTTGCCAATAACTTAATAGGGAAATAGTGTGCCTCTATATATTGACTATTACTAGCAGAGTGGATAGGTAATTTAAACACTTTCTTGTTTGCAACAATACATAATACAATAACCGTAAGTAAAACAACCATAATAACTGCAAGGTACTGCCAGTATGTAGTTAAATCGCTCTTTGCTAAGTATCTATTGTATGCTGACATAAACTGTAACACGATACTAGGGATATTGCCTAAAATACCAACTGTAATAAATACAGATACACCTTGACCGATACCCTTTTCATTAACTCTACTTGCTAGGTATGACACAAATAGAGAACCGACTGTTGTCAATAAAATCAGATAGACTGTCTGATAGATATTTGTAACGGTAATACTGATACCAAGTTGTGCTTGTACTGTTTTACTTGCAATAATACCGTAAGTCTGTAATACACTAAGGATAACGCCTATAATTTGCGTTCTTCTATACAACTTGACTTGTCCTTCTTTGCCCTGTTTGGATAGGCGTTCCCATGACGGAAAGCCTATTGTCCATAACTGTGTTACAATGCTTGCACTGATAAACGGGCTACAACCTAAAGCAAATAACCCAAATCTGCTAAGTGCCCCACCAGAAACAAGATTCAATAAACTACCGAGTTCTGATTGTGCTTGTGTATGCTCTACATATGGTAAAGGAATGAATGTTCCTATTTCAAATAGAATAATCATCAGTAAAGTAAATGCAATTCTATTTCTAACTCTTTTTGTCTTTAACCACTTCATTACTTGGCTCCTTTCACGGCTTTGTCGATAACAAGGCTAATCTCTGACAAGAAATTGTCGTATAAAATTTGAGCCTCTTCCTGATAGACAAGAATAGGATTATTACCTGACCTTGCTCTCCATGCAATACCAGTTTTGAGAGATTCCAGTTTTTCTAAATGCTGAACCCAGCAGAAGTCCATCGCTGATAGTAGTAACTGTTTTCTGATAATCACTCTCTCGACATCACTTAAGTAATCATCGTTGATTTGAACGTCTAGTTTAGCCAGGCATTCATCCAATTCTTTTACTGTATTGTAACGTAAGACATTATCTCTTGATTGATAAAACTTATTTCTCTGCTCACGAATAATGTCGTCATACTTTAATGCGTTTTGTCTTGAAATAGAGGCTTGCCCTGCAAGTTCCGTCTGTAACTCTTTAATCACTCTTAAAGTCATCTTAGTTGGAACATGGTCCTTGGTAGTAATCTTCTTTAACATGTCAGTCAAGGAACTTCTTGCAAAAATACTATCTTCTGCACTAATGATTGTATGTGTAATACCCTTATCACCTTGGCGTCCACTTCTACCCCTTAACTGTCTATCAATTCTACCATTTTCATTCATTTCTGTCTGAATAACTACTAGTGGGTGGTCTTTATCTTCTAGTACAATATCTGTGCCTCTACCAGCCATATTCGTTGCAATCGTGATATCCCCTAACTGACCTGCCAAGGCAACAATTTCAGCCTCTTTGGCATCCTGTTTTGCATTTAATACTTCATGCCTAATATGTTCACGTGTCAGAATATCACTGACAACTTCGCTATCATGTACAGATGTTGTACCGATAAGAATTGGGAAATCTTGTTCATGGTACTGCTTAATTAAGCCGAGTACACGCTCCCATTTTTCTGTCTTTGTCTTATACAACTCTGGTGTATGGTCTACTCTAATTACAGGCTTGTTTGTGTCAATCGGCACAACCTTTAACCCATATACTTCCATAAACTCGTCAGCCTCTTCTAATGCAGTACCTGTCATACCTGCTAGTTTATGATACATTCTAAAAAAGTTTTGAAGCGTGATGGATGCAATCGTTACTGTTTCACTATGAATGGAAACTTGGTCGCTATGTTTCGCTTCTAATGCTTGATGTAAGCCCTGATTATATCTTCTGTCAGCCATAATACGACCTGTACCTTGGTCGATAATTACAAGTTGCATACCATTACCAAAGTCCTTAATTGCATAGTCAATATCTAGTTTGAATACATAATTGGCAATCAATGCTTGCTGAACTAAATGCATAATATAAATATGTTCTTGACTATATAAGTTTTCAATACTTAATAATTTTTCAAGTTTTGAAATACCATCATCTGTTAATTTAACATTGCGATATTGAGTATCGACAATATAATCTTCTGTCGGTTTTAGTTGTTTTACAGCCTTGTCTACATTTATTATATTCACCACATCTTTATCTTTTTCACCACCAATAATGCATGGAGTTCTACCGTTATCAATGAGGACGCTGTCTACTTCATCAATATTGGCGAAATGAAATGGCTTTTGAATTACTTTGTCATTTATACTCATTACCATTTGGTCTCTTAACCAGTCAAAGACGAATGTACTTTCAATACCATAGATAATATCATTCTCTGCGTAAATCGTCTTTTTAATATATTGTGATGACTGTTGCTTGTTAAATGCAGATTTTAACCCGAAGAATGAATATACAGGTGCAAGATATTTTTTATCACGCTCTGCAAGGTACTCGTTTACTGTGATTGCATGGACTTGCCCGCTACAAGCATTGTAAATAATAGGGTAAAGTGATGTTAATGTCTTTCCTTCACCTGTTTTCATTTCTGCAATCTTACCGTCTGACAGGATAATACCACCCTGAATTTGAACATCATAAGGAGATAACCCTAGTACACGCTGAATAGCGACTGTAACTAAGGCAAACACGTGTATTTTCTTATGCTCTGTGTCAACTTCGTTCCTAATCGCTTGGAAGGCTGTTTTTAACTCGATATCTGACATAGATGAATAAATACTCTCTTGTTCTCTAATCTTCGCTACCAACGCCTTTGCACGCTCTCTATCGGCAGTGCTATATAAACTCATTAATTTGTCTTTAATATTCATATATAACCTCTCATATATATTATACAACAAATTAAAAAAGGAAGACCTATTCATCTTCCTTTAATTGTACTGCGTTCTTATCTCTTGCTTTAAATTCTTCTTGCTTTTCCTTAAGAACTCTTGTTACTTCTTGTGATACAACTTCAAATATGTCTGCATTATTTGCAAGTCTTGCACGTGTTCTTCCTTCACCAACTGCAAGTTTTAATTGTTTTGTTTCTTCGTTATACTCACAATTCTTTAGTTTTTCTTGCTGTTCTTTTGTTAAGTCGATATTTGCATAGAATGTAGTTCCTGTCTTTGAGATAACCCCGAACTGTACACCCAATAAGTAGATTTCACCAACTGTGTCGATACCACTTGAATAAGAAAGCAATGTACTACCAATACCACCCGGTGTTGATGCCTTGTTCTTTTCGACCTTTAGACCGACTTCTGTACCGATTACAGAACCCTCTGAATCCTTAATAGGTGACTTCTTATTTACCTTTACTCGTTGTGTTGCATAGAATTTTAGAGCGTTACCACCTGATGTTGTTGTTGGGTCACCGAACATAACCCCAATCTTTTCACGTGTCTGGTTAATAAAGATAACTGTACAATCATTATTAGAGCATGCCTCTGCCAATACAGGCATATTCTTAGACATATTACGTGCTAATTTACCTACGCTATCTTTTACCAGTTCTTCATCTGCTACACCCTCTGTCATTGCTGATACAGAATCAACAACAACCATACTAATTTCTCCTGAACGAACAATCTTTAATAATGCTTGGAATGTGTCTTTTGCACTACTAGGTTGTAGGAATAGTAATTCATTTGTGTTTACGCCTAGCACTTCCATAAATGATGGAGAGGCTGCATGCTCAATATCTAGGAATGCAACTGAATTACCACGCTGTTGCTCTTTTCCTAAGGCAAGCACCGCCATTGATGTTTTACCTGAAGACTCGGGACCGAAAAATTCAATGATTCTCCCCTTTGCTACACCACCACCAAGTAGAGTGTCTAATACAAGTGAACCTGTTGGTAAGAATGTAATTTGCTTGTCTTCCATCTCACCTAAAAAACCAACATTTGATACTCCGTAAGTCTTTTTGGCATCTTCTTGCAAGGTGTGTACCAAGTCCATTAAGGCCGCTTTCTTGTTACTGTCTGTTACTGTTACTGCTTTCTTCTTTGCTACCATGTTTTCTCCTTATCTAGGGTTTTACCCTTACACTTATATTATACAAGAAAAAGAAGTGATTAGGTACAATCACCCCTTATTCTGTTACATCTTTTAACTCTACCGAGCAGGTTACAGGACAGAACCTGAAATCAGTTAATTTTAGTTTACCACCTTTGACAAAATCTGCATATTCATCAACTGTTAAACGCTTGCGGAAGTTACCCATGATAACTTCATACTCTCGTTTACCTTTAGCAATTTCACCATGCCATACACCAGCACCCTTAGAAGATGTTTTTGAACCACCTTTTACAGTAACCAAATCGCTTAGTGTGAACTCTGTTTTTGCTACACCGTCTTTAAATGCTCTGCCGTAATTTACTTTACTGTTTAAGAAGTAATCAACTTCTTTTTCACCAACATTGCGAGGACTCTTGTTTACATGAATACGCATATCACCAATATATTTACCAGAATTGATTAACTCCTCTCGTTTCTTTGTTGCCCGCTCTGTTTTACTGCATGATATAGCATCTGTTTTACCATCTTTGTCAATAAAGATTACATTCTTATTACCAGGCATTCTGATTGTTCTTTCTTCGTAGTCTGAAATTAAATCTCGAACACCATCATAACCCTTAATACGATAGTTGTGATATCCCTGCTCTAACACGTCATAATCATCGGCAAGAATTTCTCCAGAATTAACATCGCTAACAACACCGTTATCATCGTAATAGATTGTCTTGGTTGAGCCCTGTGCTGATTTTGTACCGTTACATAGAGTTTTTACCTCAAACGATGACACAAAACTCTTTTCCTTTTCAGGATTTTTAATAATTCTGACAATATCCGCACTGAAATTATCATCAGGCCAAATATAGATACAATTACTATCTTCTAATATAGCATTACAGTCTTTTACCTTTAAGTACTCTTCATCTGAAACCATAATCTTACTCGCCTCAATATAAGATTGTAAATGCTCTTGAATAACAGGTGAAATGTTACCGTTTTTTATGACATACAGTCTTTGAGAGTTTTTGAACTCTTCCTGTTCGTCTGTTGGTGCAAAATTCAGTTCTTCTACTGCCAAATTCATCATTGAGTAGAACTCGCCAGATTTACTAACCTGCGTACCCTCATACTCAAAGCCTAGTTTCTTTAAAAATCCGTACTCTGTCATTCTGTCTTTATCACTATCATAGTTGTAATTCTTTAACGTATAGTAACCAGAACTTGATTTGGTTAATCTATTTTCATAATAACTGTTTGCCAACATCTGTGCTTTGGCCATATCATCTATAATCTTATTTTCTTCTTCTGGAGTTATTGTGCCAGAGAAGTGTAGGTTGTTACCATATTTGCATGTCGCCTGACCTTGCGCCGTGCATTTACTAAAGCCTTTGCCATTAAAATGTTTTTTCAAAATACGCAATCTCCTTTTCTATCTACATATTATATCAAAAAAGAGGACAAGTTTTGCCCTGTCCCCTTATAGATTGTTATAGATGGAACACCCTGTCGTGAATGTCTCCAAGTCTACCAAGGTTTACACCATTACTAATACGACCAAGATACCCACAAACTCTACGGACGATATTAAGTTTATCAATATTTGTTTCTCCGCAGTTAGGACATCTCCATATGTAATTGCCGTTTTCATCTTTAATCATTTCCATCTCACCATGGAAACCACAAGTATCACATACGTCAGTTCTTGTGTTACACTCTGCATACATGTTGTTATCGTAGATGAACTTAATAACTTCTAGCAACGCAGGTATATTCTTTTCCATGTTCGGAATTTCGATGTATGAGATAGAGCCACCAGATGATAATGACTGGAACTCTGACTCCTTCGACAACTTGTCAAAGGCGTCAATCTCTTCTCTTACATTTACATGGTAACTATTTGTGATATAGTCATGTTCGTTTACTTCTGGCATAGTGTCAAAATCTCTTTGAAGTGCCTTTGCAAACTTGTAAGTACCTGATTCCATCGGTGTACCGTAAACAGAGAACGCTAGGTGAGTTTCTTTCTTCCACTTCTCACAATAAGCATTTAACTTATTCATGATTTGAAGTGCAAGTTCTCTACCCTCGTCGGTTGTGTGTGACTGGTGAATTAACGCTTGTACCGTTTCATATAAACCAGCATAACCTAGGGAGATTGTTGCATACCCATCATACATAACTTTATCTAATGTATCGTTAGGGTTTAATCTCGCATAGGCGCCATGTTGCCAAAGAATTGGAGCAACGCACGCTTTCGTCTTGTTTAATCTCTTCACAAATGTCATGTGAGCCTCAAAACAGAGGTCTGCATATTTGTCAAGTAGGGACCAAAACTTATTCATGTCTCCATTTGCCTCTAATGCAACATACGCTAAGTTAAGGGTTACAACACCAAGATTGAAACGACCGTATGCGTGGAAATCACCGTTGCCATCATACCATGGACTTAAAAAACTTCTACACGTATATATCCTATATCACTATAGGTACTGACTATATCATCTGTATAAAATATACAGTCGGACTCTTCGAACCAGTGTCTGTTTCTGGTCCTACATTAAGGAATTTATCCGCCGTTACATTCATCACGGCTAGTCGATACACTTTTTGAGATTATAAATATTTTGTTGAGTATGGTTTTGTTATCTACAATGTTCTTTAATTCTATGTAATTATGCAAGTTGAACATGACAACAATCTCTTTTGCTGTTTTAACACATGTTTCGCCTGTTTCTGCATTGGTAATAAACAATTTTGTATGGGGGTGAAGATAATGTTTCTTTCTGCCTTTGTAATATTCAGATATTTTTCTGTTGTGTTCTTTTGAAAATTTCTTGCCTTTCAATGCCCTGCTCATTCTTTCTTTTACTTCTGGAGTATGGTGTTTTCCATACATGCCATTTTTAGGACCTATAAGTTGACCTCGATTCCCATTATTCTTACGCAGGGCTGCAGAAATCTTTTCTGATATTGCTTTCATCTCTTCATCAGATTTGTCAATATATGTATTTCCACCTTCACCACCAGTAGTCATATTATAGCCATCCTCTAAAGAGTTATACTTTTTAATATAATAGACTTCTTTTTCGTTCAGTTCATCTCTATTATATGCAACATCTATTGGCTCTATTATAAAATTCTCTTTACCATATTTTCTAATCGCTCTTGATAGTTTAAAGTTATCTCCTCTGTCTGCACTATTTATGTGACCCTGTAATCTATCATTAAGGCTTCTTGTTGTTTTACCAATATATACTTTTCCTGTTTTTATATTTGTTATTTTGTAGATTGTTCCATAACTCATAATTGTTTATACTCCATAATTTCAAAGTAGCACGGTCTCATCTATCGCACGAACTTAGCCGTGTTAGACCTAACCGTTAGCCAGTACAATATTTGTACCGACACCCCTTGACAAGGGTTCACCCGATTTTAGATGGGCTGTAGTGTTTCACTTACCCATCGACGGAAAGCAATGCCCGTCTTTATTCTCAAACATTTTCTTTTCTGAAATGTAGTCTGGCACCATTCTCTTAGATGTGCATTCGGCTGCCAAACGAGTTAAGTACCAATATTCCTTTGTCTCATCACAGTTAGAACTGTCAATCGCATAAATCAACTTAGGGAATACAGGTGAACATAATACACCATGTTCGTTTGGTAAACCCTTTATACGCTGACGTAACATCTCTTCGATAATCAATGCTAAGTCTTTCTTTTCCTGCTCACTCTTTGCTTCATTTAAATACATGAAGATGGTAATGAATGGCGACTGGCCATTTGCCGATGCCATTGTAACGATTTGATGATTTAATGTTTGAATACCATCCTTGACTTCCTGACGTACTTGTTTTTCAACAATTTCGTTTAATTGTTTTGTTGTCACTTCTACACCTTGTTCTGTAAACTCGTCCATTAGTCTATGTCTGATTTTTCTTCTTGAAATATCTACATAAGGTGCTAAGTGTGTTAGGGTCATACTTTGTCCGCCGTATTGGCTTGCTGAAACAGCCATGGCGATTTGGCTTGCTAGTGTGGCCGCAGTACTGAATGATTTAGGTGAATAAATCTTAGTACCGTTTAATACAGTACCATTTGTGAAAATGTCTTCTAAGTTCACTAGGCCACAGTTCGTTATTCCTGCAATACGATAGTCTAAATCGTGAACATGAATAATACCTTTTTGATGAGCGTCTTGTACATCTCTTGGTAAAATGTACTTGTTTACAAGATGTCTGCTAATTTCACCGGCAGCCAAATCTCTTTGAGTACTTAGAAGTTTTGCATTCTTATTTGCATTTTCTACGGACGCATCTGTTTCCTTCTGCTCAAACAATGCCATAATATTCTTCTCAAGGTCATTGAACTTATTGTCTCTTAATTTGCCTTTTAAGAAACGATAATTAGAGTACGCCTTTGTTAATGCGAAACTAGCGTTGTCGTAGAGTTCTTCTTCTACCATATCCTGAATATCCTCTACTGAAATTTCTGTATCTTCAGGAATGCGACTTACAACAGTATCAACCAGTTCTGCGATTTCTTCTTCTGTAAGTCTGTTTTCACGGCTAACCTGCATATTAGCCTTTTCGATTGCTGAATTTAATTTTTCAGGCTTAAATTCAACTTCGTTGCCATTTCTTTTAATTACTTTTATCATTTTACTCTCCTTGGCATAAGTTCTGCTATGCCTAATCTTATATTTACTAAAAGCGAATGGTTTGCCTATTTCACCTCACAGTCTAATTTATCCCAATCACTAATAGAACGTAAGTCTTGTGGGGTGCTTATGTTGCGTAAGTCAAGCCTTCTCTGGTTTTCTGAACCAGCATATTTTAATAGTAAATTACGCTTTGATAGAACAAAAGGACCATCAATCAAATAATCAATATTACATAAAATATCTTCTGTGTATTCAGTGTAATCCCTGAATGTCTTATCTAGTAGACTTTCAATTCTTCTACCGGTCCATATCCATATGTCTTTTGTATCACCAAATTCTGCTCTGAAACGCTGAATAATCTTTAAGACCTCTTCTTGATTTTCTTTTTCAAGTGGGTCTCCACCAAGTAATGATAGACCTTTAATATATGGCTTTTTACAGTCTTTAATTAGTTCATCTAAAACCTCATCTGTAAATCTATCACCATAATCTAATGCCCAAGTTTCTTCATTAAAGCAACCCTTACAATGTAGCGTGCAACCTGATACGTAAAGGCTGACTCTAATACCATCACCGTCGGCGGTGTCATGTTGTCTATAATCACTATAAAACATATTTCTTCTCCTAACTAAAAAGGACTATAATAGTCCTAATACGATTGCGTTTGATATTGCATGCATTCCGATTGATACATACAAGTTGTCTGTCTTTCTGTAGAAGTAATGATAGGTAGTAGCATTTACAGTTGTTATAATTGCTGGATAAAATGCCGTATATAAATCAGTACTCTTTTGTATATGAAGTAAACCAAACAGAACAATCGAAGCAACAATAGACGATTTGTTCTGTGGTAAATATCTAAATATATATTCCTCTGTTAAAGGCGCCATCACGCAAGACAGAAGAATACCTACAAAGCCATATGACTTGGCAAGTATCTTTACTTTTTGTTCTTCTATTGGTTTTGGTAGTACATATATCAAGAAACCACTAACTGCCATGTGCACTAAAAGACCGGTTACGATATATAGCGCCACTCTTTTATTTAATTCTGGTTTAGGAAATTTTCTTTCATCTCTATAAAATAGATAAATAATACCCATAAATAGAACAGAGAATAATATATGCCTAAATGGGGCAGGTCCTATCGCCATTACAGACGACAGGACATAACTCGTAAGAACAATAAATATATATTTTGATGTTGCTTGCATTACTTGCCTGCCTTAGCAATAAGAGCCATCTTGACAAAACACATCTCATACAACACACGGTAGTCAATCGTCTTGCTTGCAATAGCATGGAATGTCTTTTCTAATTCACCAGTTAGTTTAATAAGCATGTTAAGATTTGTAAGTTTTGTTAAATCTTGATAAGGTATTCCAGATTCTACCTCAACTCCTGAAAGCATTAACATTAAATCTACAATAACCTTATACAATACTTCTGCGGTTGAGTGGAAATTCGCTCCGGATTCTGACATCGCTTTTGTTGTTTTGTAAATATTGATTACATCACCATGTAAGATATTTTCTAACAACTGTCTTGAATAAGAAGCACTAATAACACCACCGTTTACCAAGTTTTCTAGGTTACTAATAGCATCTCGGATTGAACCACCACTATTATGAACACAGTTAAAGAAATCTTCTTTGGTAAACTTTTTATCTTTGATTCCTTGCAGAATGTCTGGCTCTTTTTTAGCGATATTCTGTAGAACTGTTAGAATTTCGTTCGGTGTCGGTACTCGTAAAGAGAACTGTTGCATACGGCTCTTAATTGACTTAGGTATTCTATCAGGCTCTGTTGTACAGCAGATAAATAGTGAGTCTTGGTTTGTACTCTCCAAGTCTGTGAGGATAGATTCGAAGGCTGCCTTAGAACAGTTGTGGAACTCGTCTAAAATAAATACCTTCTTCTTGATTGGTTGTGATACAAAAGACTCTGCCATAATCTTTCTGACATCTTCTACACTAGCATTCGCCATAGACACCTGTTTGACGCCGATAAGAGAATCATTATCAATAGCCTCTGTGATTTCATCTTCAATCGGATTTAAGTCATCATCCAATTTATGGCAGTTCAGCACTTTTGCAATTAATAAAGCAAGCGTTGTTTTACCTGTACCTGCTAAACCACTGAAAATATAGCCTGTAGGTATCTTGTTTGATGCAATAGCATTTTTTATCGGTGTAATAATCGCCTCTTGACCGATAATGTCTTCCCATCTTTTCGGTCTGTATTTTTTGTATAACTCAATGTATCTGTCCATACTATTCATCTCCGTACTCTACATAGTCATTTAATCTGTCTGTAATAATCTTAGGTGGGTATGCTCTACCTAAACCACATAAATAAGTTGCCCATGAATTATATTTACCTGGCTTGAATGGGAAGGTATAGTCGTTTGCAATACACTCTTCTAAAATACTATCTGCTTTTTCACAGTCTGCAATTACTTGCTCTCTAACTTTTGGATTATGACAGTCAACATTGACAATCTGTGGAACTTCTGCACAAGGGAATATCAAACATGCACTATCTACTTTCATACCTGCTTGCTCTAAGAGCATCGTATAAAATGTCTGCTGCCGCCAGTAATCGAATGGGTTATTATCACTAGGTGCCTTACTAGGGTCATAGTCATGGATTTTTGCTCCTGTTTTCCAGTCTTGAACGATTAAGCCATAGTCACCCTCAACAAGTTTATCAATAAATCCTAAGCATGTTCTTTTAGCGTTACCAATCTTACCTGTAACAAACAATTCTAAGCCTTGCTTTTGTTCTCCCATAAGGAACACAGAGGCAATCTTTTCATCTTTTGCACCACTAAGCCATGTGTTTTTGTAACCTTGTATTGCTCGATTTAGCCAGTCTTTGTTTTCCTGTCTTTCAAGCATGTGTGGGTATTTTTCTTTTGTTACTGATACAGCGACTGCCGACAAGTGTTTAAAATCTCTGTTCACTGACGCTAACTTAAAGAACTCTTCCATAATACTGTGGAACCATGTTCCTCGCTCTAATGCATCGACATATCCATCAATACATAGTGGTTCAATATAAGCACCCATTACCCAGTCTCCTGGCGAGTTCAATAATGCACCAACTAAACTAGGCGACAATTTCTTCTTATTGATTTCCTTCCTCAGGTCTTCGTCTAAAACTTGAACACTATTGTTTGCAATTCTAACTTTCTTATTTGTTTGCTTTTCTGTTTCTAAATCAAATAAACTAAATCCCATATTACACCCCCAAAATCTCGCCTAACTCATCGGCAGTATGTTGTGTTGTGTCTATTTCGATAGAGTAATTTTTATATTCTAAGCATTGTGTTTCGCTTGGGTGCTTTAACGCCTCTTCTGAAACAGTAATCTTATCTCTATCATATAGTCGCTTTAATCGAACTTCTAACGGTGCTTTTAATAAAACCGTAGTAGCACCGATAGATTGTAACATCTCTAACTCGTTGATAAAGCGTGCGTCTGTAATATACGTTGCTATACCATTAGAAATATTTTCTTCAATCTCTGCCTTAACAATATCTACCCAATAACTATCTTTTTGTTGTCTGCGGACCTCTGTCCCCCAGTATTGTAATAAAAATCTTGTCGCTGGCGTTCTATCTCTTGCTGTAAAGTTTGGATGAATGTAGTCCTCTTCAAGAATTGCATTCTTTAGTTTGCTGATGTGAATACAGTTTACTTTCATTGCTTGTGAAATCTCTGCCACACCTTCATTGTTTCTTACTCGTTTAATTAACTCGTCTACTTCATCCTTTAATGCTTTTGCAAAACTTAAATGCTCTACCTCTATTCCATTCTGGTTGCATAGTTCTTTATATGCTTCACCAAATGTGTCTTTGCCAGCGGCCATACCGCCACTGAATGAAATTGTTTTTACTAACATACTTTCCTCTACCTCTCACTTATTATTATACACATTTTTATACTCAAAAGGCACATATTTTAAAATATGTGCCAGAACGGTTTTAAGCGTGTTTTCACTTAAATGTGATAAGTTGTTCAGCCCGCTGGTTTTAGGTCTAAAATAGGTCTAAAAAGTCGCACGGACGAGGGTATAAAACGGTTTTAAACAAAATAAAAAGAGTGAGAAAAATCTCAACTCTTAGTATATTTAATTAAATACCGACAACAAACAGTGCGAATGCTAGAAATACAATTACTCCTAACAGTACTTTCTTTTGAGCCTTGCTTAAATCTAAGAATAGAACCGTATAAACTAATACAGACAACAATACATAGAGCAGGATGTGCAATAGCACCGATAACAACGTAATTAACATGAAAATATTACCCCTTTCGCTTTACAGTAAAAGCATATACTACCCATGGCTTTCTGTCAAGTGCATACTCTTATGATTGTCAATTAATATCTTCTGTAAGATGAACTCCTGAACTTCGTATAAGAAAGAACAGTCTATGTCTTCTACATCTTCAAAGTTCAGATAACAACCACCATCATAATCTTTTAATGATAAGTTGATAATTAAATTTTTTGCCAACTCTCTATTTGTATTAAACAACTTAGGAACATCATGTGCTGGTTCTAAAAAATATTCTCCTGTATCGCCATCAAGCATTTCTATATAGACTGTGCCTGGATTACTGGTCTGAAAAACAATCTTAGTATCATAAGGATAACCAAGTTCTGTTAGTCTATCAATCAGAGATTTTAAATAAACAACTAACTTCCACTGCCCTAAAAGGTTATATACAAAATCTAATGTGATTTCATCAGGAGAGCAAACAATTATTTTATCATCCTCGACCTTTACATTCAGGTAGTATTTCTTTAACTTCTTTAAAATGTATTCAACATTAGGGTCAAACTTATTAATCGTACCATTATTAAACATGATAATAAATTCTTCCAGTGTATTAAAATACTTTTGTTTTGAGATAATGCGCCTGATTTTGGTATCAAACTTCTTTGCAAAAGGCATTAAAGCCTGCATAACTAATCACTCTCCCTAAACATATAGGAAATAGGCTTTTCATTAGACATATCATCGTCTACCTCACAACTCAAGGCAACTCTCTTTTCTACTCCTGCAACAAACTGGTTCTCTTCTGAATAACATAGCACCTGCTTGTCATCTTTATTGTAGATTAACACAAACTGGCCGTCTGCATCCTCTTTTAAGGTTAAATCTACATAAGGATATTCTAAAGAGTATGATTGCACAATCTCTTGCCCAGACTTTGTTGGCTTATCTTCTGCTGGTTGTTCATCATCAGCAACTGTCGGTGATTTTAAAATCAATCTTTCAAAGTTTTCAAAATCTTGTTTCTTAGGACCTTCTGTCGGTTGTGTAACTGTTGGGGTCTTTGCAGTACTTGTGAAATGACTGACAACAAAATAACCAATACCTGCAAGAACAACAATAGAGACTAAGGCAATAATGCCAATTACAACACCTTTCTTCAACTTCTTTGGTGTCTTAGCCTTTTTGCTTTCCCTTTCTTTTACAATTTCTTCTAATGCCTCTGCCTCTTCCTCTTCTGAATATTCGACTTTAGGCTGAACAGGCACGACTACTTGAGGCTCTTGATAAGCCTCTTCATAGTCTGTGTCTTCGTCAGTATTGCACCCATCTTCAATATCTTGGAACTCATCTGTAATGTCTTCTACATCTACCGGCTCAATAATATCTTCTTGCTCTTCATGTTTGACAACCGGTTCGGGAATAGTGTTTTTAGTTAAATCTTCCACAGATGGTAAATTCATTATCTTTTTTGCCATTTTACAACTCCTTACTTAATCAGTCTAAGAGCGGCTGCAGATACATAAATTTGGTCGATTTCAACGGTCTTCCACATATCATCTTTCACCGAATAGAACTCAACTAATATATCAATAAGTTTACCACCAGACATTTTCGCCTGCTCTGTTTCTTTGTTGACCAGTTTCTGGAAAGCAGGTAGATTTTTAGTTTTATTCTTATCTACCACAATTCTTTCTAAAATTTGATTATTCTTAGACACTTCTACAGGTTCAATGTCACTAATCATCATACTACCTCTAAAGCCCTTAGTGTATGTGAGTTTATAGATTGTATTGAATTTCTCTGGCTTATCTAAAGGCTCTAATGCATCGAAGAACGATTTTTTCTTATCGTCTGTTAGTCGTAGGAGTTTATATGCCTCTTGTCTGTCGCCGTTTGTTTTTTCCATCGCTGTTCCTAACAAGATTCTATTAGTAACCATGGTAGGTAACTTAATTTCTGCTTGAGAGACACCATTATTGGCGATACCAGTAATAAGAGTTTTGCCAGAACGTGTTTTCTTTTGTGCAACTGATAAGAAGGTGATGTATTGAGTACTATCACACTCTTTTAAGTCTTTTGTTTGGACGATGTCCTGACCGTCCTGTGTTTTTAGACCATCTAAAGGATTGCCTGATAAATAAGCCCCTAATGCCTGACCTTCATTAGCCATCTTTTCGAGTATTGGCCATTCCTCATCGTCTAATTCAACCATACTGATTGCCTCTTCGCCAACCATAGCGAATAAACTAGCAACATTATTCTTCTTGCGTTGTACGCTCTTAACCAACTTTTCTGCGTTATCGTAAATAGATTTTCTTGTATTACCGAAACAGTCTAAACAACCAGAACATGCCAGAACTTCAAGAACAGATTTTGACACAATGTCTTTGTTTCGGTTAATAAAATTCATCAAATCTGTATATTTGCCATTACGCTCTCGTTCTAATATAAACGCCTCTAAAATAGATGTCGGTACTTTCTTGATGTTTGAGATACTATAGACAATATTCTTCAGGTCAGACGTAGGCGAAATAAGCAAGTCAGATTCATTAATATTTGGTGGTAATATCTCTATACCGTTAGAACGGGCGTCTTCAATATACTTTGCTACCTTGTCTGGATTATCTGCATACATTCTCAAGGCTGCTGTTTCCCATAATACTGGATAATGAACCTTTAAATATGCTGACTGATAACTGTTTAAAGCATAAGATACGGCATGTGACTTATTAAAACCATACTGTGCAAATCCTAATAACTGTGCCCAGAACTCATTAACAGTACTTTCCGAACATTTGGTATTCTCAATGATACCCTTTTTAAACTTAGGTTCAAGCATGTTTAGAATTTCAATCTTTTTCTTACCCATTGCCTTACGCATCTTATCGGCTTCTTTTGATGTGAAACCGGCTGCCTCTTGTGCAATCTTCATAACCTGCTCTTGATAAATAATTGCGCCAAGAGTGTCCTTCGTTAATGTGTCAATCGGCGTACCAATAAATTCCCTACTGAATGGTATACGTTTGGACGGGTCATTCTTTCTGACCGCAAAATCATCATGCAAACCTAAACTCATAGGGCCTGGTCGATAAATAGCCGTAATTGCAGGTAGTTCTTCAAACTCTGACGGCTTAACCTTTGTAAGCATGGTTCTTACACCCTGTTCTGCGAACTGGAAGATACCACTTGTCTTAGCCTTTTGGAACATCTGATATGTTTTCTTATCGTCTAATGTACCATCAATGATTTTAGACATATCAATATGTTTGCCAGTGTATTGTTCGACCAATTTTACTGTGCTACTAATCAAGTGTAGTGTGTCGAGTCCTAAGAAGTCCATCTTGATTAAACCAAGTGATTCTGCCTCAGGATATTCAAACATTGAAACTTGATAAACAATACTCTTATCCCTAGGGTCTTCTTTATAAATTGTAGGCACTGTGTCTGAAATCTCTTTGCATGAAATTAGTACTCCACAAGCGTGGACACCTGTGCCAGATGTTCTACCTTCTAGTTCGCTTGCCCTTTTTATGATTTCTAGCAACAATGGGTTTAGTTTTAGTCTTGCACTTTCATATGTTTCATTCTTCTCGTCAAGTACGTCTTTTAATGTGTCTTTTGAAACTGCTTCTGGTAGCAATTCACTAAAACTGTTGACTTCCTGTGGTGGTATGCCATAAACTCTTGCTACGCATCTAAACGCATTTCTTGCACCATAAGGCATTCTCGTGATAATGTGTGTAATATTGTTTTCACCATACTCTTCTTGACAATGTTTAAATACGAGCGGTCGCACTTCTGGCTCAAAGTCTGTGTCAACATCAGGTGCGGCACCGATATCTACAATCTTATAGTCTGTAACTACTTTGCCATCAACCGTGTCACCAAGTTTAATTGTATATGTGTAATCATCCTTGTTATTGATGTTTTTAACTGTTGATACCGGGATTTCTTCAAAAGAATTGTCATCGTACGTAATTCTTGCAATCGCTGAACGGCCAGGTGACAAGAAACGGTCAAACATTAAATCATAACGAACAGGGTCTGTTTTATGAATACCTAGAAGCCTTGCAATACAACTACCACCTGCTGAACCACGCCCACAACCTGTTGGGTAGCCGTTATCTTCTGACCATTTGATGTACTCTCGTACAACTAAGAAGTAGTCTATAAAGTCGTTTGAGTGGATAACCTCTAATTCGTTCTTAATTCTCTTCTTCCACTCTGCCTGAACCTCTTTAGGCTTATCTGCAACAATCTTATCCCAGCCTTCTTGAATTAATGCTTTAAAGTAGGATAAACTATCTTGAAAAGGTGCTGGAATATGAGGAACAGGGCGCAAACCTAATTGATATTCTAACTCAACCTGCTCAATCATATCTACAATAGACTGATTATTAATAATAGCCTGATTTAGGATTTGCTTTGGTACATCTGTAACGTTTCCTTTTACATAATTAACTAATTCCTGTGTTGATTTTAAGTAATGCTCATTGCAGAACAGAGCAGGTCTCAAGCCACCACGTGTTACAGGTGTTTCTTGTAAACTGTAATTCTTAATTAATGCCATATTGATTTCAGACATTTCAAAATCTGTATCGTATGCATAGAATGTAGGATTTGTTAAGACTAAAGGAGTATTTGTTCTTTCTGACAATCTTGTAACAGACTGGCTAATATTTCTACGATTTCCTTTTAGCAATGTAAATTCTAAATATACATCTTTAACTTTGTTTTTAAATTCTGACAAAAACTGCTCGGTTGGTTCTTTTTCATATGTATGTACAATCGCAACAATATTGTCTGTCTGCTTAATGTCTGTGGTTGTTAAGAAAGGCTCGTCTAAATTATTCCTTGTAGATTGTGTTAGTAACTTACATAATTCATGGTAACCATTAATGTTCTTTGCTAAGAATGTAATATTGTGTTTTTCAACTGTAAGGGTTACTCCGACAATCGCTTTGATATCATTTGCCTTACACTTCGTCAAGAACTTAAAAATACCCATCATTGAGTTGGTGTCTGTTAATGATAAAGTTTTAATACCCTTTTGCTTACAAACACTAATATATTCATCAATAGTGCCATACCCGATATGAACACTATAATCACTATATACAATTAAATTGCTAAATTCCATATTTGCTCCTTTTCTCTCACTAATATTATACAACAAAGACCCGCTATTTAGACAGGTCTTGTTTGTTTGTATAGAGAATTACTCCGAATACAATTTCTATTGTGAAATAAATTACAATGTAAATGAAAGAATTTACAGACTTTGTTAAATATGTAAATAACAGTAATGACAGAACGATTAAGATACTCACTAAGACAGTAATTAATAGTCGTTTTGACTTAACATTAAACTTGTCCATCAATAACTCATTTACAAAAGCAATAGATATTGTTAAAGGTATAAAAGTTGCAAGTAATGATAACTGCAACATGCTTTCAAATTGTAATACAAGCATAGCGACTACAACTTCATAGATAAACAGCCACATCAAATAAAATACGCCGTGAAAGAAGTTTGAAAACATCATAGAGCCTGTATATACAACAAATATTCCTAAAAATACATACTGAATACCATTTGTATCAGTCTGAAATGCTGAAATTGTAAGCCCTAGCAAGGCAATCATCACAAGGATTTTAAGAAAAGAATTATTTAGAAACTTCTTTACCAGTGCTGCCAAAACCGTTTGCTCCTCTTTCTGTTTCTGATAATTCATCTACCTGTGTGAATTTTGCCAAACATGGAACAACTACAATCTGTGCCATTCGCTCTCCCGGCATTAAGAATTTAATACTATCTGAATGATTGTGTATTTTCACTTTGACTTCTCCACGATAATCACTATCAATTACTCCTACAGAGTTGGCGAGTGTACAGTCAAACTTGAAACCTAGCGAACTTCTTGCAAATACTAGCCCAACATATCCATCTGGTATTTCAACATAAAATCCTGTTGATACAACTTCTGACTTTCCTGGCACCAGCGTGATAGGCGTACCACCATTATTAAACAGGTCTAATCCTGCTGAACCTGTTGTCTGTACCTTAGGCGCCTCAAATTCGCCAATATATTTAAACTTTACTTCCATCTAATTACTCCTTTACTGTTTTGAATTTCATGTAATATATCAGTTAAGAGAACCTTTTTGGGGTTCTCTTTTAAACTAATGTTTAATTACTTTGGTTTTAACCTTTCTTGCCTGACGAATTAACTTGTCAACACATTCGCCAACTAGAACATAAAAATCTGAACCGTAAACCTTTGCATGTAGAGTTGCTTTATTTGAGATAACTGTTCCTTCTAATTTAAAGCAATTATCTTTCTTATGCTCTACCTCAAAACGCACCTCTGTGTCATTGTTTACTACAATTGGAAATGACTCTAATGACAGTACTTTCTTTTCGACAGCCTCATACATTGCCTCTGTCACTTCTCCATCTCGATTAAAAATTACAATTCTCATAAAATTATACCTTTCCCTTTTTGTCTCTCATATCTTCTAAACCGACATAGTACGCTTCAATCTCATCTGGTGTTGGTTTTGTGTAATACACAGCCCACACAACTACAGATAACAGTAAACCCGCTATAAACGTGTAGTATGGTGATTGCGTTGGAATCAAAACTAAGAACAAGATACTTAAAATACCAACCACAATTAATGACAAGTTTACTCGTTGCTGAAACGACAGGTCATTCAACCATGCTAGTTTTGATACCTTATCTTCTTTTTGCTTTCTAACAATCATTATACCATATGCGAATGTAAATGTAATAAAACCAACGCACAAGGCGACAATACTTCTAATTGTTGTGAATATAAAATTCCACGGTAATAAAATGTCTACAATTATACTAACACCACAACCGAGTGCGATTGACATTACCAATAAAGCGAAAAACACTTTCTTGTTGCCTTTATTCACCTTTGTCTTGATGAAAGATAAATACTTAAATAAAATCTGCATACGCTCACCTACCTCTCTATACCTAAGAAGTTGTATGCGTCCTCTAGGGCTTTCTTCTTCTCTGGCGATTTATATATCTTCTCTGCCTCCATTTGGGCAGCCTCTACCAACTTTGTATGTTCGTTAATATCACAGAATTTCAGGTTTGTTTCACCAGACTGACGAGTGCCAAGAATATCACCAATATCACGTGTTGCCATATCAGCCAATGCAATCTGAAAACCATTATCACTACGCACCAGAGCGTTTAATCTAGGATTATCTGCTTTACCGTCATTTACTAGATAACAGTATGATTGAAGATTGTTGCGACCAACACGTCCTCTAATCTGATGAAGAGGGCTTGCCCCAAATCTATCTGCACCTAGAATAACCATAACAGTAGCCTCTCGAATATCAATACCTACTTCTACGATAGAAGAGGCAACCAACACGTTAAAATCACCATCTCTAAACTCTTTTAGTGTCTTTTCCTGTGTCTCTCTCGATTGCTTACCAGTTACGACTTTATACTTCACATCGTTCGCATACAACAACGGTAAGTGTTTTAGTGCTTTTTCAACTTTTGCGGTAGAAATATATTGCGTATCTTCATCAACTGCAGGAGCAACAATAAACATCTTATGACCTTGTCTTAATTCATTAATGATATTTGCCCACACATCGACACATTTCCCACTCAAGAAGCCTTCACTATTTACTTTTAACAGTTCTGTCTTAATAGGTATTCTGTCCTGAGGTTTTTCTTCGATTGTGATTAAATGCACATCACCAAAGAATGATGTTGCAACTGTTCGAGGGATCGGTGTCGCTGTTTGAGAAATCAAATCAGGCACTTTACCGTCTACTCTAGCCCCTAATAAAACCTCTCTTTGTGCAACGCCGAATTTTTGTTGTTCATCAACTACTACAAGACCCAAGTTGTGGAATTTCGGTACAATCAAGACGCTTTGTGTACCTACAAGAATATCTATCTCGCCTGACTCTACCTTGTCGTAAATTGCCTGTTTTTCTTTCGCTTTTGTCTTACCTGATAAATACGCTATAACAGGCTTATGTTCTAATGGTTCCAAGAACTTCTCAAAAGTATTAAACAACTGCTGGGCTAAAATTTCTGTAGGTGCTGTCAGTACGCTCTGATATCCACAATCTACATTGTATAAGCATGCCATCTGGGCACATATAGACTTACCTGCACCAACATCGGCTGATAACAATATCTTCTCCGGTGTAGGCTTCTTCATAGCATCCATAATCTCTTGAATAGCATTACTCTGACCGTTTGTCAATTTAAATGGTAATTTACCGTATGCCTCGTTTGTGTGATTTGTCTTACCTGTAGGTATCTTGCTTAGTCCGATAGCCTCTTTACTATTCACTCGTCTATCTAAGAATACAAGTTGCAGATAAAGCAACTCAATATAGGCTAACTTATCAATCGTATCAATATAGTTTGTTACATCTTTTGGAAAGTGTAAGTCATATAGTAGTTCCCATAAAGAACTATCCATGTTAATATACGAGGCTAGGTCTTTACCGTCAAATCTGGTAAATACTTCTTGTACGCATTGTATGAGTACCTTTGATGTAATCTTATTTGAAGGACTTTGTTTATATACGGGAATAATTGGCATACTCTGTACATCTGTTTCAGAAAAGATATTCTGACCATTTGCCTTATCTCTTGCGATTCTAACCAATTGCACGATTACTACATCACCAGGCTTATATAATCTACCCAAGTAAGCACCACCAAAGAATGTTGCTTCAAGTGTTCTTTTACTTTCTACATCCTGTAATTCAAAATACGCTTTACCATTAGAAACCATAATGTTTCCAATAATACACTTTACAAACACTGACTCACCAAATGGACAGTGAGACCATGATTCAGTTCTTCTTCTATCGACATACTTTACAGGTCGCTTAAACAGTAATTCGGCTGCATTTGTGTAACCTAACTTATCAAAACCCTCTGATTTAATCTTGTAACCATAAGCAACGGTTGACAATTCTGACAAATCAACAGACATAATATCCCTCATCGTGTTATATGAAGTTAATGGTGTCTTAACAATATCTTCCAGTTCTTCACTCACACGAAAACTAGGTAAGTATGGATGTTTCCATGATGTCAACATTCTGTACGATTCATATAGCCTACTGAAAGGAATCCTATACGTATCACGCATGATATTGGTTGCGCCTAAAATATTTAAAACTCGAATATAAGACTCGATAGGTGGTATTTTCACGCCAACGTAGCCGTCTGCAAACTTAAACACTTCTGGTTGTGGTACTTTTTCTGCTTGCTTTTTAATCAGCAACAACTCATTATCTAAAAAATCAACATCGTTGCGGAATTTCTTTACAAAATTAAACGTTGCAAAACAGTTGTTGCTATAAACAGGAAAAACATACTGGTAAGTACCCAACATGTGTTCATCTTTTAAACCAACAAATTCCTTTAAAATTAAGAAACTTAAAGGTCTCTGTGTTCTGATTGTAATATGTTCACCTGTTGTGTCTAATCTTACCTGTATGTTCTTTTCCATAATATATTAACCCCTCGCTACTTCTAATAGTTCTAATAAAGGCAACATCTTGTCTAGCACGTTGTCTGGTAGTGTTTCAATACCCTTAGTTAAGTTCTTCTTTGCTAGAATAGAACTCATACTCTCGTCATAACTATATGCTTGGTTATAACCCTCTACCAGTTTTGCTAAACCACTGATATCCTGCATTTCAATAACTGCAAACGCAAGGTCTGTTGTACCTCTCAAACTAAACAACTCCTTCAACTTTAAGATGTTGTCAGAGTATGCCTTGTCAATAGTTATTATACAACTTATTAACCCAGAACGACCATCTTCATGCATAATATTCTGAATATATGAAATCGTCTCTGCGTCATAGTCTTTTAATAGGTCATTAATCGCCAAGACTTTCTCTACTAGAGGCTTAATATCTTCTACCGGCTTGTCCTGTGCATTTCCGGACGTTTCTTCAACTTCTTCGATATCTTCTGTAATTTCCTGCTCTTCGCTCTCTAAGGCCTCTTCCGGCTCGTCATAGACCTCTTCGTCTTTACAATCTTCAACTTGCCCAGTATTTTTCTGCATATCTATCGCAGAATCGCTATTCTTTGCGGCCAATTCTAATCTTTCTCTAAGTGATAGTGTCATATTTAATCTCCTATTACGGCCTCAACAACAGAGGCAACAATACTAATTTCTAAACTCACAATTAATGCGTTAATAAATGAAAAATGAATACCGAAATAACCGAATAATAGTTGTGTTAATAAGGTATTAATCACAAAGGAAACAAGTCCTAGTGTGAGAATATTAACAGGTAGAGAAAAGAAACGTACAAGAGGCTTTACAACTTTTACCAGGCATGTATAACATAGCCCTATTATTAAGTATGTTGTTAAACCTTGAATACCAAATGTGTGAAAGAAATAATCTAGCCCTAAAATGGTTAATGTGATTGCGATAAACGATTTCATTTCTTAAACACTCCTTTTTTATATGCAATGAACCCTATGCCGGCTACTGCTCCTAGAACCACAACACCAATCATTATCGGTACCAGTAAACCATTATTCTGAACAGAGATGGTTTTCTTCTCTTTTGGTGATAGAACAGCCTTAATATCTTCTTCAATCGTTTCTGTGACAGGTAAGTTATTTTTGAACACATCTGCCTCGTCTTTACTTAGATTAAAAGAACCGTTATCAATACCTTTTGTTAGTAGTTCTTTTACGTTATCTTGATTGTTAATGTCTGCCTTTCCTAATTCATCTGTATCTGTAAAGACTGAATAATTGATTGATACAGGCTTGTCTAACAACTCTTTGCCCTCTACCATAACGATATTATAGCCTGTCTTTGTAACAAAACGGTGAGGCTTAACGTATAGTACTGCCGTATGGTAGTCGTTACTTACAGAACCTACTCTGTGTTCTTGTTCAACTTCTTTATCAACTAACCAGCCAACACTCTGCTCTGATGAAACCACGATACCTACTGTCTGATTTGTGTTGTTATAAATCTTAATATCAACTGCTCCTGTTAAGTTATCACTCTCTAATGCTTTACGCTCTACTTCAATTCTAACCCCGTCTGTTGGGATATCGACTTCCTCTGCGTGAACATTACAAGATAATACTAACAAGAACATTGCACTCATTAATAATTTCTTTACCATAACTGCTACTCCTTGTGTACTTCTTATATCAAAAAAGGCTCAATGAAGAGCCTTATTCTACATGCATGACAGAAACACCAACAGTAATGAAAATTGTGTCATCAACTGAATATGCATTATCTGTACCCTTAACTAGGGATTCAATCTTCAAAATCTGGTTACCCCTGTTGCTACCGTAATTCACTCTAATTTTATCAGCAATATAACCGACTAAGATGTTAAGTGTTACTGCACCAAATTCGACAACTGTGCGATTATCTCCTGTGTCTGCGTCAAGCGTAACATCAATCGTATCATGGTTTGTGTTACGGAATTCAATCTTGTCGCCCTTGATATTTAACCAAATCTGGTTGCTATCAGGGCTTAAACGTGTCATAGCCTGAATAGCATACTTAAACTCTTCGATATTTGCTGTGAATGAGTTTTCTGTGGCTGCTGTCTCCTTGAATACACCATACTCTAAAGGCTTCATATTAGAGAACGAAACAAGATGTAGAATATCATCCTCGTTATAGAAACCAAAGCGTGATTTGTTATGAATTAACTTAACCATGGCACCTGGTGTAAATGCATTAAGCAAGACACCAACCTGTGCTGGCTTTAATAATACATGGAACGCTTCTCCGTTAAAGTCACATGTCTTTTCTACTAGACCGAATGTGTTAGTTGCAACGATGTTTAACTTATCACCAGTTGAGATGATATTCAAACATGAAGCAGGGTGATTTTGTAGCACACTATCTGTTGATAAGAGTTTTGATAACTCACTAATAATCTTGATAAACTCAACGCCTGTTACTGTACCATACTCTTCTGTCGCAGTATCTACCTTTGCAATAGGGGCATCAATTACTGGCACCTTAAACTCTGACGAACCGACCTTGATAGTCATAATATCGTCAATTTCTAAGCGTAAAGCCTCTTCGTTTACGATAATTAGACTTGTTGCTGTCTTTAATTGGTTGCCTGAAATACATAATTCGATTGGTTCTACTGTGTCGTCTGCAACAAACGGAACCTTTCCTGCGATAACAGAAGAGGCAGAGTTATAAGATAGACCTAATGTGTTATCTGCTCCTACTGTTAAAACCAACTGGCTTGATAGGTCTTTACCTACGCCTTTCGTTACTGTCTTTGCTAAGTTTACAAACTGTGCTGTGTTTACCTTTAAAATCATTCTTTATTCTCCTTTTTTCTGTATAATTGAAAACGCATACTTCTTTGTGCTATCTATGTTGAAGTCAAAAACACAATTCCTTGATGTCAAACCCTCGTCTGATGACGATAAGACTATATTAATATGAGGGTTGCTCTTACAATAATTGGAGAACGCCTCTCTGAATTGTGATACTTTTACTGAATTTGTTTCTGGCCCAACTCTGTAACAATCTAGTATCATTAATAACTGTGTCTTTTTATCAAATAGTGTGGTTTTGTTAAACTCTGCCTCTGGTCTTGCCCACATCGCTTCGATACATTGTTCCATTGTTACAATTTTCACACTCTCTGGGCTGATACCTACATTAATCAGGTGTGTTGCTAAATCAAACGCTTTTAATTTATTCTTAATAATATTATTTGAGAATACTGCAATCCTCAACGTGTTGTTTCTGCGTAATGTTTCTCGTACAAACCTGTCTGTGCTTTGATTGAATTTAATCTTTGCGTATTGTCCGTACCCTTTTAAATTTAAGAGTGCTTTCCACTGTAATAAATTATCTAAAATGTCTTGTTTACTCATCGAACCACCAATCCATTTCACCAATATCTAATTCTTTATACTCTTGCTTTCTTGTTTCTGCTATTACATCTGCAAATTCACCGTTGTTGATACGCATATTAATAACTGAAACATTCCAGTCTGTTAGTTGCATTCCTGTTTGTGCAATAACAATCATAATATCTCTAAAATATTCTTCTGACATATCACCAGAGAGTACATATTTTGTATACAACTCTCTTATTTTTCTCTTGGCAACTGCTATATTTGTGCCTTTGTCTGTGGAATGAATTATTTTTCCTACAGTATCGGCAAACTGGTAAATATTAGAACGTTTATCAGAGCATGTATCTTCTTGGAAGTCTCTTGTTTTTGCATTTTGCAACAATGCTTCATCATCTGCAAACAATGACTTTTTAACTTGCTTTTCTAACTTATGTCCCATCAGTCGAACGCTCCATCAAATACGTCAATATCTCCGTCTTCATCATCGAAGGCCTCTACATTTTCTGTCCATAATGGCTCTTCTACATCGCTACCTGATGATGCAACCTCTACAGGCACATCTTCACCACCGAACCCTGCTAGGTCTTCTTCACTAGCATTGTCTAACATCTGGTTCTTAGCCAACTCGATTGGGAATGACATAAACTTACCTGTTTGGCCACCACGGTTCTTTTCTAAAAGCACAGTCATCTTTTTCTCAATACTATCATCATGTAAGTCTCTATGTAAGATTAACGCTACATCACTATCGTTGGCGATATCACCAGCGTCTTTAATATCTGACAAGTGAGGCATAGGGTCCTCATCACCTCTACGCTCACGATTGACCTGTGCAAGAATAACGATAGGTATTCCTAATCGTCTTGCCAAAATCTTAAAAGTTCTTGACAGCGTTGCCATTTCTTCTCGTTTACTTCTTCCAGAGATGGAAATTAAACCTAGATAGTCAATGAACAAGACATCTAAACCGTCTGTCTTCTTTTTTGTATATGCCTTTGCTGTAATTTTATCGAGTGTCAGCCCCGGCTCATCATCAACAATCACATCCCAATTTGAGATATTGTCAAAAGCCGTTGCAATTTTTTCTTTAGCGAAGTCGTTGGCAGATGCTTTTGTAGGAGACAAATCACTTAGGAAAATATCATTACTGTATGCAACCATACGCTTGATAATATCTGTTTCATCAACTTCAAGCGAAATGTACATTACTTTCTTTCCTAGACTGGCTGCGTGGGCTGCCCAGTTTGTTGCCATGACAGTCTTACCAACAGATGTTCTGGCTGCAATCGTTACTAACTGCCCGCTACCGATACCGCCGTCTTTTAAATATCTATTCAACTGTGTCCATGGTGACGGGATAACCTCTGCAACAGGAGCAGTTGGGTCTAACGCTTTATCAGCAATCGTCCTGAATTTATCAGCAAAAGGTACAGTATTATTATTACTTGTAATACTTGTATTCGCATCTTCAAGCGTTGTGACCATCTGAATTAAACCATCTGACGGTTCTGTTGCACCATTTAAGATATTCTCAACGACTTTGTTCGCCTCACCAGAGATACGTTTAACAACCTCATATCGCTGGAGACGAGTAGCAACGCTCAATAGAGAAGTGTAACATGGAGAAACAATAGTATGTATATCTTCTTGAGATAGGCTCTCTCCACCCTGTCTAACAGCATCTATAATATCGTCAAGGGTTGCATGATTATTTTCTTCATTTTCTTGTGCTTTTTCTTTCAGGCATGTCCATGCTAATTCATACTTTTTATTAACAAACTGGTAGTTATCCAGAATAGACATTACATTTACGATAACTGTCTGTTCTTTTATACCTGCTTGCAAAAGTGTTAGTTCTGCCTGCATTTGTTCTGTTCTCAATTCCATGCAATTCTCCTTGTTCTGCTTACCTTTACAGTTATTATTATACAAGAAAAAGACCACTTTGGGTAAGTGGTCGTAATTTTTTAATTAAAATTGAAACGAAGTGTTGCTTCGACAGGTGTTGCTTTTGTGTAAGTATCATAGATACCAGCGTTTCTCAATGCTGTTGTATCAACAATTTGCTTATCAAACTCTGGCACATACACAAACTTCATACCGCAAGATGAATACTCTGTAAGGTTACTATCCTTCATAGATACAACTAATCTGTTCTTAACTTCTTTTTCTGTTGCTTCTAGTTGTTCTTTCTTTTGCTTTAAATCTCTTAACTTAGCAAGGGCCTCTCTGCCTTCTGGAGAAAGTCTTCCGTCTGTAATTGTGAACACCACATCGTCAGAAGAGTAGTCTTTTAATGACCTAGCGTAATCCTCTGCTACCCTAGCAAGTCCTTTATCAAGAATATCTTGCTCTGTTTCAATATGTTCTGATACATGAGACGTCTTAAGGAAATCATCATATAGTCCATCTCGCTTTAACGCTTCTACATCTGCGTTGTTTCGCATGCCAGGTGCTATATATGTTATCTTTCCTATCTCATCTGAAAGAGATTTTATTTGCTCTGCTTCTAATGTTCTTAATAACTGTTGTTTGTAATAATTAAATGCAGAGTCAATACGTGCTTTTGTACGTCTAGTTTTTACTAATAGTTGGGATGCTCTTTCTACTCCTTCACTATTATAAACATAAGCGTTGTTGTTAATTGTGGCAAATCCAATCGCTTGGTTTTCGTTTAGTGATTGAAGTTGCTGGTTGAGATTGTCGGCAGCCATCTGGGCACCCTCAATCGTTGTGAAGTGAGCCTCATCACCACCGTAAGGACATGGTCTAACCACTGCCTTGCATATTCTTGGGATGCCTCCCTTACCAATATGGTATTTTGTCATTTTTTCTACTCCTTTGGTCTATAGTTATTAATATCTAACGATTTGTTCAGTTCTGGCATATCTTGTTTTAGACTTATGTCTAAATCATCCATTTCGCCTCTCAACAAACTGGCTAATTCGTCTGTGCTAAGGGACTCTAAGTCGTCTTTCTTATCTGCTTTGGTATCTGACTCTACATTGTTATGATTACCCAGTTCATCAATATTTTTATCACGGATTGGAGTATCTTCTAAAAGAGCGTCTAAACTATAGCCCTGTCTGGCTACCGACTCTCTTACAGGCGTAGTATTGTTTGCTAAGAAGTCTGCGCCGTAGCCCTGCTCTGCTACTGTAGTTCTTACGGCCACGTTCTCGTCATTAATGAGTTTATCTAAACCATAGTTTTGTTTTGCTACATGTATTCTAACAAAAGGATGTTTATCGTTAATAAGTTTATCTAAACCATAGCCTTGAGACGCTACAGCCGCCCTAACTTCTGGGTTTTTATCATAAACCAATCTCTCTAAACCGTAGCCTGCTAAGGCTGCCTATAGTCTCCATTTCACATTACCACTATGCACAAGCCTAGTCATTTTCTCATTGTAGTTGTCTACTTCCTGCTGGAACTGCTCATCTGAAACATCTTTAGTCTTATGAAAAACGTGGTTGCAGTTGCCGTGGCCAGGAACCTTAGCAGTACACCAAGTAATTTCACCGTTTCTGTTTAATGCTTTTACTTTAGGCATAATTATATCCTTCCTTTCTGATAAATATATCAAAAAAAGAGGATATTCTATTTATCCTCTTCTTCATCTACAAACATGTCATCAACCTCGTCATTTAAGCGACTTAACTCATCAAGGAGTTCGGCATCTGTCATGTCCTTTAATTCTTTCTTGTCCATTTATTTTGCACCTTTCTACTTATATTATACAAGAATTTAGATGTCCCATTCATCGACAACTAACTTTGGTTTATCTTCGTCATCAATTTCTCTTTCTAATCTTGCAAGTTCTCTATCAAATTTCTTCGCTTCTTCGTCTATGTGTCTACGTATTCCTTCACCGTCTATACTATTTGCCAGTCTTGTTGTAGCACCACTATATGTATATGTGTTTGCGTTGCTCTTTATGTTATTCTCTTGTACTTGCGTTTCAGACAACTTCTGCTTTGCAATATCTCTTATTTTCTTGCTAACATCATTTTTAAGAGTTGATAAACCGTAACCCTGCTCTGCACACTCAATTCTGTCTTGTTCGTTCTTACTATTAAGTTTAGCCATCATACGCTCATTATATTCATCAACACATTCCTGAAATTCGCCATCTGTCATTCTAGCACCTTGATGCAATACATGAGTGCAGTTACCATGACCAGGTATCTTCGCCGTACACCAAGTAATTTCGCCGTTTCTATTTAACGCTTTTACTCTAGGCATAAATTATATCCTCTCTTTCTATCGGATATATCAAAAAAGCAGGATTTAGTTCCCTGCTTTACTTACTGTTAAATTATATAACATTTGTTTAATCAACATTTCTTTTGCCACACTAGCAACGTATGAGTTTTCATCGTTCTTAAGAATATCTAACCCATAGTATCTTCTCGCTACGGCCTCTCTCACATCTGGAGATTCATCATACAACGCAATCTCTAAATATTTAGCATCTTTACAATGCTCAACAATATCTGCTCTGATACGAGGATTATCATTATGAATAAGAGTGTCGAAACCATACCCTTGTTCAATAACAACAAACAATACCCACTCATTATCATCATGAACAAGAATGTCTAAGCCGAATCCTTGCTCTGCAACTGCACAACGAACGTGGTAGTCCTTATCGTGTACTAAAATATCTAAACCATATCCTTGATGGGCAACTTTTTCTCTAACTCGAGGACTTGGGTCGTTTACGAGAATATCTAGTCTATATCCCTCACAAGCAACGCCCCATCTAACCTCTTCTGATTCGTCATGAATTAATTTTTCTAGGCCGTACTGACGCCATGCCACATGCATTCTGACAATTTCATCTTCGTCATTAATAAGTTTTTCTAAATGCTTATCAGTACCATGCTGTGCGACACGTTGTCTTACACGACTGTCACTATCATTGATAAGTACATCTAAAAAATACCCATTCTCTGCCAAAAGGGCACGAATTATCCAGTTTTTGTCGGTTAAGAGAGATTCTAAATTCTCACCATTTTGGATTTGTCTCATTTTTAAAGAATCTTCATACGTTCCTTCTCTAATAATCCACGTTTCAAGTATTGTACACATTATTATACCTTCCTGTCTTTTCTATACAATACAACAAAATCCTTTAAAAGTCAATAATTAATTGCAATCAGTAATCCACTCATGCTCTGGTAACGTTTCAATCCACTTGCAGAACTCTCTCCATTCAGGTAGTCTATGATTTTTACGTTGATGATAAATAGTTTTTAACTGGCGATAGTTGGTAGTCATGGCAGCCGTCATTCTAAACCCACTAGGAATATTATACAAAATTTCAAGATATTTTTCTGATGTCTTTTCGCCATTGTTATACTCGTCTACCTTTTCTTGTAGAATTTTAACAATTCTATCATCTACATATTCATTACAAGCCTCTTTTAAGTCGAACTTGGCAATTCTATGCATAGTAGAGCCTGAACTAATAAAGTCAATAAAGTGGTATCTTTGCATTTCAACCCATGCCTTATTGCTGAACGTTAAATCAAACTGAACAATAATACCGTTTAAGAAATTATCGTGCCCACTCCCTATCTTTGCCTTGCCTAAAGAGTCTGTACTTTTGCTCTTTTCTGTCGTCAGATTTTCAAAATCTGTTGCCATAGGGAATTTGGCTGCCCTAATACTATTTTCTAAACCATAAACTTGTACATTATTTATCATCTTCATTTATATTGTCCTCTTTCTTTTTAATTTCATTTACAGCCTTGACTTCCTTTAAGTTCTGGTCAAACTTCTCCATCTTAGTTGCTACCCACTTGTCTGCCTCTTCTTGATTCTTAACATTGCCGTCTTTATCAAGATATGCGTTTCGATAGTCTTTTGTTTCAACTAATTTATCTTTCAAGACTTCTCTCCATGCATTCTCTAAACTTGCCTCTATTTCATTAATAGATTCGTTGGCTTTATCCTCATTCTGTGATTTAACAGTTAATTCTCTCATATCACTATTCATCAAAGTGGTTCTCAATGGAGTTGGGATATACACACTCTTAACGCTATGGTTTTGATAAGAATTTCTTGCGTTTTTCACATCATCATACACAATAGCCATTGAGTCAGAGGCTTGCTGAATTGCCTTATCTGCATTCTGGTTCTTAGCCCATTCGTCTATCGTGACATGCGTCAGTTTATCTTCTGTAATCTCGCCTGCTTCATTCTTATGCAATACGACTGCTCTTTCATTACCTGTTGTAAATGAGTAACCTTCGTTATGCGTATTTAGTGTTACTGCCAGTAGATTTTCAAAGTTCATTGCGGCCGCACACTCTTCACAGTAGTATAGTCCGTCTTCTGTTGTATATACAGTACCGTCTGTTAATTTGACACCACACTGAATACAGTGGTGCTCACTTTCATCATGGCGCATTGTGTTAATTAAAGTGTTTGTCATTCTACCCATATGACTTCTATACATCTTATCTTTAATCGTTGATACAGCACCTGCCTTAGCACCTCTCAACGCCTCATGTATAGTGTCTTGTGTATTACTTAGATTACTAAATCCTAGACCGTTTCTAATACCTGCTATACCACCAACGACTGTGTTTTGAGCAACTTCCCCAACATCTTTACCAACTCCTGTAACCTTGCTTGTTGCACTACTTAAATGCTTAGATAGTTGCAACTGCCCAAAGTTAGATAGTTGGAACATATTTAAGATTTCATAACGTTTTCTTGAAATAACAACTATCATTACAATCATAAATACGATTGACTGTACGACACCAACTGTATTAACCAGGCTCATAGAGTTGGTTACTAATACAATAGAAATCATTAACAATAGCGATGTTCCGATACGTTTCATTGCTGTTGCAAGCATTGTTCCAAAGTAGCGTTTAGCAATATCTGTGCCTCTGCCTGCCCAACAACCGAATAGTAAGAAGATAGGAGACAATACACCATAGAGTGTTAGTTGCACACCATATACAATTCCCATCAGGGCGAACATAATAGGTAAAATAGAACCTAAGCACACAAACAAGAGTGTGAGTGTCGCTTGTCCAAATTTAAGACCTGTGTCATTACCGATAAAATAGTTCCACTCTCTTGTTGCTGTTGTCGCTTTCACAACAGGAATATTACTGATTAACGACTCTGTTGCTTTTGCATCTGTCGGTGTATCACCAATATCTGTTAAGTGTTCATCCGCACCACCATTAGCATCAATATAAGCATCAATTAATGCCATTGTATTTGCTCTCTTTTTACCTGTACCACTTGTTGATGTAAAGTATACCCCACCTTCTGTGGCCGTGTCTAAACCACCATGAGCATTGGCGAACGCTTTATCGTCTTGACGCTTAAAGGTTCTGTTCTTATTTGCAAGTAGTGTTTGCTTTGCTAACTCAACCACGGCCTTGGCGTCATTAAAGTTTTTAGCATTATCAGGGTTGCTATCAAAAGCACCGAAACCAAACATATTTGCACCAGGCTCTGTTGCAACACCTGCTGTACCAAGTGAACTCTCCCACATAGCAATCGCAATAATTGCTCTGACATCTACCTTTGAGGCATTTTGCCATTCTAATAATAATTTACCATTAATTCTGTTTTTATCATACGGAATACCAGTAGAGTTTAGGAATCCGTCAAGTTGCTCTGCTTTAATACCACCTCTTATATGACCCACTATATCATGACTATAAGGGTCACCTGATGTCCAGTGATTTGCATTAATATTTACTGTGTCTGGTAGATTTGCAACACCGGCAGTAATATCTGAACCTGCTACGAAACCAGATTCTTCATAATTAGAAAGTGCGTCAATAATTCTATAATAGTCTTTATTTAATCCTGATACAGATGCTGTGTTTTGATTGTCTAAAGGCTGGTGATTTCCTGACATGACAGAAACATAGAACAATCCCCAGTTTTCGATTGAATTATCTTTGCCAACAAATACTTCTGGCTTACCAACCCATTCTTCATTTTCATTAGTTAATCTGCCTAGGTTTTCATAATCAGTACCGAACTGACCTTTGATTGTTGGTTTTAATAGATATTCTGACCACATGCGGCAACCAATTATCTGCTTGATGTAGCCGGTCTGTACATCTAAGTATTTCTCATCAAATATACTAACATTATCGTCTGGCTTTGTATATACAGGACACACACTTACATTCTCATTCGATATCGTATTGGTAAAGCCTGACATTATCATTGCTTGTAATGCCGTAACACCTCTAATAGGTAGTTGAAGTAAGCCTGTATTAACCGATAGCATAATAGCAAGAATATAACATATTACTACCTGTACAAGATTGCCTAAGCCTTCACGTATCTTACCTTTCCACAACATTGTGTAAATAAGGTAAAGCATCGTAAAGATTAACATTAACATCATGAGTGGTAAAAATATCCCTGCATACAACTGTGTAAAGATAGTTTTTTGGTTTTCTGCTGAAAGCCCTACAATGGCAGAGAAGTCGCTAAAGCAGAATCCGATAAAAGCAAGAGTTAAGGCTAATATAAACTTAGCCACTCCTAATAAAGTATTAACAATCGTATCTGTCATTGCCATCATTAGAGGTGTAAGCGAAAATACACTTGGTCTAATGTCGTGACTTCTTCTTGCTCGTCTATCTAATGTACTGGCTGTTTCTGTAAACGTTGATAGAGGATTTTTTCTTGTTGAGTAGTATTGCCCGTAGTTAGACATCTTACCTTCTGTACCTGCACACGGGTCAACGTCATAGTATGCCCATTCACCTAAATAAGAACTGTATTGAATGCCTGAAAATCCAAAACGCTCAAAAGGAGTTGTTCCGTCTGACTTACCCACATTATAACCAGCAACATTTAAAATCATATTACTAATATTTGCTTCTGCATTTTCTGATTTAACAGTTGTTGCCTTAGATTGTGTAAGATACTGAATATAATCTGTTCTTGCCAGTTTTAACGCTATCTTACCCGGGTCGCCTAACGCACACCCAATCGTTTGTGTAACATCTGTTGCTTTACTTGTTTGAATTTGATTATTTGCTAAACTAAAAACCACCATAATAGTTGCAAACAACGAAAACAAAATATTTTTAACCTTAGTCATTGAGTGTACTCCTCTCTTTCTTCTATATATATCAAAAAGAGCGGGCTCTTGCCCACTCATTACTTCTTACGGAATCTGTTTCTGAACTTATTAGTACGCTTATCTTCCTTGGTAATCTTTAAATCTTCATGAATATCTAAGTAGTCTTCCATTATCTTACGTTTCTTCTCTGGAGTATAACGGAAGTTGATTTGAGCGCCTCTGTTATTCTCGTCTGAACCCTTACCTGCTTCTCTCTTCATTGGGTCGACTTCAAGAGATGGTTTACTACTGTCACCATTTCTGAAAAGCATATCTCGAACTGCAACACTTTCAGGTGTCTTACCCTTAAGGTTTTCGTTTTCGTTCTTATGTAGTCTGCCATTAACCAACTCGTCAACACTCTTTTCTTCCTCTGCCTCATATCTTCTATGTAGGTAGTCATCGTAAGACTTCTGTTTTCTCTCTGTATTTGTCATCAGATTATCGTTTATCTTATCATTTATATTATTAATTGCCTTGTCTACGTCATTAACAACACCCTTTACGGCTGATGTGGCTGTAGCAACTTTATTTAAGGTGTCTGTTGATAATCCTGTAGGAATATAATCTTCTTGTTTATTTGACTTGTAAGAGTTGATACTTGTAACGAAGTCTTTTGTAAAGTCGTTAATATTGTCTTTAGTGAGTTTGTCATTAGGAATTAGAGTGCCTTTGATTAACCTGTCTAATTTCTTGTCACCAGTAGAATTAAATCTGTCGATATTGTCTATATCATGCCCACTGTTCATCTTATTTAAGATGTTTAGTGCTTTCTTCTCTTCTTGTGTGATTTGACTTCTTGCTGACTTTTCTTCCAGATTACTTCTCATTAAGTCATAAGTTTCTATCATATCTCTTGATGGATTATCGAAACCTGTGGCTCTATTACCTGCCATATATGCTCTTGCATACTGTCTAAATATACCGAAACCTTCTCTTGTCTGCTGACGGTTTGTGACTTTAATACCTCTATCAGAGGCAACATCTGCACCGTATCTAAAGCCTTCGACTAATGGGTTGCCAACCACTTCGATACCATGTTCTTTCTTCATTTGGCGACTGATTCCCGGCATAACAACTGCACCTGCTACACCACCTGCAATGCTTTCTCTAATATCACGAACCTTTAGGTCAATGAATTGTCTAGCACTCTTAGGCATTAACTTTTGATAAGAAAGGTTTTCTCTAATTGCCTTACCTGCGTCAGAAGAACCTGCGATAATACCAACAATTTCTTTCCAGTACATCTGAATACTAATTAAGATGGCTGCTGACATAACTGCTGTCGCTACTGCGTTCACGGATGATGTCGATAGGGCGTTTAATAGGTATAATGTAATAGATAAAATCACTGTTACAATCATTCTCTGGACTAAAATAGACCACATCTTACCAACATACTCTGTCAATTTAATCGGTCTGAACAAACCAACGAGTGTAACGAAAGGTAACAGCATCAATCTTAAAGCAAAGTCTAATGAGGCTCCTATCTTAAAGATTGTTAGGCCCCCAACCACTAAAAACATCGCAATACTTGTGATACCAGCAAGGAACAGAATCATACCTCTGTTATTATTGTCTCCTGCCCATGTACTTGCAAATCTTGTGTCTCTGCCCTTTGCGTTGTCTGGACCAAACTGCATATCAACTAATTTATACATCTGCTTAGATTGACTATTCACAGGCGTATTAATATCGTTCTCTGTAATTGTACCACTAATTGTTTTGTCTAACTGGTACAGTGCCCAGTTTCTAGGCTTATTTGTATCGCCCAAGACAACTTCTGGTGAACCTATCAATGCCTTGGTCTCATTACTATATGTCATTTTATCTTCATTTAAGTCTGTATAGTTCGCACCCCATTGGGCTGATAACCAAGGTTTAAATGTTGTAATATTCCAAACCATACATTGCATTTGTCTTATCTTGACTGTTGTACCTAAGAAGTCATCAGGACTACTTGCTTTACAATAGTCAACTGTATTGTCATCTCTTGAAAGTGTACCAAATAGTGCAAGTTCTGCCTTATTAGGTATTTCCTCTGCCAGCCTGATTAATGTACCAGAACTGAATAACGCAACAACTGACAAAATATAGATACCGATTAGTTGTACTAATTTTATAACCCTGAATTGCCCTGTACTAATTGCTTGGAACAACAGGCTTAAAGCAAACAAGATGGCTGCCATACTAGCGAATGGGAAGAAAATACTATCTCTAAATGTCTCTATCGTTGTTTGAATAATCATATCTAGGTGTAGAGAACTAATGATATTTGTAAAACTATAAGACAGTAATGTAACAGTTAGTTTTGTAAAGAATGAAGATATCGTTGTACCAATGGTTCCTAAAATACCTTTACCATACACGGTGTGTTGTTCCTTAAAGCGAACATATCTCGTATCATCAGATACTCCATTAGATGTGCCATTTAACGCTCCGTGTACTGATGGTCTTACAACTGCACAACCTGTTAATTTTTCTTGTCCATTATTGTTTTCATCTGCATATACAGTATTCCAGTCTGTATAACTTGCAGGTGGGTTGCCTTCGCTATCTGCACATATCCAGTGTGCCCAAGAACGTGAGGCGTCATACCATGCTTGTGATTTCAATGTTTCCTCATCTACAACGATACCAGTAGAATCAATACCATTATTTTTAAGAACTTCTTTTAGTTTTGACTGATATTCGTCTTTCCAGAGAGTAATCATCTCACTATTTGATTTAGCCTGCAAGGTTGTTGTAATATCAAAGCCTAGTTCCTTATATCTATTAAACTGTGCTTGTACATTATCTGACTGTAACCACTTAGCAAACTGTTCCTCAACACTCAAAACTTCTAGTTTAGGTTCTTCACCACATTTGGTCTTATCGTTACCATTTTTAACTAGGCACGCTTGGTATTCATTATATGCCTTTAATGACTTGTCTGTGAATTTACCTGTATCAAAATCAAAGTGAGGTGGATTAGATGCATCCATAATCTCTTTTAACACAGGATTAGAGTCTTTTAACGCATTAATCTTCTGATTATAATATTGGTTAACTGCTCTATATAAAATCTCTTGGTCAGAGGCATAATATGCATTGTAAACAGTCTTAGCAAAGTCTGGTCTTGTCCATGCATGTTGAGCAATTACGTTCAAATCTGATGAGTCTACAATAGTGCCAATTACTGCTCCTGCAAAACCTCTATGAGGAGTACCCCAATTACCTGTTGCAAAATCAATCACTTGCCCTACAACATCTTTAGAGCCTTCCCATAATGCCTCTGCACCAACCCTTAATTTACCTACTGCACCGATGTTAGCCATTAATCTTGTATCAGACGACACCTGAATTTTGTCATATTCTCCCAAGTATGTTGTTAATGGTAAATCATATCCAAAGCGTTCTAATGCCGTATAGTTAAAAATCTTATTATTACCTACAGGTACCGTATTGTTTGGTAGATTGATTGGTACACCAAATCGCCAGTCGCCTGTGTATGCTGATACCGTATTTTGACCTTGTATTCCCTGCTGGATGAATGTACCTAAAATACTATCGTACAATTCAGTCATTCCTGCAGGTATATCACCGTTGTGATTTAGCAGGTTCTGTGGACCATTAAACGCTCCATTTACGTTACCATCTTGAACAACGGTTTCATTCACACCATCAAGGACAGCACCTGAATAGTTAGATACGTCACCAACATAGTTGCCTGGTCCTAATAGATATCCGATGTAATAAACAAGTGTTTTTGCTCGTTCAGAAGACACTTCCTTTGAGGTAACCTTATCCATGATTTGGTTCAAGTCTGTACCACCATTTTCGCTGATGAATTTTTTGATTTCATCTTTATCTTTTTCCTCATCACTGTCATCGGCATATGTTGTTTCAATGAGTGATTTATTGACTACAGGAGATATTGCCAATACCAAAAACAATACCGACATAAGTCCTAATAACCATTTCTTTGTCTTTTTAAGCATCGCAACTCCTTTCGTACTTTATTTACTATTAATTAATATATATATCAAAAACCCTCGGTTTTTACACCAAGGGTTTATATTTTATATCTCTTCTTTCGGCTCTGGTAATTCCCTATCGTTATTAAATACATAAATACCTAATGCTATCACAGGGAATAGAACTCCTAGGTATGTTAGCCATTCACTATAACCGTGCAACTTGTTATATGAACGATAAACCTCATAGTCATAGATTATAGAGAATACCAACGCTATAATCAAAAATACTATAAATGCAAAGACAATGAAGAGAATGGCACCAGCATCTCCTGATGACGCAGACATACCCATTGCACTAGTCTTAAATATACGTAGTACTGCTACTCCTAAGGCTGCATAAAATACCAGTAGGGCAACTAGTACAGCAATAGATAAGGCCAACCTTTTCTTAGCAACACCCGGAGCCTTCGCAATATCTCTAGCAAAGATATACTGATTATAGATAGGTACAATGGCTTTCCAGACAGGAATATCATACCTATCAAATAAGATACCAATAAATACAATAGACAATAATCCTACAATGGAAAAAGATATTTGTTGTACTTGAATATCAATACTCACAATTAATCACTCCAATCAATTTTAAGATGGTTTTCGACTAAATCTGAACAATATATCAGCCCGTTGGTTTTAGGTCTAAAATATGTCTAAAAAGTCGCACGGCCGGGGGTACAAAACGGTTTTAAGGCTAATTACTTTTTGCCGTTTTTGCGTAAAAACTCATAGGCTTCTTTACGCTTGTCACCATCTGCGAAAAAGTACGGTTTCCAGAAGTCTTCCTGTGTTGTACCATTCTCTGCATTTAATTGCTCTCTTGTAATACCACGATGTAACTGACGTGTAACCTTGTCAAGTTTACATCTTAACTGATATGTTTCAGGATAGATTAATGTTTTATCTACCTTTCTGTTATAAACAACCACGTTGTGGACAACACTTCTTGTTACACTTGGCATTCCTGGCCATCTCCATGCACCATTTACAGCAATTTCTCTCTGTGCAACATCTGTAAATGCATTTAAAACATCACGTACATCGGCTTGGCTCATGCCTGTTAGTTCTGCTACTTCACGAATAACCTCTACTTTTTTCATAGCGTCTGTTGTCTTTGTCTCTTTTAACTCAATTTTTACGTTTGACATATAACTCCTTTCATTAGACACTCATTACGCAAATAATGGTTTGCGTTTTTGTCATTTCTAGTAATGTATCTACCATCTTACTAGATATATCATCTTTTTTAATCTTATCAACTCCCAACCATTTAAAGGTTGAAACATCTACCATATCTTCTTTATCTGCACTGAATGTTGTGTCAATGAAACCATCACCCAATGAGAAGATGTTTGATACCGAATAATCAGCCAATTCTTGTGAAATGTTAGACAAAATATGGTATGTTAATTCCTCTCTATCAAACTGTTTGTTTAATCTTGCCCTCAACCTTTTCATCTCAATGTCAATAACATCAAGCATCTTTTCCTTAAGGTTCGGCAATGCAATCCGCAATACTTTTGTATTACTGACTGCCTCTTCTGGTATATCAAATAATCTCATATATTTATCTATCTCCTAGTGTGAATGTTCTATCAGCAAGCGAGTTGGCAAGACTACTGTGTGCAATCAAAACAATCTGCGAATTATTTAAGCCTGCGATTGTGTCTAAAATATTCTGCTCTCTATTACTTGACTGCGAAACAAGAACCTCATCCATTACAATCAAACCATTACTGTTGCCGTTTAAGAATAAACTAATTGCTAAGCGTAAAGCAATCGCAACCACAGACTCTTCACCACCTGACAGAGCATTGACTGGTAATTCTTGACCGTTGTTTTTGTTAACCGTGATATTAAATTGATTGTCAATCACAACATCTTGGAAATCATTATCTGTGAACTTTCTAACCAAGTCGCTGGTTAGTTCTGATAATTCAGGGATTGCTGACTCAACCCTCAATTTCTTAAAGTCTGTTAGGTTCTTAATTGTATTATTAATAATCACTAACTGATTTGAGATTGTGTTAAACTTTTCTCTTGCCTCTTTTGCCTGGGATAACTGTAAATCAAGTGAGCGACCTTTTTCCTTCTCAATCTCAATATCTTTCTTCATAGCAAGGGCGTCAAGTTCGTGTTTTTGCTTTTGTGTTTGAATTGAGTTTAAAGACGATTCTAACTTAGCATACTCTATCTTTTTTAGAGCGTGTAATTCTGTTATTTCAGACTCTAATTTATTCTTCTCTTTATTGTCTGCCGTTAATCTTTCATTTAGCCACTTGATTGTTGCTTTTGTACTATTTATCGTAACTGTCTGTTGCTTTAATGCCTCCAATGATTGAAGTTTCTTAATCATAGTATTGTAAATCTTTGTAACATTTTCATGGTCTTTTGTAACTTTTTCAATTTCTATCTTTAAACCTGCAAATTCAGATTTTAGGTCAATTTGCTTTTGTCTGACTTCTAAATAATTCTGCAACTGCAAAGACTCATCTAATAATGCTGACTTATTTGCCTCTTTTTGAGTTTGTAGTTCAGACAGTTTTATAATCTCTGACTGAATGTCTTGAAGTTCTTTTGAGTGTGCTTTTCTCTCTGCGTTAATATCCTTAATCGGTGAATGGCAGTAAGGACATTCTGCAACTCCTTTTTCTAAGTCTTGTAAGAATTGCTGACATGACTTTTCCTGCTCTCTTAAGATTGTTAACCGTTGTAGATAATTTGCTAGATTTTGATTATTTAAATCTTGCTTTTGTCTTAATAATTCAACTGTCTTATCTAAATCTTTCGGCAACTTTTTATTAAATACTGTTGCTAGTTCGCTATATCTCGCATTTAATGTGGATAGACGTAAAAACAATTCATCTCTATCATTACTTGTCTTTTCAATATCTGCTTGTACTTGATTATAAAGGTTATCTGAATACTCAATCTTCTTAGGCAAACTATCTAACTTTGCTAAGGATTCATTTAGTCGCTCCTCTGTATTTGCTATATTATTCTTTGCGATATTTAACAGGTTCTCTAGTTCTTGTTTCTTTTCCTGTTTTTCTCTCTCTGCTAAATATCTTGCGTTTAATTCACCTAAGCCTTTAGTAACCTTTTCGTATTCTGTCTTTATTTTCTTGAAACCATCTAGTAAGTTCTTTACCACTTTTTTCTGGTTTTCAAGAGATGCTTCAATATCTTCTACTGAACCTTGTTGAATAACATTTAATGACTGTTGTAAGAGTTTACTATCTTGCTTAGCCTGTGTGATAGAGTCTGTAATAACGTCAATACCAAGCATACGCTCAATAATTAAACCCCTTTCTTTTGTAGGTGCATGAATAATACTATCAACTTGTTTCTGCTGAATAAAGAAAGATGAGTAAAATTCTTTATCTGTGAACCCTAATAGTTCTTTAATATACTTCTCTGAATGAGATGTTGCTGGTCCTGCAACCTCTTTGTACTCATTATCTGCAAGTATATACACTCTACAAGATGTGGTACTAGCACCTGTAATTACTCGTTCTACTTTATATTCATTATTGCCTACTTGAATAAAAGATGTTACGCCAACTCTTTCTGTCTTAGGGTCAACTCCGTAACGGATATATTGTTTATTTTTTAAGCCTTGAAATTTTGAACCGAACAAAGACCATGCAAAGCCATTGACAATCGTTGATTTGCCTGCACCATTGTTGCCTGAAATTGCTGTCATACCACTCTCTGATGGTTCAAACTCTATATGTTCATGGGCTCTAAAGTTATCTAAAATTACTTTCTTTAAAATCATCTGTCTAAATACCTCTACAATTATATTATACAAGAAAAAGTAGCACGAGGGCTACTTACTATAAATCTTTTGTAAATATGAAATAATATCAACCTGGCTCATTAATGAATAAGAGTCAATATACCAATGACCGTCTATGAATACCATATCAATCGTGTAACCACTGTAATGACTGAGGTAGATATCTAAAGGTATACGTGCCGTGTTTGTTTCAGGAGACAGATAAACATTTTCAATGTTAGTCGCTTTTACTGTTACTTCCTTATCATTACCAAGTAAAGAGTTTGTGATAGATAACAACGCTAAGGACATGTTTGCCTTTAACTCGTCTGTATCAAAGTTATCTCGCTGATAAAATCTACTGACTACATCTGGTGAGATATTATCGGTATAGGTAGAACCATCTTTTGAAATAGCGTCATATCTATCTTTCATTGCGGTACTGTTATCTTTATCTACAACTTTATTCAATAAGGTTGTTAGAGTATCTATTGCTGATTTTTTGGTGAACTCTTCCTCTAATGACAAATCTGTTGGATTATATATCTTATCAGGGTATTCTTTCGACAAGACTTCTCTAACTTGCCCTATTACCTCTTCCGGCTTCACCGGACGCTCTGTATAGTACTTGATTGAGATAAATGACATCACCATCGTTGAAATCACAATAAGCGTTAAAACACCTTTTCCAACGATTGGAGCGTGTTTCTGTATTTTTGTTAATTTTTTACTATTTAACAAGTACATTAATACAGTTAACATTACGATTAATACAGATAGACCAATTATTAAGTAAATCATATTAATACTCCTCTACTATTGCCTTGATACAATAGAACCCAAGATGGTTCCCATAGTCGATGACTAGTGTGTTATTAGAGTACCATGTCCTTAAATAACAAGGTTTAAAATTATGGTCGCTCCACCACTGTTCTAATTCCTGCATACAACGGTCAGGTGTGTCATACGTACCCAAGTCCACTTCTACATTATTTAATTTATCGTCATAGATTAATTGGAATTTCTGACCAACAAGGTCGTAACTGCCTTGTCTGCCTGTAATCAAGTTGAGTATCTTCTCCCAGTCCTCTGCATTATTAATATTATACTGTGAAACATCAATACGCATCTTACGAGATTGATTATAGTTTACGTACCACTCTTCATATCTATCTAAAAGATTGGAGTAGTACTCTAACAACTTATTAGAGGCTGTTGGCTGCTCAAACTCTCTACCTCGATTAACTATCTTATCAAGGATATACTCCTTAGGTGCTGTTAGGTATACAAGTAGGTCTGGTGTCTTTTGTGGCAACTCTTCTGCTTCTTCCATCATAATGCTTAAACTATCCATATAAAGGTCATATTCTTCTTTTGAGATATTTCCCATATCATAGTTCAATTTTGTGAAGATTTCTCCTTCGTAGATACTTCCATCTATTACAGACCTGTCTAATTGCATAGAATCCTTGACTTGACTATATTTCTTATTTAAAAAGTGCAACTGTAATGCGAGTGCCCATCTATTAGGATTTACATAGTATAAAGGTAAAAATGGATTATCCTCTACTGGTTCTCTAAACAATCTAGCACCTAAACTGTCTGCTAATTTCTCTGCATAGGTAGTCTTACCTACACCAATCATTCCTGCAAATACTATCATATTAAAACTCCTTTACACTTATATTATACAAGAAAAGACTGTAATCTGTTCTAAATCACAGTCCTGCGTTTTCTAAACATTCTTTATCTTTTGAAATGACGATATGTAAACGACCACTATCATCTATGAATGTGTGTTGATACTTGTTTGAAACGATATCATCAAACTTTACGAAATATTCTTCACCATTTAAGTCAATACTAACAATGTCACTATAGTCTGAAATTCTCTTGAATGTTGTTGTCTTTAAACTCTCAACAAGAAATGGTAAATACTCTACATCTGCATTTTGTTTTAAAACAATATGGACATTATTCGCTACTCTCATGATTTGTGTTTCATTCTTGTGATAACAGACATTGGTATATATTTCGTTCAATTCACACAATTCGACATTTTCTTTATTGAAATTCATGTATTCACAATTCTCGAATAAGATACCAAACTGATTACTCTTTTTACTCGGTAATACTGTGAATTTATCACCGTATTTTGCTACGACATCTTCCCACTCGTCACCTAAGTAAATCTTATTAAGCAATGGTACATTCTCTAACAATTCTGCATAGTTCTCATATTGCCATAAATTTTCAACTTCACCGAAAAGAATACATGGTACCTTATCTTCTGAAACAAAACTGTTCTTACAATAAGGTGAGTTCATAAAGCCATAACAAGGTTCAAACACCTGCGTATCTAACGGGAAAGCAATGTCAATCATTCTATCATAGAATTGGTCATACACTTCACCTGCATTGTGTTCGTAAGGTGTATCATCCCAGTCATCACCGTAAATACCATTAATTGTCTTACCTAAATAAAATCTAACGGTATTACCATCTTTTTTAAAATCAACAATTTTCATCATTAATTACCTCACCAATAGGTATCAAGTTTGGTTGTGTAAAACCAACTGGTACTAAATCTTCATTATCCGTGATTAAAATGTGCAAGTCTCCATTCTCGTCAATCTTTGTGTACTGATTTTTATTGTTTCCACATCTATCATCTTCATAATTTGTAAATACAATATGCTCTGATTCTTCATCTTGTATTTCAAAATCAACAATATCATTAAAAGATATTATTCTATCAAAAACAGTCTGTTCTGAACTGAAACCATCGTTATATTCCTTATTGGCATTCTTATCTAGCACAATAACTAACTTTCTGGCCTCAATCATATCACCATTTTCATCTAGGCGAAAATTATCAATATTTTTAAATTGCTTAACATATTCACCACTAACTTCTACAGAGTCTGGTCCTTCAAATTCTATTTTAAGTGTTTTTATCATTATTAGGTTCCTTTCTTTCTAATAAAAAGTCTAACATATAACAATTTTGTTAGTTTGTCTCCATCAGAGAAATACGGATGTGTGTCTCTCCAATCCTTGTTTTGTTCTTTAAATATGTTTTTCTGTTCTTTTGTTACGGGTATAAAGAAATCACAGTCGGAATCTACAAATTCTCTATCGCCAGACATCCCAAGTATTTCAAACTGTTCTGGGTTATATTTATCTAAAAATGTGATTGGAACACCAATTATCTCATTAGTATCTGGGATTTGTTTGATGTCATCTACATTAACTGCCATATAATTTGAGTATCTCCTATGCTTTGATTGGTCAAATTCAATTAACTTCACATCCTCAATAGTTGGCCTAGGCTCAATATTTGTGAACCATCTACAAATACCACTGACTTTCTTAGTTATTCCATCAGACGTGATAAACTCTTTTGGTATAGTGTAACCAAACCATACTTTATTTTCTTTCACCTTATAAAACAACTCTCGATAGATAACAGCGGTTTTGTTTCCAATCGCTAAGAACTTCTTATTATATAAAATCAACAGATGAATAAATTGTCTCCAAAGGCTGAATGGTGGATTGGTTACTACTACATCACATTCTTTAAGTATTTCAACACATTCATCACTACTAAAATCACCATTTCCGATAAGCGGTGTCTTAATCATACTTTCACCATCATATTCTGTTTTGAATGATTGTGTGTTGTCTAGGTAGGTAGAAATCAACCTCTTTAAACCGAGAGGCTGAAAGTTGTCATAGAAATACTTCCAGAAATTAGAGTGGTCAGGACTATCACATATTGATGAATTAAATTCATTATCTTCAATTACTACACTTGGTACTTTACCCTGCTTTGCTAAATTCTTTAATATCTCTACTGTTAATTTACTCATTTTAAAATGGTCCTCACTTTCATTAATGTTTTGCCGAGTAAGTTTTGTCCCCATTTATCAACATTTTCCATCGCATTATCTGAGGAGAAACCAATACCCCAAATATTATCAACAGGACTTGCTTCAACAATTTCACAATTACCTGTACTTAACAAAAAATCTTTTAATTCATCATTTTGTGAAAACTTAACATAACAAGCGTTGTACATAAAATCTTCTTTATGTTTATCCCATAGTTCATTATCAAAATCTTTTACTTTACGACCTAATGCTTTAATTTTTCTTACATCAGTTTCGTTTAATATCTGTTCAGCAACTCCAAAATCATTAAACAATAATGCCTTTTGGTACATAAAACACTGTTCTGAGAAATTAAATGTTTTACCATTAAATTCAAATTTGCATGGATAGAAATTTGACAAACAAGCCTTTGTTACATTACTACCATGTTCTGTATGACCCCAAAAGAATAGTTTTTCCATAGTTTCACCTCTTATACAATACATTATACAACAAATAAAAAATTATGCAACCAATAAAAAAGACTATGATTTTTATATCATAGCCTTAGCAACCTGACGATTCAGTTGTTGTATATGCTGGTTGGTCTACTACCCAGACCTGTTCTGTAATTGCTTCATGGTATTCAGTACCAACTTGTACTGTCTTAACAGAATAACTGTAATCTTCGTCTTGATTATCAAATTCACTTAGGTTATTATAAATACGGCCTGTCTGCCCACCTACTGCTCGTCTGTCATAAACTGGAACATATTCTGCTTCTTTAACAACTCGTGTTTCATAATGACCCTGTTCTGGGTGATTAACTGTTGTATAAGTAGGAACACATGGAGCAGGAACATTATCTGTTTTATTAGAAGTTGTTGTTTCTGTATTCTTAGGAGTATCGTTCTTAGGAGTCACAGAAGTTGTATTTTCAGTAGAAGTAGTTGTAGATGTATTAGTTTCAGACTTCACGTCTTCTTTCTTATCATCTGTCTTGACTTCATCCTTCTTATCAGAAGTTTTAGTTTCGTTCTTTTTGTCAGTCTTATCCGTCTTTACAGACTTATCATTCTTATCTGTCTTACTTGTTTCTACTACTGACTCTTTCTTATTTGTTTCAACTGGCGCAGGTTTCTTTGACAACATATAAGCAACGATAGACAATACTACAAATAATGTAACTACAATAACAATACTCTTCTTTTTCATATTTCGTTCACCTCGTATTTAATTTATTACTCTATCATTATAGCATACACTCTTTAAGTTGTCAACCCTTTTAAATAAAAAAGGAAAGTTTTTACACTTTCCTTTTCTTATTCTTAATTAAGATGTATGCAATACCTGCTAGTGAGGCAATACCTGCAACTGCAAATAATGCAATACCGAAATCGTTTGTCTTTTCAACTGGAATTAGTGTGTTCTCGACTGTGAAGATGATATCGTTTTCAACCTTATAGTCTTCACCTGGCTTGATTTCATGCTTTGTGTCATTTAACTTATAGCCTTCTGGAGCCTTAGTTTCCTGAACGTACATAATGTTATCTAAGTCAAAGTCGATACTGAACTTAACTTCACCATTCTTATCTGTTGTAGCAACTAACTTTTTACCTGACTTATCAGTAGCAACTGAACCGTCTTTATTGAATACTGTAAATTCAGCACCTTCAAGTTTGCGTTCTTTGTTCTGTGAGTCAATCTTAACAACCTTGATACCAACTTTCATTGTTACCTTCATTGTCTGACCTACATCTTCTAAGTCATGGTGCATACCAACACGAATACCGTTTTCATCGTAAACATCTTCAAAGACTACATACTTCTTACCTGCTAACTTGATACCACTTACTTCAAATGGTACTAATACAGTTCCATCTGGTTCTGTTGGTGTAAATGTAACAGTCTTAGTAACTTCTTTGCCATCAATTAATAATGGCTTACCTGTTTCGTAGTTCATCAATGTTGCTGTTGTTGTATACTGCTTGCCTGGAGTTAGGTTGCGATACATTACCTTATCTGTAAAGTTCTGTACTTCCTTAGTTCCATCTAACCAGTGGTCACCATCAACATCGTCAGTCGCTTCTGTACGGATTTTTGTAACCTTAACAGTCTGACCTTCGTCATTACGGTCTTTGTGTGATACATCGTAGTTATGACCTTCAATTTTTTCGATACGGTCTAACTCTTCAAAGAATACGAGTTCTTTACCACCAAGTTCAGATGTATCAATATCTGCAAATGCTTCAAGAGTTCCACTATATTCTGTTAATGTAACTTTCTTAGTTTCTTTGCTTACCACTACATCATCTGCCTCAGTTTCACCCTTAGCAATAACTGTTGTTGTGTAGTTGTATTCACCTGGCTTAACATTCTGATACTCTGCTGTATCTTTTAGTCTTACCTGATTTTCGGCAACTAACTTAGAGTTGGTTCCATCTTCAACGGCTACAGTCTTTAATTCAGGAGTCTTTTCCTCATCCTTCATAGCAACTGGTGCAACTTCGTCCTTATTTACTGTAAATTCCACATTACTAGCGATATGATAGTTTACTGGAGCCTCAACTTCACGGATAGCATAATTACCAACTTGTAGCATGTTATCCCAACCTGTGAATGAACCGTTTTCATCTGCACTAAACTCAAATGTAGATTCTGCACCTGCGAGGATTGTTTCAGCAACTGAACCGTCTGCGTTCTTTAATACTACGTCATAGTCATTCATGTTTACAATCTTAAACTTACCACCAACTAGTGCTTCACCTGTTGCTTTGTCAGTCTTAGCAAACTTGAATGTACCACGTTCAACGCCTTCTTCGATACTGTATTCATTACCACCATCTAAACGAGGGATGTTTGTTCCTTCATCATTAACGATATTGAATAACGCAACACCATCGGCAATCTTCTCGTTATTGGCGTTTAAAGTCTTGTTCTTTAAAGTATAACCCTTAGGAGCCTTAGTTTCCTCAACTGTAACTGTACCTAAAGGTAAAGTAGGTAAATCATTATCTAAGTAGAACTCGTCTCCTGACACTTTGTATTCTTCTCCTAAGCGAGTAACATACTTATCGCCTTTCTTTAAAGTCTTAATTACCCAAGTACGAGTAGCACTTGCAGGAAGTGTTTCCTTAGTGTACTGACCTGCGTAGAACTTAACTGTAAATTCAGCACCCTCAAGTGATGCAGGGTTTTCAACCAAATCTTCTGAAATCTTAGTTAAACGAATATTTACAGGGTCATTTAAAGGTTTGTCGAACACATCAACATGTGTTAATGCTCCTGTAACTGTTACTGGCTTTTGCTCCACAGATACTTCAAATCCCTTAGGAGCCTTAACTTCAACTAATGTGTAGTTTCCTGCTGGAATACCCTCTGCCTTAGCGTAACCATTCGCATCTGTTGTTAATGTAGCAACTGTTAAACCATTTGCTCCACGTAATTCATAAACAGCACCTTCCATAGACTGTACGTAATTATCATTACCCTCTGTCATTTCTGGCTTACTGTTCTTCTTTAAGATTTCTACTGACCCAACCATAGGCTCGTCTGTGAATGTTGTGAATGTCTGATACCAAGCATTACCTGATGAGTAAATCTTAACATTCTTAGTAGGCATACCACCGGCGTTTGCATAAGCAACGGCTGCGTTATACAATGCTCTACCCTCTACACCAATCTGACCTGCACGGTTTACATCACTTTCGATACGGTCTGCGATGTTGGACTGGGCACTACTGTATAACCACATTGCCATCTGTGTGACTGCCATACCACGACCACTGTGTTCACCGTGTTCAACGATGTAAGACAAGATAGCCATATCCCTTGTACCATACGTATGTGTATAATTTAAAGTACCTGCATTAGATGATGATGAGATTGCTTGTGAGTAAGTTCCTCCTGCAACTGCATCTGACGCACTAAACACTTCATAAACTGTTAAGTCTGCTGAACCGTTGTTTCCACCGGCATGAGCACCATGGTCTAAACAGTACGCAGGTGTTCCGTCAATGTAGTAGTACTCTGTTTCTGCGTTTGCGTTTTGTAAAATTGTGTGACCTGTCATTGCTGATACACCATCATTTACTGCATATACAGTCTGTGTATGAGGTGTACCTGAGGCTGCACCTGTACGTACAACATTAGGCATAAGCAATGGCAAAGATACGACAAGCGTCAACATTTTCTTTACTAAATTTCTCATTCTTTTGTTTCCTTTCTTTTTCTTTGTAGTTTATATATCACGATTCTTACAAACCGTTGATACCTCTTTGAACCCTTAACTATTGATATATCTTGTATAGTTAAGGAGATTTATATGTTTATATTAAACTTTATGGGACCTACTCATGCGTTATCTGGTCTCGCTATTTATTTGCTTATTTTAGCAATTAATCCGTCTTTTATGACGAATACCGTCTTACAGAGCGTAGCAATTTCAACCATCTCTGCAGGAGCATTAGTAACAACAGGGCAAGCATTGGGTCCCGATATTGATAATCAGTCATCAACAATCGTTAATCTACTATGGCCAATAGGCTATATCGTGTCTACGATTATCCGTACAATATCGAGTTTTGTTTACTCTATTACTCGCACAAAAAGCGAGCCGATAGAATCTGACCCACATAGACAACTCACCCATACAATACCATATGCAATCATTTTAGGCGTAATTACTTACTTCCTTACATCTATACCTGGTGAAGTAACTATCTTTGATAAACAGTTCTCTATTGGTACATTAATTGGTTTAGGTATTATTCTATTCAGTACTCAACTTGCTTTTGCTGGTATATTCAGCAGAGTGTTCAAGAAGTACAAGAATAAGGGTGTTGTTGGTAATATCTCAATCATGACAATATCTCTTATCATTACACTAAGTATTCTTTATACCTTACCATCAGGTCAATCATTTAGATGGCTTGCTGGCTGTGTAACGTTAGGACATATCATTCATATCCTTGGTGATACGATTACAACTGGTGGTACACCTATAACCTGGCCTCTTAAAATTAAAGGCAAACACTGGTGGATAACCCGTTTATCAAGTATGAAAACAGGTGGTTTCGGTGAATTCCTATTCCAGATTTTATTTATCTGTATCATTCTATTCAGCATAGCCCGACTAAGCGGCTTATTCTAAAATACGTAACAGGCAATTAAATGCCTGTTTTTCTTTGGTTTGGCGAGGCTTGTCAGAATTGAACTGACATTTACGATACCATCTGCCTCATAGAAGGCTCTTCGCCTTCTCGCACTACAACTTTGGTTAGTGCTGTCATGCTAAGTTTCTCTTAGACTTTAACTGGTCTCTTTTATTATTAGAGAGGAGGGGTTAGGTGATACCCCTCTATTCAGTATTATACAACTTTTTGCTCCCTAAAGGTAAGTTTTTTCTTACTTACTACTGTTTATATCAACTTTTTGAGTTTTTTGATACCGAAGGCACTTAGAACTGATGTTGCAACTAATCCTAATACACCGAAGTCATTAGTAGGTTCTTTACCTGCTTGCTTGAAGATATGAACATTATCACCATTTGGCTTTGTTTCAGTACGAACGTAAACATAGCCTGTAATATCTCCATGAGGTTGAATGCCTTTATCGTTAGGTTTTAGTGTCTTACCACCTTCGTCTTGCCATGAAGTAATGACCTGACGGTAAACATGGGTGATTAACGCCTTTTCTGGTTCTGGAATACTTCTAATGTATTCATAGCCCGGAATTTGCTTTTCATTCTGCTGTCCACGCTCACGTTCTGCAATACGTGATAAATCTTCGTCTACATAATCAGTATGGAACACAGCGTAGATATGCTTTGTGTTTCCATGCTCATCTACCTCTGTACGACGGTAACTGTAATCCTTATGAGGTCTCTCTTTATGAGTTCCTTTATCAGTCGGATATACTTCTTCGCCTTCTTCTGTTACATAAGATGTTGTAACTGCCTTAAACTTATGGATTACATCACCTGTAGGTGTTGTTTCAGTTTCAACGAAGTAGTATTCTTTAATATCACCATGCTCTTTAATACCCTTAACTTTGTCTTTTAGACTTTCTTTCGTATCAATATCAATCCATGATGTAGTGTGCTGTCTGAATACATGTGTTACGTTTTCTAATGTATCTTCATCACTACGAACAAAACTATAACCATCAATGTCACCATGTTCTTTTGTAGTATCGTCAGTAACAGGTGTCTTTAATTCGTTACCGTCTTCATCTACCCACTTAGTTGTAACAGGTTTTAGACGATAGGCACGATTATAATGTATGATTCTATCGACATTGATATCCTCAGGCTTAACTGGTTCCGTTGGTGCCTCACCAGGTGCTGTAGGAGCAACAGGCTCTGTAATTGTATTTAATGTAGGAGCCTCAGGAGCAGTAGGTTCAGGTAGTGCGTCAGGTACTGCTGTATACTCTGGTTCATCAGGAATCTTCTCATAATCAGGAGTTGGTGGTAATGGATAAGTGTCGTCAGTAATCTTTTCAGGCTTTTCCTTAAACAAAATATTACGTGAGTTTAAATCTAAACCACCACCTGCACCACTCCAAGATGCTGTTAGTGTGTTACCACTAAAGATACCGATAGTCTGTGCTAAAGGCGTTGAGTTATTGTTACCAACAGTCACAGGGTCGCCAGGAATTTGACCATGGTTTGCGTTTGCGTAGTGTTCATCACCGAATGTCCATGCTGTCTTTTCACCCATCTGCTGAACTCTTGCATAACCGTGTGTTCCTTCTTGCCATCCCTTAGCCTTATCACTAGGTGTCATAGGTACAATAGAACTTACTTTATCGTTAGATGTAATACCAAGGTTTTCACCTGCTTCAATATCACCGATACCAAACATACGAACTAAGTTCATAGGCTGACCTGTAGCCTCATCGTAGAATTGATATGTTGCTCTTGCTCCATCCTCGAAACCACCCATAGAGCCGTCTTTCTTGAATGTGTAAACGCCACTTGCACGTGACTGGTGCCACTTACCAACTGTTACATGAGCAGAGATAGTCTTACCACTTTCAGTAGTACCAAGATTATGTAAATCGAACTGTAAGAAGTTATCGACTACTTGGCCTTGAGCAACTAACTTGTAGTTATGGCCGTACTGGTTATCATATTCTGATACACGACTGTCCTTATAAGTAACATTCATTGTAGTCTTATTAGTAATACCAATATCACCTAATGAATACTCATAACCAAGTTCTTTTAGTTTATCCTTATTATACATCGTAAATACGCCTGCATAATATTTACTAGGGTTGGCATTACCATAGTTATGGAAGTCCATTTGAGATGCATCAGGTGTTCCCATTACAGCAGATTGATTATTCGCAATCCACCAGTTCTTATACGCTACTGATTCACCCTTATCAGTATAACCGTAAGTCTCATCATACTTACCACGTAATTCAATACCCCTATCAGCGAAGTTAAGTAGAGATGGGTTATCAGCCATAAACTGTTCGTACTCACTAATCTTGCGTTCGTTTTCTTCAATCGCATCTGTACGTACCTGAACTGCTCTATCGTACTCGCTCTTCTTAGTAGCGTTACGTGCCTCTACCCCAGCCTTGTCAGCCAGATAAGCGTTCTTTTTATCTTCGTTTTCTTTCTTAATACGCTTAATGTCAGCAACGTTCTGGTTATAAGCGGCCAAGTCGTTGTCATACTGTGCCTTCTTGGCGTTGTATTCAGCGGCCTTACGCTCGTTCTCTGCCTTTAATTCTTCGTTACGTGCAATATCAGCATCGTACTGGGCCTTCTTTTCGTTATAGATACGAACCATCTCATCATAACTAATCTTGGCTGCCTTGTAATCCTCGACTGCCTTGGCATAATCAGCCATATCCTTAGCGTACTTAGTTCTAATAGCCTCTACTTCTTTAATAGCCTCTTTCATCGTAGCAACTTGGGTACGTAAGTCACCATCTTTTACAGGACTATCCTCTACCAGAGTATACGCACCATCAGCCTTCATTTTTTCAAGCAACGCAGAGAACTCCGCATCCTCGATAAACTCTGCTCGTGGTCGTTCCCACTCTTCTTGAGCCATAACTGTTGTAATAGCAGGCATGCCGATAGCAACTGCCCCGAGGCCTACACTCACAACTCTATGGCCCAATTTAATTAGTTTAAACTTTTCTCTCATTTATCCTTTACCTTTCTATTCACTACTGTACAATCGGTGTAATTATCAGGTCTTAACATTTGGTATAACTACCAGTACCGGTTCTAATTAATGAATTAGTCCGTACTAGGTATAACCATCCTTATAGGTATTCGTTTTTATAGCCCTAATAGAGGTATGGTCTCTTACAGAGGTTATGTTTAGAATACCCTCTAGTTATGATAACCGTCTTATTCTAATTAATTTATAACTGTAATAAGAGTAAATACACCTAAAGGAGTTATTTTTAATAACTGATTCTAATTACTTTAAAGTTGTTTTTAAACTAAAGTATTAATTTAGAAGTATATACCCTTACAAGAGTTATGGTTAAGGTATAAGCACTAAGGCAACACAATGTTAATATAGAAAATTACAACGTACAATAGATTTTTAGAAGATTGTCAATACAACTAATCTTCTTATTGTATATCAGTTTTTAATGAAAATCCATTGATGATTTTTACAAATTTGATGTTAATGGTATCCACTGATAGCCAAAACTATCCGGTAACCCTATCGTCCTCATGCTGACATTCATTCCTTAGGCTGTTGCATGAATGAACCGCTTGTTCTAAATTATCTTGGCAACTTACAAAGTTATAGTACATTGCCATCTTTGCTACATATTCTCTTGCTGTAAGAGGTTGTTTATATGTATGTACTTCACCCGTTCTAGGGTTATATGCGTTATACTGATACATCTCTCTATGCGTATTATCAAATGTGTTTAGCACGGCTCCTACTTGTGTGTATTCTAAACCATTGCAATGACTAACTTTGTTATATGGGAATGGCATATATACAAGCATGTGGTCTAAGAAACCTAGGAAACCTCTAAGATAACATACGTACATAAATGTACCGTGATATTTCTTGTTACCTTCTTTTGTCTGATTGATAAAGTTGACAACCGCTCTGTCTACTCTCTGAATTACCTCTAGATTTGTTTCTAGGCCTATATAAGCCTTGGCCATCTCTTGTCTGAATAGTTCTTCATTTTGGCGAGCCTGTTTGTTTAATAGGTTAATACCAGTCCAGATATTAAATACGTTATCAAGGTTAAGAGATAGTTCTTGATGTAATGCTAATGTGTTAATGATATCTTGGTATCTTCTTAATCGTTCAGGTATATCTAATGTCTTGTCAGCAAAACGAATAGCCATCAAATCAAAGCGTCTTTGTTGAGATTCCAATAAGATAGCCTCTCTTGTACTAGTGAACGCTAGTTGCTTTTCGTTTGTTTTGTTGATTTCAGCGATTACATCAAGGTTTGTGCCTTGTTTTAAAACTTCTTCTCTAACAGCGTTTAGTTGTGTCAGAGTTTTTGACAGACGGTTAATTGTCTCGTCAGTCTTAATCCAGTTTTCTGCCAATACATCACCTGTAATATACGGTTGTGATGCAACCACATCTGGTCTAATCTTTTCGTAATGATGATGTGTTAATGACTTAAATAGATTAAGTAGTCTATTTATTTCACGGTACATAACCTCATCTAATACACTATATTTTTTACCGCTCATACGGCAAGGATTGAGATATTGAGCATACAACTGGTCTCTATATTCTTGAGGTGTAGATTCTAACAAGAAATGATGGACAAATTCTTGTTGTTTTGAGAATATGTTAGTTGAGCCTGCTCGTTGAATAATCGAACCGTTTAGGTAATCAAAGACTCTTGCCAACACCATCTTTGGATATTCATCTTCTGGACTGTCTATAATACGGTAAGCATCTCTAACACTTCTGTATTTTGTGTCTGTATGAATTGCATACTCTGGTGAGTGTTGCATGACAAAAGGTGTAAAGTCTAAACCACCAACAATACACTGTTCTCCATTATATTCAACAATACCCGTTCTATTATTTCTTGTTCCTTTTGCTGTATTTAATAAACAGTAAAGTACTCTTTCTGTCATTTTTTCGATACCCTGTACCGTAGTCTTTCTGACTTGAATTAAGTTCTCTCTTTGACTTAGACCGGTATGGTACTGTTCACGCTTAATATGTACGTGGTAAATATGGCTGTTAACCATAGCACTCGTACTTAAATTATTTACATAGTAGTTGTAGTCAAACGTTTCACTTGTAGGGTCAAAACGCTTAGCCTCTGCTCGTGTTAATAAACGGACAGGGTTGCCTGGAACCGGATATTTTTCATTTAACTCATTAACCATACTATTGATTTGGGATAATGCCTCATCAAAAGACATGTCTCCCTCAACTAGCATATGATGGAATAATAAGTTTCTGTGACTTGTTCTATAGCCGATACCTTCTTCAATAAAACTATCATAAAGTCTTGTATATTCTAGTTGTGATAATCTTCTTGCTTTTAAACGATTATACTCCAATGAAGATGCTACCTTAGCAACTTTCATATCTGGTACATTTGCCCATTGGTTAAGTTCGTTCATATCGTAGTAGATACCAGATGTGTAGCCTTCGGTTGTGATTTTACAATCTTCAATCTTGTCATAAATATTACCAACTGCACGCATAGGCTGACCGATAGGTAAGTCTCTCTGGTAAGAGCCAGTTTCCTGCTCTTTACCACAATATCTATTATTATGTGTAAAGATACGTGAGAAAAAGCCTTGCATCTTTTCATGTTTTTCTAACGCTACTTGGTTTCTAAAATAAACCGGTGAAGTAAATAGATACTTTAAATGCACACCTGTTCCTGTTACTACAATAATCGTAGGCATAGGAATAACACCGTTCTCGATATCAGTACATAGGTTACAGGCTCTTTCGTAGTTTACATTATCAATATCAACATCATATCCGATAAAACCTCGAATGTTCTCTTTTTTACATTCGATAATTTTATCTGTATCTGCTTTTACAATATGTGTTGCCATCTTTTTCCCTTTAAAGAAAAAGTCAAACTTTGCCTCATTCATTGAGTACGCTTTGTTTGTATCAGCGAACAGCACCTCGTCATAATGGTTTTCTTTGGCAATTTTATTTGCCTTCTCGATAACAATAGACTTAGAGGTTGCGTAGATAGCGTTTGTTAAATATAAATGTTCTAATGAACTTTGGCTTAAATTATTTAATGTGAATGAATCTAAAATGTGTGCTTTGTTTAGGTACGCTTGGTCTCTGTGTAACTCAACCATACCTAACTGGTAACCACCACCGATAACTGAACCCTTACTCATGATTGAATTATCAAAAGGTTCGTGCATGATTTGTGATAACTCGTTAATGTCTGAAATTACAGTTACACCAGTTAATCTTGTAAACACTTCATTTACGAGGTTGTTATTGTTTTGAATACCCCAGGCAACAGAGGCACTTGTCAAATTGTTATTTTGATTTACTGACATTTAAACAATGCCTCCTTTTCTTACATTAATTATTATACAAGAAATACACTCATTTCTGCTAAATTTGAAATATTTTTGTCGTGTGTGGGAACGGTTTTAAGAGTGATTTTCACTATTTCTGTGTAATGTATCAACCCGTTGGTTTTAGGTCTAAAATAGGTCTAAAAAGTCGCACGGACGAGGGTGTAAAACGGTTTTAAAGAACCATATCAATACACTCAAACTCATCTTCTTTTTGCGAGATTGTGATTAATGTACCATTAGATATATTTACTTCTGCAAAATCATAGGTTAGAAAACGACAGTCTGGTGTAATTTCAAAGATTGGTTGGAGTTTATTATCACGTTCTAAATAGAGATTCATAATTCTGCCATCTCTATCAACCTCAACATTTCCGATGTATGTCTTACCGTTTCTTGAAATCGCTTCTCTTACCTGAATATCATCATCATTTTGGTTATATAGTTCCTTATAGTACATATCAGACTTCTTCTTATAGGCTAATTCTTGTTCGTTTTCAAATTCATAGAACCGAACCTCTTGCTCTAAATAAGATATCCTCTCGTCTGTTTTTAGACTCTCTTCAAACATTGTGATAACCAACTGGTCTGCCTTTTTGGTTCTGTTGTTTTCAAGTTTGCCAATTAGGTCGTAGGATTCACGATTTAATACTTTTAATCGTGAAATCTCTTCTTTTAGTTCTTTAATCTTCTCTGTATTGCTTTCCAACTCGCTCTTATAGGCATTAGAAGGCCTGTAAGTCTTATAATAGTGAGTTGTAGTATTTTCTGCACGAAAGGTCTTGGAGGCCTCTCCAAACGCTCTATACTGTTCAAGTAAGACCATTGCTTTGGCCTCTCGTTGATTATCTGCTTGTTGGGTATACACTAAATCATTTACTCTGTTACCCTGCTCGACCGATGAAAAATGGCAACCATACTTACACGGTCTAATAAACGCTATACATCTTTTAACTTCTCCATTATCTGTGATGTGATATTTCATACTATCACCCCTTTGCTAATATATCAAAAAAGCACCCCTGTTTATTAGGAGTGCCTGTTATGTTATTTACTTGGCTAAAAGAGCGTCTAACTTCTCTTCAATCGCAACTAACTTATCATAAATATCTTCATTAGAACGGCGTGTGAAAGGAACTAATTGACCATTGATTAATCGAACTTCTTGACGTGGTGCAGATGGTGCTGGGTTACATACACTACGTAATGCCTGTGTCATAACGCTTTCAGTATTAGGGATAGCCTCAAGCACTTCGTCAGAATAATCAACAACCTCATCTTCTAAGTCCTCGAAGGCGCTATCTTCATCGGCGCCTTCGTCTGAACCCTTAGTACCTGTTGCTGGCATAACGTAAACTGTTTCACCTTCGACCTGCATTGTGTAACCGTCTAAGTTGATGGACATTGCCTGGAGAACTTGACCCGCTGTCATTTCTGCTGGGACCTCAAAACGTTCGCCTTGGAAGTTGATGTAACGTGCGTTGTCAATGTTTGTTGTTGTTAATGTCTGTGTCATGTTTTTCACCTCTAAATTTTATCTTTCTTTTTACATGTTTTATTTTACTATTGTTTTTGTAACTTGTCAACACTTTTATTTGTTTTTATTTATTTGTTTTTTATTGTTGTTCTGTTGACGTTATTATCTTACTATTTTTAGTTTTACTTGTCAACACTCTTTTCAACTAAATTGATAATAATTTTAACAGTATTACGCTCAACTCGTAGAAAATACGTAGATGTACCTAACGTATCAAGAATTACTTGATTATAGAATGTTAGGAATCTATCTAACTGATTTGCTTTCTTGAGTTCTTGCAGGCTAAATGTTAATGTGATGACCGACTCATCATCATAACTGATGTATTCAGCAGAAAATGTCGAAACACAATCTCTATTAATATCTTCAATCTCTAAAAACTCTAATACAGCGTTTAGGTAATCTTCATTATAGTTGTTATATATCTTGAAACCACCGTTGTCGAGAGCATATTCCATCTGACTTTCATCAGGTCTAAGATAAGCATGAAGGAAATACTTACTGAAATCTAATGGCATTACAGGTACTGATATTTCTGCCGTATCTGGAATATTTGCACCATTTTCTCGTAAAAAATGAATAAATTGCTTTTTAACGACCTCTGACATTCCTAAGTTCATGCTAATCACCACCCATCATAATATCTGCCATCTCTCGGTTACCACCAAACATTGCTAATAGTTTTTGGTAACGGTCTGAATTTCTATTAATATTTCTTTGTGCTTTTATGCATACAACATTTGTATCAACATACTCTTTAAACGTCTCTCTGCCCTCTACTGGTTGTGTTGCTTTTGGTGCGTTTGTTACTTTACCGAGTAATGAGATTTTACCTTTATCACATCTCACAAAACGTCTATTTTCTGGTACTTGAGTTATGACACCACGCTTTTCGTAGATAGTTAAGCATGTGAACATCACATATTGATTGTGGATGTCCTTATTTTTATCGTAGACTGCTTTATGTGCGTCTGACATCTGCCCATAAATCGTTTCTAATAACATCTGTTCTTCTTTATTGATTGTAATAACAGGGCACAACGGCATATACAATTTCATCGTCTCTGTAAAGTCGTAAGGCTCTATACTCGCAAAAACATTATCAAAAAGTAATGTAACTCTTGACTCAAATACACCCTTTTTATAGACGGCTGTCTCTCTAAAAGGAATAACTTTGAGTACTGGTCTATTTTGTTCTAATCCGATTCCTTTAATCTTCTTCATACAACACCTCTGTTCTTCTTAATCATTGTACAAAATAAATAAGCAGAAGTCAAGTACTTTTAGATGACTTCTGCATGATATTGATTATCTGCACCAATGAAGATGTTTAGACGGTAGCCCTTATATTGAATAATACCAGGCTTGAGTAAAAATTGACCCGCAACTGTTGTAGGATTCAGCAGTTCGTTTATAACATCTTCAAGAGAACCGTCTGCATCTTCGCTTGATAGTGTTGCAATCGCATTTGGTACAATATGGTAAGTGTCTCTATTACGTTCAGTTGTTACGTAGAATACCACTTGCTTATCGCCAATCGTTACACTATGTAATTCTCGAATAGAGGCTTCTCTTTTTGTAAGAGGTGTTATCTCAAAACGTACTTGTCGTTGCATTTTGTTTCTATTAAGTAGTTCGTTAAATTTTATCATTGCATTACCTCTTGTGCTGGTTGTATCTCTCTTACCCAGTTTTTGTGTGCGTTATACCATGCGGCCGCTTCTTCTGGCGTCTTAATGTCTTTCTGTAATTTTGCTAAGCCCTTATACAATCTATTGATGTTAGGAACAGTACAAGCCATATCATTGTATTGGTATCTGAAACTTAAGTCTGTATTAGGTTGTGTTCCTAAAAACTTCACAATATACGCCTTAGGGTTTGTAAGAATATCTGTGAATTTTGTTGACATATTTGCCCACCCTGAACCAACACATAAACGATTGTATAAGTGTCCGTCGATACGCTCTCTATCAGAATAAACGTTAGTAAATAGGAACGGTAAGCGATTACCTGATGTACGAACATATAGTTGGTTGTCCATGATTGCAAAGTATGCGGTATCGGTCCAGTATCGTACAAAACTGTCAGAACGTGCTAATCGCATAGAAATCAGTGTAGGACGTAGTTTGAATACCAGAGTGTTTGTGTCTACTCCATCCACATAACATAGACCCTCTATAATATCTCTCTCATCACGCATCACAGAAATACGAGTGTTAAGGTTAGCGGAGCCTGTATTTGGAACATTAATATGCAATTCATCATCTGGTGTAACTTTTTTAGTAAACATACCCTTTTTAACCGTTAGGTTTGTCTTATCTAACTTATTGTATTGTAACATAATTACTGTCAACCCCCAATTTTGATTTCTAATCGTTCTCCATCATCTACGTTTAGGTAGTAGTGTAGAGCACCTGCTGTATCTTTAACAATCTTAGTAAATACTGCTTGCTGATTGTTGATTGTTACGGTAGCGATACGATTTGCCCTGTCAGTATAAATTGTTCCAATGTCATCAGGACTGATTTGCATAAATTCTGCAAATACTTCTTTTTCTAACTGTGCCGGGATAGCACATATTTCCACATTCAACAACTGGTCTAAAAGATATCTGTATTGCTCACTATGCTCAATCAAATAATATGTGATTGGAGAAACAAGCGAGAAGTTAATTTCTTCATTGTTAAAGTAGTTTATATAGTCAGGTAACACGGCACCTTCCTGTTTAAGTCTTTGATACATCTGATAACATACAATATTTTTCATACAACCACCTCTATTTTTTACTCTACCATGGTAACATTAAAAAGACTGTCTGTCAACAGTCTTTAATACATTTTTTCAATTAATTCTTCATTGCCATTAAACATTGAATACAACATCTTGTAACGCTTAGACTCTTTGTCAATTACCTTTGCTGGTTGTACTGGTTCCTCATGTTGCACAGGTTCAGTAATCTCTACTGACGGTACTGTTTCTTGAGGTCTAAATAATGTATGCTTTAAATAAGCAATAAAGTTGCAAGAGTCATTATCTTCATCATAAATTTCAACCATCTTAGAGTCAACAGTGCTTCTCTGTCTATTGTTGAAAATAATACTTGGGATAATCTGGTCCTCAGGCTCTGATGAACCATCAATCATAATGCATTCATTTTCTCTCAATGCTGGCCATCCTGCTGGTGCACCTGCAAGCATATAGTCAATAGAGAAGATTAAGTAAGGATTATTACTCGCATACTGACACTCCAATTCATCATGCATGCCTCTACCATTAAAAGTAGCCATAATAACTTCTTTGTTCACAACGTCTTTACGTATGGAGAGGATAGGGTTATTATACATACCTTGTGTTGGGTGAGAAGTATATAACAACATAGGACGAACTTCTGCAACATAAACAAAATTCTTTATCTGTTTAAAAGCAATAATACGACCTAACTTAGAAATCTTTGTACGAAAGTACATATTGAAACTTGCCATTGGTTGGCGTGTTTTCTTAAATACCTGTGTAATCATCAACTGCACCTCTTTTTCTTTACTCTACCATTTTAATATAAAAAAGACTGCTTGTCAACAGTCTATTAGTTAAAGTTTTACAACCTCAATCTCACCGTTTTGCTGACGGTACACATTAAAGAAAGCACCAGAATGTTCGATAATACCCATAGGCAATAAAGGGATTTTCTTAATTTCATTGATAATATCATCTTCTGAACATTCCTGCTGTTCTTCTAATCGCTTTAGAATAACAATCTTGCTATCATTTGTAGGCTGATAGAAAATAGTAACAGGAGCAACAGTACTATTATTAATTGGGTTCAAGACAACACATTTTATTGGTAAGTCTTGACTTGGTGCCTCTGCGATTGTGATTGAGCCATCTGTCGTTACTCTAAACTGATTTGCTTGTTGAAGAGAAAAATCATCATATCTACTCATATTATCACCTCTTAGTTTGATGTTACTTGAACACGATATTCTTCTGGAACGGTTTTATTGTATTCTACCTTCAAATATCGTGGCAAAGCGTCTGCATTTTGTGCATACCATTGGGCAGCCTCTTCTTTTGTTTTAATATCTTTCTGTAACTCTTCCATCTTCTTGTAGGAGAAAATAATGAACTTTAGAAGGTTTGCCTTTTTGATGAGATAGTCGTCAGTATCATATGAACTACACAATGAGAACGGTGCTCTCATCCATAGGTCTGTATTTGGTTGACCCTGTAAGATTGCGATGATGTATTCTTTTGCATGTGTAACTATACTTTGAAATGTTGTGTTTCTGTTTGCTAGTGTATGACCGATACACATACGTACTACATGAAACTTCATACCGTTAATATGAATTACATCTTCACCTTGGAATATATTTGTAAACAAGAATGGGATATTGTATCTATCATCTGTAACAAAGTACCAATTGTCATCATCGTATAAAATCATACAACTCTTAGTCCAGAAGTTTGTTGTCTTGTGTTTATCTTCGATTGACACAATACGTAACTGCTGAGGAGACAGTCTATATACAAATGCCTTCTTATGGAAATCACACACAACGAAACCTTCTTCCACAACAGGATTTACAATTCCGTTGAAGATTTCGTCAAAACACTTGCTAGACTGTGTTTGGAACGTGATAGGTTTTGCGTTAATCTTTTTATTAAATAACCCATCTTTATAGGTCATATTTGTTAAGTTTACATCAAATTCTTTCATAGTTCACCTCTATTTACTTTATTATGATATCATAGCAAAGATGTATTGTCAACAAAAAAGAGAACTATTTTTCAAGTCCTCTTTAATCTAAATATTCTCTTTTTAGTTTAATAACGAGTTTTGTTGCCTTATAAATCGCAACTGGTACAAGCATAAACAACACTGTCCCTGCGAATACTGTACTATTGATGTGGAACTGCTTCACAAGGACATCCCATGTGAATCCTAAAACTATCATAGCAATGAATAGAATCATCGCTTTTAAGATACCTGTCATTGCAAAATTTCTACGAAATATTTTCTTACTCATGGCTTCAGTTTATCACATCAAAAATAGCGTGTCAACCGTTTTGTACTAATTCTTTGGGACATACTGGTTTACCATGAAGTCGCCTGCTCCGTTGATACATGTCTGCATCCAGATGGAGCCGTCACCAGCCAGTCTATGAGCAGGGATATATTCTTCTGTATGAGAGCCGTACTCCGTGTGATTGTAAACATAAGTTCTACCACCAATACATACTTCGCCTGGTGTTGATGCAATCATCTGGCCTTCTGCTGTGTAATTATGGGCTGCATAATATCCATTAGCCCATTCCCATAGACCACCTTTATCTACGTCTGCTTGTCCGTTATATGCATAACCATAAGATGGTGTCCATGCACCTGATGCGTATGAAGGAGCATAACTAGAATAAGAATAGCCACCACTTGCGTAGCCACCACGAGAGGATTGTCTTGCTAGACGTTCTGCCTCTTCTCTTTCACGCTGTAGTTTCTCTTCGATTTTTGCGTCTATCTCTTGTAGTTTTGTCTGATAAACTTCTTTCTGATAATCTTTTAACTGGTCGATTTCGCTTTGAATTACTGCGATATCTTCCTTAACCAGGCTTGCCTCAGCACTAGCCAGTCTTGCCTCGATTGTGAGTTTCAACTTGCTATTGTCGCAAGCATTTTTTAGGACATCATTTGCTGAATAGTATGCCCCGATGGGTGCCTCATGGACACTTGTTGTTGTGGTATCTTCTTCTGCGTAAACTGAAAAAGAGCCTACGCTAAAAGTAAGCATAAATAGTATAGTTATTATCTTTTTAAACATTTGTGAACCAATTACCTTTCTTAACTATACTGTCTATATCAAAAAACACAGGTTTTGCCTGTGTTTAATTGTAGTAAATTGTGAACGAATTATCTTGTCGTACTTCAAAGTAACCGACATGCGTAAATCCGCACTCTAAGAATGTTTTACGACTTTCATTAAATGGTTCAACGTACAAGGCACGGTCTTCCTTACGATAGAAGATATCATATGCCATGCCTTGTAGCGATGTTTGCTTCAATTTAGCGAGTTTGTCCTGAATGATTAACTGAATATCTAAATTCATAATCTATCGCCCAATCTTATAAAGCAATGCTTTAATCTTACGTAGCAATCTACCAGGAGAGACTGTGCCATCAAATGTGAAGTAGTCGTCTAAGAACTGTGCAAGTACAGAGTATTTAGCGTTGAGATGTGTATTCTCAAAAGGCTTTCTGCCAAGCATAGTCTTTACTGTTTCAACCTCTGTAACATCTTCTTCCACATCTTCTGACCAGTTTCTATCCCAACTCTTAGGGAGTGTGTAATCGCTGTAATCACCGTAGTAATCATCTTCGTAAGTATCGAAAATGCTTTTCCCAGTATCGTAAGGGCTTTTGTAGTGCTTCTGACCATAAGGACGAACTGCACCATGACCTGTGTAAGTCTGTGTACGTGTATTGCCCCAAGTAGGTGCTGTGTATACAGGTGTCTTGAATACTTGCTTTTCCCATGTAGCGATTAAATCTTCATCGAATGTAATATCAGATACCTTATCAATATCATAGTAATACTTCTTGTCGTCTGCCAATACATGTTCTGGTAATTCTGCAAAACGCTTTACGATATCTTCTGAAACGTATTCAGAAGTTAAGCCACGTACTGTAATCCATGAGTGCATTTGTACTCGATTTGTATTTAAGTGTCCGAACACTAACTGTAATGCATCGACCTTAGAGTTCGATAAGTCTGTACCAGAGGCGAATGCCTGCATACTGTTATGTGAATGTGTCTCAACATACATACCAATGTACTTGTTTAACGCTTCATAAACACTGTCATTATCAACAGATGTTAGGGCAGAACTGTTACGCTGTTTAGGTGTATAACTAAACAACTCATCTGACCAGAAATGTACACCCTCGATGTCTTTTAAGTTCTTTTCTACACCGTCTACATTTAATGTACGCATGCCCTTGGCGTTGTAGAAGTTAATCTGTGCTTCTTTGCCAGTTGCTAATGTAGTATCACGGTACCACTTAATAACGTACTTAATTGCATCAGCAGGAATCTTCGGTAAATTATTTGCTGTAACTGTAATCTTTTCTTCAACGGCTGGTAAACCAAAGAACTGATAGTCGTTTACCTTACGTAGGGAATCACCAATCCATGAGGATTGAATTTCAAACGTACCGTTACCGGCTAGAATTGTAGTCTTGAACTGACCTTTTTCTGTAATTTCTTCGTTACTCTTATAAATATTCTGGAATCCCATATTTATTACCTCTTTCTTTTACTTTTTCAGTTTATCACTCTCTGTATACTTTGTCAACCCTAATTCTCTTGGTTTAACACTTTATTTTGGCAAGTCTTTAAATAATCAGAACTATTACGGTTAATTTCTGGCTGAATTTGATTATCGTAATTTTCTTTTGCTTGCTCCCAGTAGTGATTATAACTGCCTAGTAGTGTTTGTGCAACTGTATTTTCTTGGCGTACCAATTGTCTTTCTTCTTGAATTTCAAACTTTGTACCGAATGATAAGAACTTCTTGGTAATATCATTAAACAATTTCCAGTTTATTTGTTGCTTGTTAATTTTAGAAATATTGATGAAGTTAAATCTAACAATAGGGTTTTCGTCTGCATCAATTTCATGCAGTCTTGTATTAATTAGTTCTTCGATTTCTCTAATTGATAAATTTATACAGTTTAGAACCACGTCATATTGAGGTCGTTGATGAATATTATGAAGAATTGGTTTAATTGTACCGCTGTCAATTACCCACTCTGTCCACCCTTTATCACCTTGGCTATCACTGAAGCCTCGTCTAAATAATGAGCCACCATAGAATACCTTATTTTTAATCACCCAACCTCTGTCGTGGATATGCCCTAGTAAAATACAATCCCAGTTCAGAGCAAGCACATCTTGAGGTATTACAATTTCTCTAGGCTCTGATTCTGTGTGTAGAACTGTGTTTGACTGTGGGTCATAGATAGAACCATGTGTGCAGAGAATATTAATCTTACCATCAACAGGCTTAATATGTTTCATCGTGTCTAATTGTTTGCTATAACCATGATGAGATACCATATGGAGCAGGATATTGTCTGCTACTTCAACAACTACATATGGTTCTGTGTATGAGAATAAACCAATCTCTGGAATATTAAGAACGTCATTACTTGGTATTTCTTTGACGATATCGCTACTATCATGGTTGCCTGCTAAACAATAGAAAGGAATATGATTGTCAGAAAGTTTCTTGATTGCGTTCATAGCCTCGTGTATCATTCTGACTGTAGGCGTAGGGCTGTGGAAGAAGTCTCCTGTACAGACAACACAATTAACTCTACTTGCAATCATATCATCTATAACCTCATTCAAGGCATCATACCCGTCTTGCTCTCGTAAGTTGATTCCTTCTTCCGTTACAAGGCTGCCAGAACGATATCCCAAATGAACGTCTGAAATATGACCGATTCTAAGCATTGTGTTTGTTCTTTCTAATTGTATAGACAATATCTACATCTGATGTGTAGTAGGTAGATACTCCGAGCTTGTAGTCAACCTTGATAATCGCTAAGTCATTCTTTGCTAATTGCTCTTCTAACTCAAAGATACAATCAATTAATGTGCAGAAATTTAAGATGTCTGTCTTTTTATTTTTATTTTCTACAGACAGGCTAAAAATATTTGTCTTTTTCATATCTATTTCTCCTTACTTACATTTTATCATACTTCTCTGATTTTGTCAATAGGAACGGTTTTAAGAGCGATTTTCGCTAAATCTGTGTAATGTATCAGCCCGTTGGTTTTTGACTGGTTTTAGGTCTAAAAAGTCGCACGGACGAGGGTATAAAACGGTTTTAAGGAGAGTTATTCGCTCTCCTTATTTCGCCATTAATGTGATTTTTATGAGTAATGAATGTAATAGGTCATTACTGCTAGGTAAAAATGCATTTCCCTCTTTAAACTTAAATTCATATTTATATAACATAGACATGATTTCTTTTTCATGTTTACACTTACTACGCTTAAAATCAATCAGTCTGTATGGACTATTATACCCTAGCAATTCACAAATCTCTTTTTCTGACATCTTACTTGCAGTTAATGCTCTATATGTAACAAAGTCTTGAAATTTGTTTTTCAACAACTTCATGATAACTAGAGGATGTGTATTAGTAATTACTCGTTGAAATTCTTGCTCTAATAAAGGCATATTACCAGACATAACAGCATTGATTAGTTGCCATGGTGGTACAGCACCCATCTTATTAGGCAAATAAGAGTACAACTCATCTATTGTGAGTTTGTCTGTGTCTGCTACGCCTGATAGTGTGTTTTTAATAATGATTAAATCTTCTGCACTATCACCCACATAGTATTTTACAAACTCTTTATTTTCCTTTGAAAGATTGATTGTTTTTAAGATTTCATCAATAGAGATTTCGCCATCATAGGTACCGTCATACTCGTCTATTAAGTCTTTTAGCCATTTGCCCGGTGCCTTATGGCATACGATAATTACACCGTTGCCGAACCAGTTGTCAAGCAACTTCTTTTTCTTCTTTAGCAAGTCTTTAAAGTTAGTTCTATCTTGGTCTCTCGTTAAGTCTAACTTAACAAAATGCGACATGAACAGAGAAGTTTGTGAGGCTAAGCCGTCTTGCCATGTCGTGTATGTCAACATCTGTTCTGGAGTATATCCCCATGATGTGTAGATTTCCCTAACTTTATTCAAGATGTAAACATCGCTATCATTGACAATAGCATAGAGTTTATTTGTCATTTTTATTCTCAATCTCCTTGCTATAGTGAATATCTTTAATCAAGAAGTCTTTTTCACCGTTTAGCACTCTTGCTAGGCTATCATATGAATGTCCTCTATTGTCACCCATAACAAAGTAACCGTCTAAGGTGATATCAATGTCTCCGGTTTTGTTCCACTGTGTGAACGTGGCACACAGAGTATCATTTACATAGAGTTTATTGCCGTTAATTTTAAGCCTATCTCCAGGCTTGCCAATAACACGCTTAATTAACCATTCTCCCTTTAATCCCCATGAAACTGGAGACTTGAAGATAGCAACATCATTATTCTTTATATTGCTTGTTTTTAAGAAGAATAGAACTTCTTTATCATGCAAGGTCTTTTCCATTGACTGGCCAGACACGACGGCAATCTTAAAAGGGGCAAGAGCAGTAAAAGCAACAACCACAACTGCTGTTGCTAATGTCTGTAGAGTGTAGACAACCCACTTTCTTAATCTTCTGCGTTTTCTTCTTTTTACTGTCATATTTCCAGGCTCAGGAAAGTACTAAGTTTTTAACTTGGTACAGAAATGAGCCTTTCCTCTCTTTCTATTCTTTTACTTATACATAAAACGCTCTTTCTTGCGTTTACTCTTTTAAGATACTTATAAGATGGATTTTGTTTTCCACCCCTATTTCTAAAATCAATATAGGCATTGTTTATATCCATTAATACAAAGAACCCACTACTTCTTCTACCTTTAATGAAACACGTTTCTCCTAGGCACTCTACTTTATCGAACTTTTTAAAATCAAAAATCTTTCCTGTAGGGAGTTTCTGTTCTCCTCTAACACCTTTTGTTAAAACTCTATCTTGAACTGAAACTCGATTCTTTCTATAAACCACGTCTAATTCTTTAAACTCCAATCCACCACTTGCAATAACACAAGCATCAATGTAATGGTCTTTTGGCAACTGTAAGTGATTCCTGTTTTCACTCGTTACGAACCCAAAAGTTTCTATTGCATCAGGATATTTTTTCAACAACCAACTCCTGATTATACTCATGTGGGTAGCGTGCTTCAAGTTCATTTTCTTAGGTTTCCTGTCTAAAACAATTTCTCCCTTATGAATCTTCTTATGGCAATCTTCACATAAAGTTATGAGATTTCTTTCATCATCAGTACCACCGTTACTTCTAAATATAATGTGGTGAACTCCAGTCTACAGTTCTTTTTACCACAACACTGGCAGGTGTAGTTATCCCTATGGAGAATTGCACTCCTCCTAGATGAGTAGCCATAGTTGAAGCCTTTCTGATAGCCCCAGTGTCTAATTCTTTCATTAATCAGATTAGGATTTTTCATTAAAGCGGTATCGAACTGACTTACTTCTAAGATTAAACTAGAAATAGGTAAAATCTTTTTACAAAATTCAATCTCGTCTATATGAGCCTGAACCTTATGTTTCACTGAAGGTGGGAGTCTATCTTTTCTAATAGAGTTTCTTCTGTTCAAGAATCTGGGCTTTCTATACCTAATCTTTCTTAAACGTCTAGACCTACGTGCTTGCCTACGAGCATCCATCTTATTTTTAATATCATTTCTTAATTCAGTTTGAGATTGGTATAACACCTTATCGTTACCAATAACAGCGACACCAATATGCTTTGAGCCTGTGTCTACACCGCAGTAACACTCCTGAACCACGTTTGTTTCAGGTTCATAAAGCAATCTAATGGTAAACGGCTCTCTACGAACAACCTTTGCTTTTCCTTCTTTTAATAATCTACGAACTTTGCCAAAGCGTTCTGTCGGCATAAAAGGTTGTCCGTTTTGTTTCAATACATATACTAACATCACACTTTAACCCCTTTCGTTGATGATAAGTTTAACTCTTTAAGACAGTACTCATCGAACTGTAGCGCCTAACTCATCTCTTTTACCAAGATGAGTGTCGGTCTTCTCATCGACAAAGATAGTTAGAGTTTTGAAATTACTGACACAGGACTCACTTAGCACTCTTAGTCCAACTTAATCAGTAATCACAGAGCAACGGTCTTGAGCATTCAACCGAAGGTGTGTATGTGTTTCTTCTAACTATCGTAGGTAAAGTTTCCTTAACCTTAGTCTTGTAAACAATCGTACCTTTAAGGTACTAGGCTAAAAACCTAGTGCATGTTTACCTCCTGACGAATATTAAAGTTTTAACTCCTGGCGAATGTTGAAACCAATAGTCTTAAGAATATCTAAATCAACTCTCAATGATTGTGAAATCTTTGTTAATTCGTTGATGATTTCATTTACATATGCAAGTCTAAATTCAAGGTCCTCACATTCAATTTCAGCAATACGTCTTTTCTGGCCTTCTGTTTTTACAGTAGAGTCTACCATTAAGCGTCTAAATTTATGCTTATATTCTAAGTCAAGATTGGTACGTTCTCTCTCGTAGTTGTTAATCTGACGTGTAACCTCTTTTAGGTTTAATACGGTTCTAATCAAAGTGCTATTTAAGTTATCAATTTCATGGTGGTCCCAAAATGAACCCTCGCTATGAACTGTGTGCAACGAGTCAAAATCAGGATACTCCGGTAGTTTAATAATGTCTTCCATTTTCTTATACCTCTCTTACTTATATTATACAAGAAAAAGGACCAGATTGACTGGCCCTACGCTTTAAAGATTGCTCTAAATGGTGCTAGACTCACAAAGTACCCTGCAACTCTAACTACCCAACTCACAAACTGGTTCCATGCCCAAAATACAACTGCAAACACATCATAGTTGAACATGCTTAGAATAGCCCATAATACGCCTGCAACTAAAATTCCTGCTAGGATGTTGCCGATTGAATCTTTAATAAATCTTACAAGTTTGCCCATATACTATCTCCTCTCTTTATGCCATCTCTATTAGATTGTTTGCTCTACGCTCTTTTAAACACAATTCACTTAAGAACTCTTTAACTTTTAATGGATTTTTAATGTTTTCCAAAACAACGATAGGAGAGTTCTTGTCAATGGTATAGAGAATTACATTTCCTGTATTACATAGCCTTTGAATTAGATTTACAGTACATCTACAATCAACAACACGATAGAGCATTACCTCGTCATACGATGTATTGACAATACCTTTTTCTACATGAAGTTTATTGTAGACCACTGTGTATTTGGTAAAACTAAGCGGCCACGCTAGTAAGTGTTTCTTGTCTTGCCACAAAATATCTTCTTCCATAGTTCTCTCCTATCAATGCATAATTACTGTCCTGGCATTACCCAATAGTTCGGCGTGAAATATTGAATATTCGTAACAATAGTACCATCATTTGCATTGGCTGCATGCACCATCGTACCATTACCTAATGAAATTCCAACGTGATATGCACCAGCACCAGTATCGTAGAAATATAATGCTCCGTAAGGTGCATTCCAAATATCATAATGTCTAGTTCCTGTGTAGGACTGTTGTTCTGTTGTTCTTGCACCGATACCAGTTAAGCACTGGACCATTCCTGAACAGTCCCAACCACCAGTCGTTGTACCACCCCATACATAAGGTACTCTACCAACTGCACTTAATGCTTGTTGTACGTAATCACCACCTGAAATGATAGGTTGATAATTAATAGATTGTGCATTATTGGTGCTTCTGGTTGGTGCAACATAAGGTTTCTTTTCTAATGTATAGATATTATTACCACCTTCTGTCTTCTGGTCTATCACATTGTAATCTGCAATGCTTGAGTAACCATTTTCATCTTGAGCACCATCAACCTCTTCAAGTAAATTACCATCTGTATCGTAGTAATAAGTTTTCTGCTCTACGACATTTACCTTTAATTTTTGAGAGGCTGTTTTACCAGTAATATCGGTGTACCTGTACTCAATTTCATACTGTCCTACTTGGTTCTTATCGAAGTTTCCTTTTTCGATAGTTAATACTCCTGCACCACTGTATGAACCGTTAAATGCAATAACTGTGTTGAAATTATAATCTGTTGTCTTAGTAATTGTAATTTCATTTTTCTTCAACTCAATTACAGGGTCTCCTTCTGTTACTGATACAGAAACAGTCTTGGTTAAATCTGGTACCAAAGAAACATCTTCTTTGTCTGTATAATGGAAATTAATAGACACTTTCTTGACTTGTGTATTCTTATCTGTTAAATCAATTTCTTTATCTAAAGTAATCTCCGTCTTGTCGTAATCAATATTTGATTTTGTTGGGTTCTCTTTAACATACTCATCTAAAATCATTTTCTTAATTTCTTTCTTAAGATTTTTAGGTGAGTTGTACGGAAGAGATACCATCATCATTTTTTCTTCTTCAACATTTTTAATCGGTGCTAAATCTTCGGCTCGTGCCTGCATAATCGTTGAACCAGTTAGAACACCAATTAATAAGGCTGAATATAATAATGTACTTTTCCTCATTTCTCAACTTCCTTTCTTTATAATATTATACAACAAATTAGGCTGTATCAACCTACTTGCGTATGGTATTGCTCTTTCTATATCAGAAAAAGGCTCTACCGTTTTAGTAGAGCCTGCGAATTAGATGTTAGTTTTCTTCTTCGTCTTTCTTCTTCTTACCTGCTAGGTAAATAATGTACCCGCCTGTTACGGCTAATACTGTACCGCCCGCAATGCCTGCAAGAACTAATGGGTCAACTCCAGATTTCTTTTCATCTTCTGTTGTTGCTGATACTTCTGGCTTGTCTCCACTAGTTTGCTTATCTTCTGGTTTCTTGGCCTCTTCTGTCTTCTTATCTTCTGACTTCTTAGATTCTTCTGACTTCTTAGCCTCTTCTGCCTTCTTTTCAGCATCCTTAGTTGACTGCTCTAATGCCAACTGCTTGTTTTGAGCCTCAATACGAGCAAGGTTTGCAAGGATTGCCTTAAAGCCTTCTGACGCCTTGTTTAGTAATGCGATGTTGTTGGCGATTACCTTACTATCGCTTTCTAATGTAGTCTTAGATGTAGCAAGTTCGTTTAACTTGTTAATCTGTGCTTCAAGGTTGCTCATAAGTGTGTTGTATTCAGCCTCGTGTAATCCAAGGTCGTTTACTGTTGGGTAATCATTTGAATGGCGTGCTTCATATTCAGACTTGAACTTCGCTAACTTGTCTGCCTCTGCCTGTGCAGTAGTAGATAGATTTGCAAGTGTTGCGTTGGCTGCTGTGATTTCATCACCCTTAGTCGCAATATCTGCATCATACATTGTTGGATTCAATGTAGGTAATTCAGCGTTAATTTCATCAACACGCTTGTTAATATTCTTTTGTGTTTCTAGTAATGTCTTAGCCTGTTCCACTAATGCTTTTTGTGCTTCTACAAGAGCATTTTGGTCAGCGACTAACTGTTCCTTAGAAGTCTTGTCAGCCTCTACAGGAGCAATAGCATTGTCTTTATTTGTGATTTCAGACTGCTTATTTGAAATCTCTGTGTTCTTGGCAACAATCTGGTTCTGGACATCTGCTAACTTAGTAGCGTTTTCTGCTAGAGCGGAGATTACATTGTTAAGGTCTGCCTGTTTAGCATCCTTATCGCTTACTAATGCGTTCTTTTCTGCTACAAGAGCATTGAACTTAGCATTTAACTTGTTGAACTCGTCTAATGCATGTTTCGCATTGTCTAAGGCACCTGTCTTTGTTTCGATGTTTGCCTTTAATGCGTTGATTTCATCAGCAAGGCGTTGAGCCTCTTCTGTTGCATGAGCAGCCAATTCTTCAAGTTCTGCTAACTTCTGTTCTGCCTGTGCTTTCTTTTGAGATACTTCTGTCTTCTTGTCTGTTGCTGTCTGAATTGCTTGTGTGGCGTTGTCAACCTTAGCCTGTTCAGCGTTAATGTTCTTAACAGCCTCTTCAATAGCCTTGTTGATTTCTGCTAACTTAGTATCAGCCTCTGCCTTTTCAGCCTTCTTCGCCTCAACTAATGCCTTAGCGTTATTTAATTCATCTTGTAACTGTTGAGGAGCAACTTTATTTACCCAGTTGCTTGCAAGTTCACGGAAACGTTCTTCTGTGAAGAAACCATTTTCTTCTGTCATGTATGCACGAATTTCAGCATCTGTCTTGCCTTGTCCTGCACGCCATAATGGGTAGATATGGTTTACGTCACCTGCTGATGATGAATAGTCTGCTGAATTTGCAACATCTAAACCAACACCAGAGTAGAATGTAGGTGTGTTTTCACGACCGACACCAGCACGTTGGTTTACACCTGTCTTGACGTACATGTAAGGTGCAACTGCGTATAACTTACCGTACTGGTCAGAGAACCACTTGTAATGTCCACCGTTTGAGGCAACTTCTTCATCCCACCAACCAGTCATAGATTCCTTTTCATAAGTTGAGTCATTACCAATCCATTGTTCTCTACCTGTCATTGTGTATAGGTTATCTGGTCCGTTGGCGTATGTGTGGTACCAGTAGTTGTTTGCACCGATGGCAACTGCAACGGCCTGTGTAAGCATACTGCGAACGTCAACCTTAACTGGCTCTAAGCCGGCTGCCTTACGGCGATTGTTAAGTTCTGTAACTGTATTTGCCATACGCATCAAGTTGTCCTTAGCGGTAGTAAATGCTGTTTCATCACCGTTCAACCATTCACGAACTGTCTTAACTTGGTTGTAGTTCTTGTCTTTCTGAACAACCATCTTAATAGGTGTTTCCATTACAAAGTTAAAGTACTCTTCCCAGTTCTTAGGCTGTTCTACACCATTGTTTGCGGCTGCTTGTACCTTAATATTTGGTACTGCCCCACCATTTGTCTTTAAGAAGTTCAAGAATGAAGAGTTGTCAGTTGCCTGTGCAATCTTGTCCTCTACTTCTTTTTGCTTTGCTTCAAGTGTTGCTAATTCCTGTGTCTTTGTGTCAATAGAACTCTGAACACTTGCCTTCTCTGCTTCTTTTGCACTCTTAGCCTGCTCAGCCTGTGCTTTTGCCTGTTCGGCAGTTGTCTTGGCTTGTGTCTGTTCACTAATTGTGTTGTCTAATGCAGAGATTTCACCTGTTAAACCGGCAACTTCATCTTTCTTTTCTTGAATTTGTGTTTTCAATTCAGGAGATGTTACCTCTGCTAAACGGTCTTTCTTAGCCTGCAAGTCTTGATTAAGAGTGGCAACTTCGTTTGTTAAGTCTGTTACGCTCTTTTCAAGATTTTGCTTTTGAATTGTTAAGCCTGCTTCATCAACACCCAAGGCGTCAATTTCTGCCTGCTTGCTTGTGATACTTTGTGTTACTTCGGCAATCTTTGTTTCAAGCGTGCCCTTTTCCTCAGTCTTTGACTGTTCGGTTGCTTGTGCTTCTGCCTTAGTTGCCTCAAGAGTCTTTAATTCCTCTTGCTTTGCTGTTAATTCTGCTGTTAGTGTTGCCTTGTCAGCCTTTAACTTGTCTAACTGCTTAGTAACTTCATCTAATGCATTCTGACGAGTCTTCAACTCTGTTGTCTTGTCATTTAGTTCAGTTGTCTTGGCAATTAGGTCAGCCTCTAAAGGTGCAATATCAGCAACCTTAGGTGTTAGTTCAGTTTGTTCTTTCTTCAAGTTTTCAATCTTTTCTTCTAACGCCTTCTTGTCAGCCTCTAACTTATCTTTTTCAGATGTTAGTTTGTCAACTGTTGCCTGAGCCTCTGCCTGTGCGTTGGCTGCCTGTGTTGAGGCCTCTGTTAATTCTGCCTCTGTCTTGGCTAATGTTGCCTTATCAGCCTCGATTTCTGCTTTCTTAGCCTCAATCTGATGCTCAATTTCAGCACGTTCGTTTGTGTACTGGGAAATTTGACTGTTTACAGTTGCCAACTGTGAATTAACATTCTGTAAATTCTGCTCTTCTTGAGGTGTTCGATTATCTACTTCTGGCTGGGACATGTGTCCTACTTCATCTGGTGTCAATTCTTCGGCAGCCATAACTGATGTTACTTGTGCGCCTACTGATACTAATGAAGCCGTAGCAATTAAGCCTTTTGCTAAAATATGTTTCTTGTCCATTAAATAAATCAACCTTTCTTTCTGTTTTATACCACCCTTTTAGGGCCCGTATATATACTATATCAGATTTTCTTTAATCTTGTCAATGATTTTCTTACATAACATTCTAAAACTTCTTGTATTTAGATTATGCTTTTTGACAAAATCTTCCTTATCGTAACCGAAGATGTTGTATTTTGAGAACAACGCCTCTTTTTCAAAATCTGTTAATACTGATGTCACTTCTTCGATTTTCTTTTGTGTGAACTCACTTTCAGGTGTCATCAAGTCCTCTTCTGACAGAATGTCTTGAAGTTCTGATATTTCACCTTTATAACTTCCTCTTGATTCAACTTGTTTATTGAGAGAGAGTGGGTTTAAACTAATATTTACAACACTCTCTATCGTACTAATAGGTACATTGATTTGCTCCGATAAATCATAAATTGAACCCTCGGGATTCTCTGCGTAATACTTATTGATTGCTGATAACGTTCTAGGTATATGCTGTGATTTCACACCAAACACCATTACAGAGTAGTTGTCTTGCAATTCTCGTGTAATGAACCATCTTGCTCCTGTTGACACAACGAAACCCTTACTTGGGTCATAAGTATTTTTGACATACTTAATTAAGGCATACATGGCGTCTAAACAAGCCATATTTAATGTATATACATGTCGTTTATCTTGCTTGTTTGACAAGAACTGTGTAGCCCACTTATAGGCAAGTTCGATATTAGTTGCAATTAACTCTTCAACTGCATCCTCATACTCGCTAAAAGAAATGCTTGTATCGCCATTTCGATACTTTGCAATAATTGTACCATAGGCAATATCGTGCTCTAAACGCTCCTGCCCTAGTAAACGTTCTTCTGAAACAGGCACTAAAAGACCATTGTATAGACCAGAATACCTCTTAACACTAGTCTGTCTATCACAAACCATCAATTTATTATCCATTGTATTGTCAAATCTCCTTTTTGTATAATACTTATCTTATCATACTTTTGGTGACTTGTCAATAGTTAAAATTAAAATAATCATAATAATTGCTAAAATTCCTAATAAAGACAAGCATGAGATGGTGATTAGGTCCCTACTCCTCATAATAGCAATAGCGATTTCTGACACTCCCTGTGTTGGGATTACATAGTTTATTTCCCTTGACAACTTTTCAAGATTATCAACATCATAAATACTTAGGAACGACTCCTGTACTACCAATACACCAATTAAGACAATGCCAAAAAGTGTAATCAGGATAAATGGTAATTTACGTTTCACTAAATACTCACAATCTCTGGAACAGACATTTCTGTTTCGATGTAGATACACTCATACTCTTCATCGTCTGTTTCATACTCTGCAAAGTCTTGAGAGCAGAAGCCTTCGCCTAAACCATCACTATTCTGTCCTTCTAATTCCTGTTTTAGGATTTCTAGTTCTTGTTCTGTTAATTCTCGCTTAGCGATAATGAATACTGTACCTCTATCTGACTGTGTTAATACATAATGCATAGAGATGATGTCCTTTCTAAGTTCGTCATCATCTATATAATCAGCCATATCATCTTCAACTAAATAATTAAAAGCCTCTTCAAAGTCCTCTTCTTTAATTGGTGCAGACAACTTAAAGTTCGTCTTGTATAAATAGCATTCTATCATAAAATACCTCTTTCTATTTTACTTATTATATCATGTTTGTACTTGTTTGTACAGTAGGTGTGGGAGAACGGTTTTAAGCGTGTTTTTACTTAAATGTGATAAGTTGTTCAGCCCGTTGGTTTTAGGTCTAAAATAGGTCTAAAAAGTCGCACGGACGAGGGTGTAAAACGGTTTTAAGCAAATAAAAAAGAGTAGATTTTTTCTACTCTCTTACTTATTCTGTAATGCTTGTACTAATGCTAGTTTAAACTCGTTGGAAATCTCTAAATACTTAATTGCCTCAAAATTATTTTGAAGTAATATGTCTAAATCCTCATAACAGCGACTAGCAATCGTTGCTTGAATAATCGCTCTGCTTATCTCTGTTTGACGTTTACGGTCTCCATCTGATTTCTTTTGCTTTGTAAAAATAGAAGAGCCCTGTTTTTCTGTACTATTATCCCAGTTGATATCATTCGCCTTTTTGAGTGTGTTAAACTCAATGGCTTGTTCTAAGAGTGTAAAGTATTTATTCTTATCATCATATCCCATACGCTCTCTAATCATGTTTTCGTCTACCTCTGTAATATCAACACCTAGTTCAACTGCTAGTTCTTTAGCGTACTTACTATGTTCACGTTGGAATACGGCTAACTCTTCGCCTAAAACATCTGTACTTAACTCGTAAGGTCGATACTGTAAGAAATTGGTTAAATAAGCACTAAACGGTACTGGCTCTTTTTCATCAAAACGATTTAGTGCCACCATAATCCACTCACGAATCTGGCTCTCGATATCATCATGGTTATGGATATAAGTTCTAATTGTGTCCATATGTGGTTTCAAGCATTGCTTACTGAAATTACTATAGAACATCAGGAACCCACCTAGGAAATCTTCATCAAAATCAGACAAACTACGCCATTTGCGTTGAGTAGCGTTTCTAATCGTTAAACTATCAAATTCTAATTGCGTTAGTTGAGTCGCTAAAATCTGCATAATATATGATAGTGATGTCGTATGGATTTTGAGCAATTTACGTATTTCGTGATATGTACACCACGCATAGCCTCTTAATATCTTTTTAATCTTAAATAAGACATCTGTACCGTCTGCGTACACCATCAGAATGTTTGAATAATGACGAGGAACCTCTAAAAAGGCGTCTACCTCAGTTTTACCACCCCATACTCTTGGGCTAAAGTCATTCGGTACTATCGCTTTCTCAATATCTAACGAGTTTTCGTTGTACCATCTAAAAACCTCTGCTGTATCAACTCTATAAGAGTTTTGCTCCATAATAAGGGGAGTAGACGTGTTGGTAATATGCGTTAAGAGTTCTTGCTCTGTTACAACGGCAAGTCTTGCCCATTTATGAATCGTGTACCACTGACCAGAGTGGATAACAGCCTCAATTCTAAAATCTTTATCATAAGACATAAAGTCTTTTTTAATCTTTTGTGTGTTACAAATCTCTGGCATCTAGTTCCTCCTTGAACAGAAGTCTAGGATATAAATAATCATAGTCTGTTAGAATTGTGTTAATTACATTCAATAGTGTTTCAATATTATTTCCTGACATGATGTTGATTGTTACTTCATCTCCACGTTGAACCATATTATCGTAATCACTCATAACAATAAAACCGTTAAACTTATCTAATATTTCTTGATATGTGTCAAACGTATCAAAATCAATCGCTATTGTGATTGTTCTAATTTCCATCTTCTTATACCTCTCTACTTATATTATACAAGAAAAAGAGCATGTTTAACACACCCTCTTAATTCTCTAAGATATATGAACCATCACTATTGCGACCAATTACGGCGCATCCGTTTTCTTTTGCAAGTTTGGCTCTGACTTTTAGTTCCTTATTCACCAACTCATCAACCAATGTCATCTCGTCCAATTTTAACTGTATATCAAAAGAGATGTTCTCTCCACTCTGAATTTTCTTGGAAATATCTGTACTCTTACGCTCGTTTACGCTCTTTAAGACAATTAAATCGGCTGTCTTTAAGTACCCGATTTGGTCTGAACTGATAAAGGCATTTGTCCAGTTTTCGGAATCCATATTGTTACCGAAGTCTGCTAAGACAAAATCTTCATAAAAGCCACTTTGTTCTAAAAAGTTTACTCTATCACTAAACTCTTCGCATTTTTCTTTACTATTAAAATGTGCCTCTATCGGCATAAGCGGACATCTTCCTGGCTGAGCATGACATTCACCGATACTGCCATCTCTACATCTATGATATTGACTCATTCTTCCGTTTCCTTTCTCTTTTTATGCTTAAATACCCTAATCCTTGTGTTTTCGTCAAGGCTGTAGTCTTCAACTATATAGTTTAATGCCTGTACCAAGTCTAATGCTGACGGGTCTTTATCTTCTATGTATTTAAAGATAGCAACCACATCACCCTGATGATTTAACAACTCTGCACTTGGCGATACAGACAACGGTGCTGTCATCTTGTAGTAGTTCTGCATATTAACCAGCATTTCTTGGTTCGCCATAAAGAGTGGGTCTCGCTCTTTTTCTTTTACCAAACCTTCTCTGTAGAAATCTCTGCCACCTTCATTACGCCTACGCCAGTCGTGTGTCTGCTGAAAAGCATCTATCAAGACATCTGTGAGTTTTGTCTTAACATGCTTTTCCATATCATTTGTGACTAATACTGCGAAACTATCAGGAGTACAGTTGTCTATATCACTAATCCATGATTTATCTTTTAGCCTATCTAAATTACAAGTGTAATCATTGTCTGGCGACAAGATTTCTTCATCTTGCAATAAAGGATATTTCATTTTGTCAGACTGCCATTTATCATAATACATCATTGCCATATTGACATCTTGAAAATGCTTATGATACTTACACTCCCTGACGGATGCAGTACATAACTTTGGACCATCCGGTGTGATGTGATATTTTTTAGATAATTCTTCCTGACGTTTCTTTTCTTTATTCTCTTTTATTAACGTAGGCACAGGTGTTGTTAAAAACTTCCATAAACCCATACTTCTAGCCTCCTAACTACCGAAACAGTTATAAACACCTACTGAACCGCTGATGTTCGTTTCAGTAATTTTACCTTCTCTGTTTACTCTAACAACTATATCATTAAATGTTAGATTTTCTGTTTCTTGGAGAACTCCGTCTACATAGTCTGTACTGTATTTTGTATGTTCAATGACAACCTTATAGTGTAATACAACATCGCCATTCGGCAATATCTGACTATGTTTTAATTTAATGTCCGTTGCGTTAGATAAGTGTAAGACGTTATCTGCAAATACCTTCTTCCCTGTGAAATATCTATCTGTACTATAAGCAAAGTCTAGGTACGGTGTACTTAAATCACTTGCTGTTATTCTGACCAGACTATGTATGCTATCTTTGTTCTTAATCTCATCTTCTGTGCCTTGGTAATTACCTCTTAGATTGCAACTCTTTTGAATAAACTCTGTTGCTACCTCATCAGCAATTCTGACTTGCTTGTTCTGAATATTTAAGAAGTGGTCTGATATGTATAGGCCTGCTATTGTAGCGATTACTAAGACAACAACAAGTAAGATACCTTTAAGTTTACTTGGCATATTTTTCCAACTCCAATTCTCTGACCTTCTCATGGGACCATGTTGCTGAATATTGACCTAATGCCGTATCAAAGTTCTTATCTATCTCAAACACTACCTGTCCGTTTACAATTCTATAAAACAGCCGAACATTTACAATATGCTTTTCTTCTGCTTTAGTTCTGTACAAGAACTCATCTGGTATCACAATATCTCCACGCTCTGGCGATGCTGATGTCTGCCAACCGATTTCCTCTATCGTTAAATCAAAGTCTATATACTCATCTGTAATCTTGTCGATGTCTAGTTGTTTCATAAACCATGTTGAGTAAAAATAAGGGAAAGGGTAAATTCCGTTGGGTACCTTATCAATGCTTGTGTATCTATTAACTTTATATGTCTTACTGTCTAAGATACTGATAATCTCTTTCTGCTTATTGATGTAGTTGTTGCCTCTTGCCTCTGTGGTATTGACCTTTTCTGCCATATTAAAGTTGGTTGTAGTTGCCATAAAGTCACGGAATGACTCTTCTACACTCATATTACCATTATTGATATGTGTTGCTTGAATATTTTTGAAAACAAATAAGCCCAATAGCAAAAGGGGTATAGCAATAGCAACCCCTAATACTATCTTAACTTGTTTTCTTAATTTTCTCTTACGCATAGAACTTTGGTGCAGATTCTTCGTCAAGTTCTTCCTCATCTTCTTCTGCTTCTTCTATATCAATAATAGTGTTTACAGAGTGAATATATGTAATATGCACAAGGTCAAATACCATTTGTAGACTGGCGTCACTAAAGGCAATGCCCATATTCTCGCACAAATCTTCGTGGTCCATCATATAGTAGTCCATAAACGCTGTGAACGCTCCCCAAACAAATCGTGTAGGTACTGTATCTGCGTTTAATTCAAATAACACATTGCATTTAGCAGTTGGTACTACTGGTTGAATGTGTTCCTTAAAGAATGTGATACCGTCTAGGATAGATTCACCCATTGTATCTTCTGTAAAACTAATTTTAATTACATCTTCCATATTTGGTCTCCTTTGAATACTTATAGTATATCAATAATCTGTTAAATCTTATACTTACTTATATTATACAACAAAAACCGCTCTTATACAACAAGAACGGTTTATTTTACATATCCTATTTTTAGTGTGAAACCTGCGGCCTTAAAATCCGTAAACGTATATTTACCTTGCCACTCCTCTGGTCTAAGAATACGCCAGTTCCATGTTCTAGGTGAATTATTCTCTGCTCCAGACCAACCAGCAACATTCTGCTCCCAAATCAGCATAGTTCCGTCTTCAAAGACATGCGATACAACGCCTGTGTGGCCCGCAAGCCCCGGCCCGTATTCAACACTAAAAATATTCCCCGCCGAAGGAGTAGAAACTTTAGGCACTCCTTTTTGTTGCCAGAATGATGTTACTTGTCCACCATTACCCATGACGTTTTCTGCTGGTTGACCGTCTTTGGACCACATACGGTATATTAAGTTCGCCGTTCCGTCCGTACAGTTTGCGTAGTCGTAACAACGTAATACCCATGACGCCTCATCTGACCATAACAGGCCTACTTTCGTTGGGTCGATTGCGTAGGGAGCAATGCTATCAGGTAAACCTATCTGGCGTCTAGCGACATGAGGTTCAAATCTTGTATCTGTCCAGATTGCTCCGTCTGCTGGATTATATGTTCCTGTACCATCTACTTTAACAGTACCGTCATTATAACTTGCATTATCGAAACCAGATGTGTCAGATGCTTTACCACCGTTTACTCTTGACTTGCCTAAGCCAGAGCCTAACATCTTGCCAACAGAACGGTTTTCTTCTATATACTTTGTCAATTCTGCTATATCATAATCTGTTTCAGAACGGACCGCTGTCTTGGCACCAGAGATATCTGTACTATCTAATGTAAATAGTGTTGCACCTTCTGTATGACCTAAGGCGTTTACAACATCCATCATTGCCTTTAATTGAATAGAACTATCATACCACTGTTTATTTGCTTTATATGCTCGTAAAACAAGTGCAGAGGCATCTTTCCACTGGTCTGTATCTGTTGCTTGGTAGCCACCGATAGATAGCCCTGTCATCTCACCGTTTCTTAGTTTTGTAACCAGACAAGATGTATTACAGTCATCGGGTATAGTAATATTTGAATAATGATTATCACCATACGCTTTGGCTAAGTATGCAGAAGCACTTGGGTTTACTCCGTTATTGGCAAAATACAATCCGATGGCATGCTCTCTCTCTTCTCCCTTGATAAAATCTACATTAGGTGCCTCTGTTGAGAATGTATCGTTAGTCATAACATTAGGACCATATACCTGTAGGGCTGAACTAACTACCAATAATACAATCAGCAAGCCTTCTCCAATTAATCCTACTGGTGATATCAAGAAAGTAACAATCGACATCAATACATGCGTGATGGTATGTACTGTCTGTTGTATCTTCTTGGCGATATTATTTACTCTATTTACAACATTGCTAATAAACTCATCTTGCATAAGTTCATCTGTAATTTGATTTACCTGCTTTTGGATGTCGGTATTAGGCTGTTCCGGCTGTTGCACTTCTTCTTGTTGATGTTCTTCTTCTTTTTGCTGAGGCTCTTCTGTTTTAGGTGTCTGTTCTTCTTGGTTGATAGGTTCTTGCTCTTGTTTGTCTGTTAGAACCTTATCTCTTTCACTCATCTACATCACCCCTTTGCTCTTTGACTTTTTACTCTATTGTATTCTTCTTGGAAACGCTCTTCACTCCAGAAACCACCCGTTTCATCGTGGTACATATCTTCTAAACGTGACAACTCATCATAGATGGCCTGTTCTTCTTCCACTTCTTGCATTTTCTTTTGGTAAGCCTCTTCTGCTCTGTCATAATCTGCTTGAATGAGTCTAAAAGCCTCTTTATACTCTTGCAACTCACGTTTAGAGTAGTCCACATCACTAAATAATTCCTCTAAACGCTTACGCTGAATTTGGTACTCAAAATCTTCTTCATCCTTACCGGCGAAGATGTCATTTTTACGTTCTTCTCTGATTTTAGGCAATAATTCATAATCAGCAATAAACTTGGCGTAGTCATTTATCTTTTGTTCATCTGTCCACTCTTCTAGGCTTTGACCGTTCAATTCTCTCTTATGGCTAACCTCGTCAGCACAAATAACGTAAAAACCATCGTCTACTGCTTGTGCATGTTTTAAGACTGCTCTGCCAGCATTGACATAAATATCGTCTTGGTAAGCAAGCCAGTAACCACTCGCAATCTCTGCATTAGATAGATGTGTTGTGTCTGTTACATGATATTTTGATAGTTCTGCTAAAAGTTCACCCGCATCAATCTGGTCATCTTCATCTTGCATAGTAACAATAATATGTTTAAGACCTTCTTGAATTTCAGGCTCTACCTTATATTTTAATTTGTTCTTAATGCGGTTATATTTCAGTACCACATTATCATTAAATCTGTTACACTCTTCTTGGGAGTGTAGATGTGGTGCTCCTTCTTTTCCGTAAGGGCAGTTGCCAGGCTGTGCTGTACATTTCTTCCATTCGCCATTTACTAAATGTTGCATTTTATTGTCTCTCCTTCTTGATTTTCTTATTTTTATATGTTATACTATTTATATCGAAAAAGGTGACATTCCATGAAAAAGTTGATAGATTATGATAAATACATCACAATGGTACAGGGCTTTAAATTAGACACATTAATTAACGAATTTAGACCTAACATTGCTAACTTTATTGTCCATACGATGAAGATGGATAAATTAGACTCATACTTTGAGTTGGAAGTTTCAAAAAAGATGAACGATAGCATACAGGCAGCATTTTCTATATACCATGATGATAACGGCAATGTACTGCAAGACGGTAAGAAATTAACTGTTAATAAGCAATTCATGATTGACTGCGGACTGCTTGGTAAACGTGATACAGTATTGGGAGTTATCAAACACGAACTGGTCCATTTCTACGTTGTCACGAAATTCGGTTATGAGGCAGCCAGAGACGGTGCGTTTATCTTTGAGCAGAAATTAAAAGAGTTCGGAGCACCATCTTCCTCTGCAACACCAGAGCATTTACGTTATACAGATGTTACGGCTTCTCCTATGGTTTATACTATTTACAAATCAACAGAGGGTGAGATTGTTCAGTTGCCATTAGTCTGCACTAAAACACTATATAATGTAGTAATTGATGGTGTACATTACAAGCACTTAGAGGCAAAGAAAATTCTGATTACAGACGAACAATAAAAAGAGAGTACCTGTAGGGTACTCTTTCTTTAGGCATTATACGCTAGAATAATAGTCTTAATCTCTTCAACTAATTCAGTAGGCATATCCTTAATGCTTGCTTTTCCAGACTCTGTATTAATCGTTAATGACATCTGTACATCTGCTACATTGTTATTAACTAAAATCTCTTCTGCCTCGTTGAGGGAATCAGCCAACTTCATTGTTGCTTGTAACTGTTTTAGTTGAGCCTCTAACTCCTCTTGTTGTCTTAGTAAAATGTCCTTATTCTTCATGTTTTTAACAATCTCCTTTTATCTTTAACTTGTGTACTATTTATATCAAAAAAGTCGGCTTTCACACCGACTTACCATAGTATGTTGCGTTGCTCTCAAGGAACCTCTTGATGTAGTTTAAGCAGAAATCTGAAACTAGGAAATTAAAGTGGAAATGTGCTAAATCCCTGTCCTCTAGGTGGAACAACTCTTCTGATACCAAATGCCTGATTGTGTCATTCTTTACAATACTTGTGAACACGATAAAGTCTTTTACGATTAACGACAACATATCTTTACCGTCAATATGGTCTACACGCACTGTGCCTGTATTGTCTATTTTAATCTCTACCGTATCATCGTTTAAGTTCGGAAGAATATTGTGGATAGACAATAACAACTGGTTATATTCTCTATTCTTGTTCAGATAGTTTAAAATCTTTGCTCGATTATTTTCAAAATTTAATAAATTCATATGACACCTTCTTTTTAATATTTAAACAAGTTCGACTCGTTGTACTTGCTTGCAAAAAAGAAACCGGCAACAATCAAGACAACTGCTAAGAACATAATATCCAAGTCATAGGAAGTACTAATACCTAATGCGATACCTAAGAATACTGTTAATAGAATCAATGTCTTTACGGCGTTGCATACCCATTTTCTAAAGTGCTTTGTGTTTGTCATAACTTGTTACCTCTCTCTGTTTATGGTTTTAGTTTACACCTTTTAGATTGAAATGTCAAGGGTTGTTTTTAACGTTTTTCATTTTCTTCTATGATTGGTTATATTTAAAATGCTCTACAACAACGGTAATAGGTGATTTCCGACATCTTATTCTTTTCAATAAGTGTAAAATATTATTGAAGACCGAATGTATTGGGAACCAACACTAGCCGTTGTCTTGCGATATTTAAAAAGGAAACTAATTCGTTTCCCCAACTAATTTATTCAACTCATCAACAAACTCTTTTGCTTCGTTGTAATACTCCATCAGTTTGTGCTTGTCTTTGTAGTCTGTGTTTACGCTAGAAATCACAAATCCGAATAGGTCCTCATTTAAATCAACTGGGCCACAACCGAATAACTCACCATCTGATGTCTTAGAGCAGTCATATAGTGTTTTGATTGTTACTGGTGCTGACCACTCATGATTGATACGATATTCTTGGTATGTTGTTTGTTCAGCGTTGCTCATAGTGATGTTGATAACCTTTACGATGAATGTTCCGTTTTTACTCTGTTTCCCTGTTAATAGCATGTTACACCTCTTTCTTTATTTAACGTACTCTGAATACTGTACTCCGTCTAACCAATATACACCGTCATCTTCGTTGTAAATGTACTCTTTGCCATCTACCTCGATAATATTGCCCTTATAAACTGGCTTAACAACATCGTACTCAACTTCTACCACCTTGTTGTTCTTTACTTCATATGAAATATCATCTTGCATGATTACACCGTTGCATACTAACTTTGTGTAGTTTACCAGACCCAACTTTTTCTTGGCTCTGAAATTAAAGTTAGACAATGCTTTCTTTACCGAGGTAGCGTTTGTAGTTTCTCTGTAAATATGGCATACTTGTCGGTTATACGTGTCTGTGATTTTTAAGTCTGCTATGTATTTCATGGCTTTATTATAGCACGATTATTTTTATTATGCAAGTGTGGAAGAACGGTTTTAAGCGTGGTTTTCGCTATTTCTGTGTAATCTATCAGCCCGTTGGTTTTTGACTGTTTTTAGGTCAAAAAGTCTTACGGACTGGGGTATAAAATGATTTTAAAGATTTAAAAAGAGTCTAGTTTTTCTTAGACTCTTCTAATTCTTTTAACTTCTCCTCTGCTAAATATCTTACCATCTCGTCCTTATCGTGAGTTAAGATGTCAAGATAAGAACCTTGACTAGCAACTTCACCTCTTACATACTTATCTGGGTCATTTACCAAAATGTCGTGCCCATAACCCTGTTTGACGACTTCTTGACGAACTTCCGGCGCTTCGTCATTAATAAGTTTCTCTAGGCCATATTTATGGCTCGCTACTTCTTGGCGTACTGCCCAGTGCCTGTCATTTATCAATTTGTCGAGATGGTGCCCGTGTTTAGCAATCTCTGCTCGTACAAGGTCACTTTCATCATTTACCAATATGTCGTCATACTTGTCGGTGTTTAATACAATTCCAAAACGAACACGGTCATTTTCATCATGCACTAAGATGTCATGGCCATAGCCTTGTCTAGCGACTTCTGCTCGCACTTCGCCATCCTCGTCATGGACCAACTTATCTAAACCATATCCACGTCTTGCACACTCTAACCTGTTAAACCAGAAATCGCTATTAAGTAGTTTTGTCATTTTCTCATTATACTCGTCTACCTCTTGTTGAAATCGTTTGTCACTAATACCTTCGGTTTGGTGAAAGATATGATTGCAATTACCGTGTCCTGGTACTTTAGCAGTACACCATGTAATTTCGCCGTTTGTGTTTAATGCTCTTACTCTAGGCATAAGTTATATCCTCTCTTTCTAGTGGATATATCAAAAAAGAGTAGATTGCTCTACTCTGGCATGACTGTTTCAGTTTTGAATGAAATGAAGTTACAATCGAACGTGAACTTATTACCTGCTAAGATACCGTTGTTTAATACGTTTGTTGCAACGTTAGATACTAAGCATCCTGCTGTTACGTTCGCCATGATAGACTGCTCTCCACCCACCATATTTGCGTGTTCGGCGCAAGAGATTTCGGTTGGGCGACGGTTGTCTCCATCAGTTGCTTGTAATGCCTTATCAAGTACTACCTCTGTTTCAAAGATAATTTCATTGTTTTTCTTGATAGCAACGTAAACTTGTCCGTTACGCTTACTATTACCAGACCCAATATATACAAAGTCTGGGTACTTTTCCATATGGAACATCTCATTGATTAATGCACGTGTACCGTTGTTATCAACTAATGAGATTACCACAGGTACACATGGTTCTTCATCAAATAACGGTGCTAAATCTTCTGGAGTATCTAAATACTCTGTGCTATATGGTAAATTGTAGCGTTCACCGAACACCCGTGACTTGTACTTGTTCACATCACCTTCAAAGAACTCCTGGCGAATCAAGTTCTTATTTTCAACTACGTCACCATCAACTAGGAATACTTCGTGTCCTTGACGTGCTAGGTTTCCGATTACGTATGAACCTGTGCCACCACAGCCGATAATTACAATCTTCTTCTTTTTGTCAAATTCAACCTTGTACATATTTCTACACCTCTTCTTTAACTGTCTCTATTTTAACATGTTACTTCTTAACTGTCAACACTAAAACAGCAGAAAGTGTTAAACCTACCACAAAACCAGCGAGGAGATATTTAACCTTTTTGTTATCAACGCACATATAATTCAATACCTTTAGCATATCTAGGCCCAAAGTCTAAAATACGATAAGAATGGACAGTTGGTAATTCTTTGCCTACATAGCGTACATTATCTTTCTTAGGCATGTAGCCAACTCTGAATAGTTCACCTTCAAGATTAACCATCACCTTAATTGCATTACTGTCATAAGGGTTGTCTGGCTCTCTTTCTAATGAAAAAACAAACTCTTTCTCACGTTTAAACAATACCTCTAAGAAATCCTGTCTGCCCTCAAATGTTACTCCTGCTACTCTAAATACGTGCATTATTCTGCCCCCATTTCTCTTCTCTTTAAAAACAACATCTCTTCTAATTCATCCCAATGTTCTGTTTCCCATGATGTCAATGGGCCATTTTCGATACGTTGCTCAATTTCTGATAATTCCATCAAGTTTAATTCTTGCTCAAAATCAATCAATTCTAGTTCGACCATGTTAGTTCCTCTATTCTACTCCATGCTTTATTCAAGATACCTTCTAATTCTTCTACATCTTTTCTTAAATCTTCAAATCGTCTAAGAACAGATAAGTACTTACTCTTTTTCTCTGCGTAAACATTAATATCGTCTAATGAAATAGCAACTAATAGTTTACGTGTTGATACAGGTTCATAGGTATAAATGTAGAAATAAATACCTTTTACTCTTTTTGTATCAACTGTTAGTAATCTATGAATATCATCTATCAGATTTTCAGATACAAATGATACAAGAACTCTGTCCTCAGGCATTTTCTTAGCCTTGATAATATACTTCATATTTTAACTAGCCTCTTAAGATTGAGGCATCCTCGATTTGCATCCCGTAGCCGTTAAAGTACGTTGATAAAGCAATCGGCTTGCCGTTGAAATAAAAGAACATCTTAGACTCTTTTGGAATCTTAACATCAAATAGTTTTTCAATGTTGTTAATGTCTGTGCTGTCCGAAATACCTAATGCAATCTTGCTGTTTAAAATATCTCTCTTAAGTGTTTTGTTCATTCTTCTCACCTCTTACCTTATCTATCTTAGCATGTTTACTTGCTTTTGTCAATGACCTAAAGGTCTTTTTACCAACTTATTGCACACAGGGCACTTCACAATTTCTTTGGTGATGAAGTGCAACTGGTTGTTGCAATATGGGCATAAACTGATTGTACGGTATGGTTGGCTACCAACAGTGCTTACAATCTTCTGCTTTGCCGGTGCAATAAATACAAAATCTTCATACTTGCTCATGATTGGTCTCCTTATCGTTTAATAATAATGTCTTGTTTTACTTTTGTCACTTCAAATACTCGCTCTGTCTTGGTGTTGTTGGCAACCAGTTTATTGCTGTTAATACCACAACCACAGGCGAAGATAACTAATGCAATTAATATTTTCTTCATGCTATTTGCCTCTTTCTGCTTTCTCTTGTTTATACTTTCTCTTAATACGCACCGTAGGTGTTTCAGGATTGATGAGTGACCTAATAGTGTACTTCTTATTTAATGAGACATTGAAATTCTTAGTAAATTCAACTGTGCTACACAGGTTGTCGTCCACATCGTAGAAATCAGCAATCAGGTACACATCTTTATTATTTTCTTCTGCTCGTCTAAATTCTACGAACAGTGCCCTGTTGGCGAAATACTGATGGAGAATTTCACTTACTAACTCGCTCTTTCTTCGCTGGGCTGGTAGCGATGCAAGGTACAACTGTTCTAAACTTGTCTTATTACTAATATCCCATTCTTTTGTCTGTTTAACCAACTCATACATCGCATAGAAGATGAGAGCAAGGTAGAATGGGTTGTTAACTGTTATTGCTATCATAAACAGCCCTGCAACAATAAACGGTAACACTAGATTCACTCTTGCTATATAGGCCCTATAATCAATTTTACAGGTCTTTTCCAGCGTGTCTAGTGTGCAGTTATCTAATTGCTCGTTATTACTATTTGACATCTTCTAGACCTCTTTTCCGTGATGGTGAGTTCACCTATAAAGAACTGACCGTTTTTCTTTTATTCAGCACCCACACTGGGAATCGAACCCAGACCAAACAGTTTAGGAAACTGTGACACTATCCTTTATGCTATATGGGCATGTGAGCCTCTTGGTAGAGGCTTTATTTTAGCGTATTGTTAATATTATTTTACGATATCAGACAGGTATTCGCCGTGCTTTAAGACAATTTTTTCATTTGGGTCCATAGATAAATCCTCTATAAATTTCTCATAGTTGGTTTTAAGTAGACTTACAAAACTCTCCTGATTACCACGGTTTAAGTAGCGATTAATCATCTCTTCTTTCATATCTAATGATGGAAGGACGATTGAGTATCTAATACCTTGTGCTTGTAACGCCTCTCTAACCTCTTTATGTGAAGAGATTAAGACATTAAATCCCATGCTCGTCAACTCATTAATCTTCTTGATGTAGTTTGCTGGGAAATCAGGATTAATTGTCTTTGCTGTACCCTTACGTTCTTCAATCGACAATGCTTTGTCAATATCAAGCCACTTGTAATCTGACGACTCAAGGTCAATGTAGTTTTTGTTTGTCTGAACTAATGTTGTTTTACCAATGCCTGGAAATGCTGAAATTACTTTATTCATACTCTCTCCTATAGGTTGAAGTACGCTACTTTTAGCAATGTACTTCAACCTTAACTGCATACTTCACCACAAATTTCTTTGTTCTACGCTTTAACTCTAATTCATTAATCTTTTTACGCATTGTTGCAATCTTTTCTTCAAGTTTTTGTGCTTTAATTGCCTTTGTCTTTGGTGTAACATCTGAATGGCAATGCTCACAACGATATCCCCAAAATAGATTAAGAGTAGTTCTCTTGCCACAATGTTGGCAAGTTAATGTTTTCTGTGTCGGTCTCTTTAATGCACTAAGTTCTTTTCCGCACTCTTGAACCTTGTTTTCAAGTGTTTTTTGTGTCTGTGTTTTATTCTTGAGCGTATAGTCTTTAAAGCGTACTGCTTTGTCACTATATGAACCATTAAACTGTTCAAGATAGTCACAGGCCTCTTCATAGAAATCAAACTCTTTATTCAGAACCGATAGGTTTCCGTGGTAACATGAACTTTCTTCATGGTCCATGTTTCGCTCTGCAAAATCACAAGCCTCTGCGAAAATTTCTTTTTCGTTATCAACAACTAGAATTTCAATACAATGGCCCATATAATTACCTCGCTTTATTTACAAGATAATTATACACCAATCATACATCGTTTGTAAAGATGCAAATTATAGAATTCCAAACTTATTTAAAGCAGCCCACTCTTTGATTGCTTCATATTCAGGCGAACCCTTACTGATAAATCTATTATTCATGTCACCTTCGACTTGAGTTACCTTCTTGTCTTTAACTTCGATTGTAACGTATGGTACTTCTCTATCCTTGCGTAGGAAGTAAATCATATCTTCTCGTCTAATAACCTTATCGACATAGACACCTACACAGTGATGGAGTGCTTTACCTTCATTGATAATATCCTGTGTTGTCTTAGGAATAGTGATAGAGAACTCACCATTGTCATATTCTTGCACATTTAATTGACTAATGACTTCTTGGTACTCTTGCTCAATCTTGGCATTTGTGATTGCTTGGTAAACAAGTTGGTATTTATTGTGCAATTCTTCCATAGTGGTTGTCTTTAGTGTGTTATAGAAGTCTTTAAGTGTCTTATCACGATTGATAACTTTGAACATCTTAATTGTGTCATTGATATAATAAGAATTAATATTCTTAAGTCTTTCATGCAATGCTAATGGAGATAATTCCTCATTGCCAAAGATATGATAGTTTAAGATGTTTTTAGCGGACTCTAATTCTGATACAATCTGATTATATGAAGTTGTGATATTTAATAAATTTGTGAAATCTTTAACACTATCTATACTATCTAAAATGTCAGTATATCTTTCAATCTCTGGTTTGTAAAGGAATTCCATTTTGCTATAAGCACTTGCCAAGTGTTTAAGTCCACATACATCAACCCATAGGCAACCGATTGTTTCTAACTGTTCAGTAGAGAAATATTTAATAATATTATAGATACCTACACCACTGTCCATAATATTCATTAAACGAATACCTGTAAGTGCTTTTAATGACAATGTATAAATAACATCTCTCTTTGGTAGTGTATTAAAGAAATTTGCCTTTAAATCACGCACTAAACTGTCCTTATCGAATAAGTCATAATATTTAATCAGATATTCCCATGAAACATTTTGGAACGCATGTACGTTAGGATATACTTGGAACCATGTTTCTAATTTGTCAGAGTACAGCATGTTCACAAAAGTCTTAATAGGCACATACGGACTCTGAATATTAAGCAATTCTGCATACTTCATCGGATTTTCTAGTACATCTCTAAAATGTTCTAAACGATTGTTCAATGACTGAATCTTGAAACCCATATAAACAATCTCGCCACTATCCATAATGCTCTTCTTGGTTGCTCGAACATTATTAATGTGGAATGTGAATAGTCCACTGTTCGGTACATCAATCTTAATTACGGAACCACTCAATGTTGGAAGAATAATAGTAGAGATATTATCATTTGTTTCAATTCTATTTTCTGTTATTCCTTCATTATGATTAAGTACAATCTCTCTATTTCTATACAAGAACACTACATTAGAGAATGGTTTATGGATAGTACTTGCAATTTGTTTAATCTCTTCACTTGTATGCTTATATGGTTGAAACGGCCCTGTAATAACTCTTCTTGTATTAACGGTCCAGAAATAATCGAATTGTAATAGTTCATCTGTTTTAAGCAAGATAAATATTCTATGATAACTACCAATAATCAATTTACCAAACGACAACTCAATCTCAATAAGATTACTCATTCTATCTGCATTGCAATATAGGTTACCTTCTACCAGTAAAATTTTTCCTTCTAGTTTTATAGATGGGAACATAGAGCCCTCATAGACTTCCATAGCAACTTCGCCATCATAAAGATATTCTGTATATCTGGTATTGTGATAGTAATTGCCTGTTTCCTTTGTTTCGCCTCTTATACACTCACAAACTAAGCCTTGTTCTCTTAATTCTGCTAAAATTCTATCGGCGTATTCTTGCTTAAGCACCTGCGTATAGCCATTCAAATATTCTAAATATTGTTCTTCTGTCTTTTTAGTGTATGTTTTCATTATTTATTCCTCATTATTTGGCACTTGAAATATCCATGTCGTAGCCTAAATACCCCAAGAATGTGCCGTCATCGTCATATTCCCCAAAGATAATAGTCAGTATGTTATCCAGAACATATATTTCTTCTACATGTTCCATTTTAATTTTATACTCGTGAGTATCATTATACAACTTTAATAATGCCTCGTTCTCTGGTGTTAAGTCTTTTCTTTCCATATACTGTACCTCTTTCTTACAAATATAATTATACTATAATACGAGTAATATGTAAATAGACAAAATAAAAAAGACACAACTCAATGTGTCTCTTTTTTAATTTCTTCCTGTGCTACCAAATCCACTAATACCACGTTCTGTGTCTGACAAATCATCCTCTACATACTCTGTATCTAAAATGGGCACAATGACTAACTGAACACATCTCTCACCTGCTTTAATCGTATGAGGGGCTTGACTGATGTTAGTAATTCTAGCCATAACCTCTCCACGATAATCACTATCAATTACACCAACAGAATTAGTTAATGTGCAACCATACTTGTAACCTAACGAACCTCTTGCGAACAATAATCCTACATACCCATCAGGAATTTCAACATAGAAACCAGTAGAGATAATGGCATATTCACCAGGCTCAATCGCAATGTCTTTATCTGTATTGTTAAATAAGTCAATACCAGCAGAACCTACTGTTTGTTTCTTAGGAGACTGATAATTCCCTTTATATTGATATTTAATCCTCATTATATTAATCCTTCAAATGTGATAGGTTTATATTTTGACCTACTGAAATCGCCGACAGTAAGATTATTAAACTCTTCATCACTCATAGTCAACAATGTCTTGTCTATAAATAATGTTTGTTGGTAAGACAAACGAATATCATACTTAGGTGTTACTGTGCAGTTAAAATAAACAAGCCCACATGTACTAATATCAATATCATCAATAGCATCAACTTCTATAAGCGTTTTTTGTGGATTACCCTCACAATACCTCTTTATAAGATTGTTGAGTCTGTCCTTTAAAGCGATTTGTATATTATCAATCTCTTTAGACAACTCTATATATTTTTCAATGTCAATCATTTTTACCACCTCGCAATTTACTTAATTTATTGTTTACCAAAATCAACTGTACTAAAATGAAACCTAAAAAACTAAGGATTGAATCGTTTTGGTTACCTGTTATAGCGCCTGTAATAGCAAAACTAAGTGAACATATACTTATGACAACTATTGCTATATATTCTAAAATTTCTATAAACGTAAGTTTCTTCATAATATTCTATTATTGTTCTTTCTTAATGAGTTCTTTTAATTCGTCAATATCTTGTTGCATTTTGAACTGTCTTGTTTTCATAATGCCACACTGGAGTCCTATATATGATACAACTGTCAATATTGCTACTGCTAAGAGTTCAACAGGTGATTGTGTTCTTGTCATCGCTATTGTTATAGACATAAAAACCATACCTAGAACGATAAGAGAATGTAATACGTACTCTATTACCATGTTATTTACCAATCTCACTTTCTAACTTTTGTACTTGTGCCATCAATCGTTCACACTCACGTTTCTTGGCTGCAAGTTCTTTCTCTTTTTTAGACTCTTCTAATAATCTTAACTGTTCTTGATTGTACGCCTCTAATTCTGCCTTTAAAGTATCTTTGTTCTTTAAGATTTCCTCTTCTGGCATATCCAACAATTCTTTTTTAATGAAAAGGTCATCTGAGTCATTTTCATATCTAAAGTAATCATAATTGATTACAACAAACTCACCATCTTCATAAACATTTGTTATTATTGTATATTCACTCCAAAACCAACTGTCTTTTGTTCTATAATCCTTACCAATATTCTCATGAATAAACTCAATCTTGTTGTTTAATTGTCTGTATAATCCGTTTAATTGGTTTTCCAATTCGTCTCTTGCTTTCTCAATTTTTGCAATTTTCTCTACTAATCCAATACTAATCTCCAATCTAATCTACAAAACAGATAGGATATTCTTCACTTTGATTTGTTTCTTCCAATTCCTTTACAAGTCTTTCCTTGTCTGCTCTTAATTCCTCTTCGGTCATATCAAATAACTCTTTCTTAATATATACAGCACTAGTATACCATTGTTTAGACATATCATCATAGCAATGGGACATAATTGCGACATAAGGAATGTTTGTCTTTCTATCAATCATTTCATAAACTCTGTCAATATCTATTAAGACATCACCACAATTCGACCTTACATCTCTACCAATGATGTGGTGTACCAACCATGATTGTTTAAGAATTTTGTCGTGCATGCTTTGCACTTCTTTCTCTAACTCATGTAATCTTTTAATGTCTATCATTTCTAGTACCTCCAATCGTACCTATCGAATAACTCTACTTTACTGCTTAATAATTCATCTGTCAATTCTTCGTACCCACTATTATATTCGTTCTTAATATTATTTAAATAAGTATGAACCTTATGTCTACCTCTTGTCATTAAATCCATTTTATCATGACAATTAGATTTGTTCCACTCTTTTTCTTGAATTGTTTTGTAATAGTTATAGTTCTTGACATGAATTTCTTTACGTTCTTTAATTCTACCGAAAAGTGGTCTATCCCAGTATTTCTGCGTTCTGTAACCTATACATACGTATTTCCATTCTGGGTATTCATCCCATGTATTACGGATATACTCAAACTTAAAATACTTAGGATACCAGAGTTTTAAACATTCAATGGGAAAACGTACTCTCGATTCATGTAATGTATCTTTTTCAATTTTTGTTATAATAGGAAATGCATTATAAGTACGAACATATCTTTCTAATCTAAAGTTTTTACGATGGCAACCTTTAATGAAATCAAGTTTCTTATCTCTTTTTCGTCTTGCATAACGATTTAACTTTTGGTGCATTGTTATCACCACCCTTAATTATTTTCAGCACTCTTCTTTAACTATATCAAGAACCTTTTCAAACATCTCTGCTTGCTCTTCCATATCTTTAACAATTTCTTCTGTGAACACATCTGGTTTCATAGATGGTTCATAAATCTGCTTGTCCTGATATGACACGGCTAGTAGCACTTCCATCCCTAAAACACCTGCTGATTTGAATTTATAGTCACGATATGTGCCAAAGAATCTTACACCAATCTTAATATCATCTGTAACCAATAATTCGGCCTCTTCTGGTGTCGTTATTTCGAGTTTGTGCACTTTACCGACTGAACGTGTTGTAACTTTATTAATCAATCCATTCACGATAGGCTCTTTTATCAGTTCAAGAAGTTTAGAAAACTTAATTTTATCACACGCTGTTTCATATCTTAAAATTAGTTCACCACCATAACGCTGACACAATCTCTTTTGGTAAATGTTCTCACCATGATTATTACACTTTGTCTCATCAATCGTTTTCTGCTGTCTAATTAGTTCATACTCAACTGCAATTACATAGGACATATTTGTTTCTGAATTAAAGATTGTATTTACAGACTTACAATAATTCCTAACAACCTCTTTACTTGTGTATAATTTAGATGTCTTATTGATTGCATTCATGATTTTAGAAAGTGCTGGCCTATGAAAGGAGTGAGCCTTCAAGTACTGCTTTAACTCTTTAAGAGTAGTATTTCTATTACCCTTGATTATTTTTGTGCTTAACGGGCTTTGGTATCGTGTCAAATCAATTATCGGTGTGTTAAAGCCTTCAATAGTTATTTTACATGTCTTGTTTCTCTTGTCTTTATATAATATCATCGCTTATTCTCCTTAAGTTTCTCCAGTTCCTCTAAATGCTTTTTCTTTTCAGCAAGAGACTTTTCATACCACTTAATCTCATTCTTTAATTCTGCAAGATACTGCTTTTCTCTTTCTTCTTTAATCTGTTTAAGTGTAGTAGCATACTTTTCTTTTGCTACATCATCATCCATAGATAAGATTTCGTTTGGAAAGAAATATTCATCATCTACATCTGTTGTAACTAAGACACCATCTGATTTAATCTCAAAGTCTTGAATAAATTGATTATCACCTGTAACAGTACTCTTAAAATCTAGTAGCCTATCTCTTAGGAATAAATTTAAGAGTTTTGGTATTTCGCATAATTCTAATGCTTTAGATACGTTTGGTGAGGCATTATGTCTGTTACAACCGTTAATAAGTTGTAATACATACCCAATAGAACATGAATACATATTCTTTTCATATTCTTCAATAGACATGTTATTCAACAACTGAAAGGGTATTGGAACTCTAATATCATTTGCAATAATGTCATCGTAAAGAACAAACACTACATCTGTATTGCCAAGAGCAATATATGCCTTTCTGACTTCATCTATTTTAATCTTGTTTTCGTTAGTAAGATTGTACACATCAAATGCCAATCTTTCAATTGGTCTTAATTCCTCTATTTTCATACCTATATATTTCCTTCAACCTTCTTCTTACTAATACCATTTTCACTCAAATAGGGCACCTGTTATTTTAATTGCCATGTATATTAAATAGCATGGGAATAGTATTACTGGAATTGCAAATATACCTCGCTCTGAAAGAGGTAATGCAATATTGTAATAAAGAATACATCCGCCTATAATGCCACAAATGAATACAATACCAAGTTTTACAGAAACTTTATTTAATAGTTTTGTCATTATTTAATCTCCTTTAATTTGTAGAGCAGAACTCTGCCATTGTTACATACTCATATTGAGTTGTATCACCAAAATTTGCTAATGTCTGCCAACGAACATCAAATATCAAATCACCTTGTGATGTTTTCTTAATCTTGTATGAGTCAACCTTATCTCGTTGCGAGAAAAATTCAGATTTGTTCACAAGCACTTTTGCTAGTTTTCTCTTAATGACATTATCTTCCTTTGCCATTTCTGTCAATAATGCTACCCACTCTTGTTCGTTCAATGTTTCATAGTTCATATCTTACCTCAGTGGCAACTCTTAATTGAGTACCACATCACTTCTTCTAGTTCTTTTTCTGTTTTTGGCTTAAATGAGAAGTTGATGCACTGTTCGTAGATAAACCAATCATCTGTGATAGAGTTCAGATAATCAACATCACCTTGGTCAAATGCTGTATAATGATTGATTTGAATAGTCGCCCCAACAACCAATTGGTTGCCTTTAAAGTTTAATGTAAATTTACAACTACCGTAATCAAGTGAAATGTGCTTATCAATATGTGTTTTGCGTTCTGGTGTATATCCGCTCTTTGTAATATTCTCTATTACTTTTTCAATTTGCTCTGTATTCATACATTGCCCCTATAAACAATCTACTTCCCAACAATCAATCTTTAATTCACCGTTAGTGTAATAAATATCATGGTAGTAATAGCCATTATGCTTGTTATACACCCAAGCGTAAATAGGTTCTTCACCCCGGATGTTAATCTTAACACCGAATGCACCACCGCAGTCTAAATAAGTTGGGTATAACTTATCAGGAATATCAGCATCTACCTCAATAGACTCTACAAACTTAATAACTTCATCTTCTGTTAAAGTATTGCGTGCATCATAATCCTCGTAGCATTGCTGATACCCATCCATACCCAATACAAAGTTCTCAAACTTCTTATTCTTACGTACTGGTTCAATATTAATTGCTACATCCATCGAATACTTACATGGTGTAGGATTGTCTGTGTTAATCTTGCAAAGTCTGTTAACCTTATATACTGTACTCATAGTTGTACCTCTTTTGTTTACAATACAATATTATCATAGTTCAAATCATTTGTAAATAAGAAAAAGTGACATTTCTGCCACTTTAATTATTATTTTTCTCGGTGCACTGTATATTCAACTGTATTGCTTAGTGTAAATCCATCTTCAATACCTATGAATGTTTCACCTACAATACGTAGCTTAGCACCGTCTTTTGGTGCCCATCTTAACTTAATTTTAGTTTTACCTAAAACCGCATCTTGCTCACCTAATTCCATCTTATGATGAAACCAATACTGTGCTTCAATGACTTCATGTCCTATTACCACATTTTCTTCGTTATATACAGTAATTTTCAGATGGCCCACTGTCATATAGTCGTCAACCTGTGTTAAATTGTTTTGAAATTGATAACCTATTGTTAATTCATCTGGGAAGTTATCTGACACATAAGGTTCTGTTAAGTTTGCAATAAATGGTGATACTGTTCCTTCTTCTACCATCCACGTTGAACCATTATTTACTTTGTGCCCCATAGCCATAGTTGCTATGCCACAACCTGAAAGTGTTATTATACACATCAATGTACAAATTAACTTTTTCATTTTTACTCTCCTTCGTTACTTAGCAGTGTACTCTATCTCATCGGTGAGTGTGGTGTCTTTGCTATCATCATCTACATAGTGAACATGTACCTCACCAACAATACGAAGTTTATCTCCATGTTTAACTTCAACATCTAAAGGAATCTCTGTTCTACCAAGTATCATGTCGTAGTCGCCATCTTTTAAATAATTATCAGCGTCCTTTGCGGTGATAATTTGATAACCAATGACAGTATCGCCCTTATATATTGTTAAGTGAAGGAAATTTATCGTTGGGGAATCACCTTCTTTTGACAATTTATTCTCGAACTGATAACTAATATCTAACTCTTTATTAAACGACTTTAGTGTATTAACGTACGGACGGCTTACTTCTGCCACATACTGCTGTTTAGGCTTTTCTTTATTGCCACAGCCTACTAGTGTTACTATACACATTAATGCACAAATTAATTTTCTCACTTTGCTAATCTCCTATTCTGTTGTTTCCTTTTTATACACTAGAACAACTCCAAGTCCAATTAATGATAACGCAAATAACTTCAATACATTATTCATGTTGTCGCCTGTTGGTGCTGTATGCTCTACAATTACATTGTTTTCTGTAATAGCATTCTCTACAGGATTATTTGGATTGCTGTTAGGCACTTCTTCAGTAACGTGTTTCTTGTAAACATGCGTTCTAATACCATCTTCTTCTGTAGTATTTGCGTAGTCGTACTGCTCATTTTCATACACAATATTACTATCTTTCTCTACAAAACCTTCAACAATATTCTTTAGTTCTACCCCGTTCGTGTCGACAAATCTTGTAATCTTTAACTCTGGCACTTCTACTGTTGGACTATCATTAGGAATCTCTGTTTCAACTTTCGTATATACGTGAGTTCTAATATCACTTGTTTCAGTTGTTTCTTTAAACACATATCCAGAGATTTCTTTCTTCTCCACAAAGTTTTCTGCTAATTCATGAATATCGTTGCCTTGTTCATCTACAAATCTTGTTACCTTTAATTCAGGTAATGTTACCTCTGGTGCATCATTAGGTATTTCGCTTTCAAACTTCTCATATACATAAGTTCTGATACCATCTAGGTCAGGCAACTTTTCCTTAAACACATACTTAGTTCCATTGAATGTGATTTCATCTTTCTTTTCTGTAAAACCAGTTTCGAAATCTGCAATCTGTTCGTTGTTAGTATTTACAAAAGTTGTAATCTTAAATTCTGGAATTTCAACTGTTGGTGCATCACCAGGTAACTCATGTTGTTCGTTCCAAGTGTTTGTTACATTGAAACCATTATCCATATCACCTGTAATAGATGTCATATAGAAATTCATTTCATCCTCTTTAATAGAATACTGAATTTCTTGATTTCCATTATACTTACGTAAACCTGTAAATGTGTATTCCCAGTTGTTTGATGCGTCTAATGTTACAGACTTTCCTGTATCAACATTATCAGCGTATAAATGCATTACTGCTTGTGTACCTGTATTACCTACCCAAGTCTTAGATACCTTAATATCTCTTGTAATAGGTTCATCTTTAACTGTAACGATATTATCTTTACTTACAGACGTTTGAATTGTGTATACTATGTTATTTAACTTATATCCAAACGGTGCTTCAATCTCTTTTACCTCATAATTTGCTTCAAATACAACGTTAGGTGTTACTGCTGTACCGTCTGCACCAGTTACTAATGTCTGTGTTGTGTTATCGTCTAAATCTTTAATCTCGAACTTAGCACCTGCAAGTCCTGCACCTGTTTCAGAGTCTTGTTTAACAATCTGTAACTTACCCTTTGTTGTTACACCCGTATCGCCACCAACATCTGCTAGTTTATACTGTGCTGTAACATCTTTTGTCACTTCGTCACTTGAAATAGTAATCTTGTTCTTTTGAAGTGTACCACTTGTCATAGCGGTTTTCATAAATAGCATATAACCCTGTGTGCCAATATCGCCTAAATCTAATGTCCATGACTTGTAATCAGGTGCAAATTGAATCTTATCTGTTACATCAATAACCTCACCCCAGTTAGAAATACCTGCGTTTTCAGTATATGTTACCTTTTGTAACTTAAATCTTTCTTTAGAAATATCAACTGGATGTAAGAACCAACCATTATCTGTTACAAGACTATCTGATAAAACTACATGATGTAAGTCCATACCACTTTTATTAACACGAATAATCCATTTAACTGTATTAGGTTCATCTGGTAATCCTTGACCCCACTTAGCAATTACTTCGCCATCAGTGCTTGGTCTTGTAATTGTTGTTTCTGCTGACATTTGGTAGCCATTATAAATACCATTACCTTTAATTGTAAATGTAAATACATTTTTCTTATTTAATTCAATGTGGTTTTTATTAAAAGGCACCCATAAATAAACGTTACCACTTAGGTTAGAACGGTTGTTTGCTTGTTCATTGAATACAACACTAACCTTACCACCTTCAGTTCCATTAGGATGTAATGTTCCTTCACCAATATTATCCCCTGTAGCAGAATCAATAATAGGGAAGGTTCTGTCTAACTTATCTGAACTCATATCAATAGATTCAGGTACAAGAATATCAAAGAAATCTCCTGTATGTACTGTTTCAGTTGAGTTCCATGTCAAGTTTAAAAAGAAACTTGAACCATCATATAAATTGTTCTGGTGTACTTGGTTACCACTATCTCTTAACGATACTTGTACTAATTGCACGTCAAGTCTGCGTGGTGATGTTTCTTCTGCGTATGACGGTATACCTAAGCACACTGTCATGAATAGCATTGTTAATAATGTTAATATTTTCCTCATTCTCTATTTCCTTTCTGATAATCTTTTTAATTCTTCTGCCTCTTCTTGGGTGGCTACAATTTCTGCTTTGAGAACATTTAATTGGTCTTTCATGTTTTCAATTTCTGAAAGTTTTTTCTTGTACATTCCAATAATACGTTGCTTATTCTGTTCTTCTCTTGCTTTTTCTAATACCAACTTTTCTTCCATGAGTTCTTCTTTTGTCATGTCGAAGTAGCGTAACGGCACGTCTAAGCAATCATTTTCAGGCCCGTCATAAAAATGAGTATCATATACAACGCCTAGTCTAAGTTCATCGTCGTCTATAATATCCATACTAATAATATGTCCCTCATCGTATAAATACTTATCTCTTACGACTGAAACAGTTTCATGGATTTCTCGTAACTTTGTCAGGACCTCTTTATCAAAGTCAGACATGTCTTGCTTCATTTTCAAAATCTTGTCTGTTAATTTCATATGTTCTCCTTACTTTACCAATGCACCATACTTCTCTTCTAATTTCTTGTTTGCTTTTTCAGCACGCTCTATATCCATCTTACTTATACGAATAACAGATAGGTTTCTCTGATACTCTTCTCTAACATCTGGCAGTTTTTCAACTGCTTCACGTGCCAGAGATAGAGCACGATACATGTCCAATTCTTTATCAGTAGCATTAAAAATAATTAGTGGAATATCACACTCACAAGAAATGTCCTCATCAACTCCCCAACAACATACAGAACAATCAACTACCAAATGAACCATATCATTTTCGACAGACACACTCTTTACTCTAATAATTTGTTCTTGAATGTAAAGGAGTCCTAAGTAACTTTGAATGTTCTTTAGTTTGTCAGTAACTTCTCTCATTTGTAGTTGATACTCTTGTTCCGCTTGGATTGCTTGCTCAATTAGTGTCATCATGCATTCTCCTTTATTTGTTTTAATTTTGTTTCACTCATTGTTAATAGTTCTTTATCAAGTGATACGATTCCCAAGTCCATTTTCTCGTTCAAGAAAAATATATCGAGAATACCATCCTCTACATCTAATATATCGTAGATACAAGTAATTTCTTTAAAAGTAATAAAGTTCTCAAATTCTTTATAAGAAAAACAGGTGCCTAAAATGTTTTTGATTAAGTTTAATTGTTTGATAAGTTCTTCATCAAGTTTTTCTTTTTCTGCATAGCACTTCTTAACAGTTTCTAAATTTACCATGTTCTACCTCGTTTCTAAATATGATACAAGTACACAAACTCTACGTAATTTGCATATTCTAACTCTATTCTGTTTTGAATTGCTACTCTACCAAAACCTTGGCTACGCAAGTCTAAGATTTTCTCTTCAATTTCAATAGGTATTTCTGCAACAATATCCCAATCGTCTACATCATCTAACATGTAGCCAAGACCATTTAATTGACCTTTTGCCTTGTATGTTTTAATTAATTGTTCTCTATGTTTCATATCAGTCCTCTACTTATATTATACAATAACAGGTGCATCAAAAACTACATTATATTTGATGCAAATTTTTATAACCCACTAAATGTGTCACGATATGACTTTAATTCTTCACGAACTTTCTTAATCCACTTTGTCAGTGTTTTCTTGTTCTTCTCTAACTCTGAATAATACTCTTCGTCAGACTCAACGAGAATACCGAACGAACTCCAACTCACAAAGTTCTCACAAATAGCATTTAACACCAGTTCAATAAAGTCGGGTGCTTTAATATCATAAATCTTACCATGCCCGCCTGCATAGGGACAGCCACACATGTAACACTCTTTTTCAGATACTACTACCACTTGTGTTCCATGACTTTCTCCATCAAATTCAAATAAGATACATGGTTCGCAATTCTTTAGATATTTATAAAACTTCTTTAACATGTTTAATGCAACATTCCCATCTATATAAGAGAGAACAATGTTACTAGAATCATTATCATCTTCAAGTGATAAGAAAGACCAACCACCACAAGGTTTCTCAAGGTCTACAATTACTTTTGTCATACGAATTACCTCTTTCTTTATTTCTCCACTTTACATGGAGCATTGTATGTTAATAGGTCACTAATGGAATAAATGTAACCATCAATCATTTGTTTGTCTATTTCAACAGTAATTGGAATACTATATTTCAATTTAATTATCTCACTAAGACTACCATTATTACTATAAAACAGGGTATACTCTATTGAACTATTCTTATCCTTTTTGATTCCGACCAAATCCTTTTCTTGTGCAAACCATTCTGCGATTTTTAAACGTTCCTCTAATGTAGTGTCAATGATATTAGAGTCGATTTGGTCTAATCTAGTCAGCACTTTCTTTCTAAGTTTGAAAAATACATCATATTGACCTTTACTGACGTTATATGTATCTGACACGACTACCAATCCAAGTTTAAACACTAACCACTTTTGTTTCCATCTTGGCAATAGTGATTTATTGAATTGTCTTTCATTGTCAATAGTCTTTTCGCCATCTCGTGTTATTTTTAACATACTATACCTCTTACCATTGTTCCTAAAAAATTTCTGTGTACTACTGAATTACTTTAGTTATTAAAAATATTCAATGCAATGTAACAGTAATTCTTCTAGTTCTTGTTCGTTTTCTACAGTACTAGAAAAACTAATGCAATATTTGTATATTTCCCAACGGTCAGTAATAGAATTTAACCAGTCTACATCTTTTTGATTAAATGTTGAGTAAATACCTAAGCGAATACCTACACCTACTACAGGTTTAGCACCATTATAGTCTATTGTGAATGCGTGTTTATTACAATAGAATGAGACAGAATTACTTGTATAGGTTTTAAGCACAACTTCATATTCACGCTTTTCTAAGTCCTTAATAATATCTTCAATCTGTTCTTTATTCATGTTTTCCTCTACTTGGTGATATTATTGTATCATATATGGGAAAATAAGTAAATAGAAAAGAGAGAAGTTTTTACAATTCTCTCTAATTTGTACCCCTTTGTCTACAAGTGATTCTGACTAATATGTTCTTCTGCCTCAGTCAAGTTTTCACATACTATCACTTTACCATTTAGTTCGGTTGGTAATACATACTTACCATCATAGATACCAGTTGTCACTAAATAGTTTTCTGTTATTCCAATATTTATACTCGCTAACACATCAGATGTCTGGTCGCCAACCATGATACTGCTGTTCATATCAATATTGAATAATTCTCTCGCTTTCTTAAACATACCAGATTTAGGTTTCATACAAGAACAATTATCCTCTTTGATATGAGGACAATACAAGACTGCCAGTATGTTAATGCCATGCTTTTCCAACTCTTTCACCAGATAAAGATTAAACTCTTTCATGGCTTCAATGTCATAATGACCTTTCCCAATTCCACTCTGATTTGTTACCACAATAATATCATATCCCAACGAGATTACTTTTTGCATAAATGATACAGTGCCAGGGAAAAATTCTAAGTCATTAATCAAATGTGTTTCAACCTTATCAATATGAATCGTTCCGTCTCTGTCCATAAAAACTATCTTTCTTAGTTTATTCTTGTCATATCCTCTCTTAAGATATGAAATATTGTCTGTTTTAATCATGTTTAATCCGATGTCCTCTCTTGGTTTATTATATCACTTACGAACAGAAAAAGAGGTCTTTAAGCCTCTCTTTTAATTACCATTGTTAATTAGTCTGTTGTGTTGCAAAAATAATACAACTCATCACCTTTAAGATGTTCACCAGCATAAGTATCTGCCTTTTCCCACAGACTGTTATATAGTTCTGCTAATTTTTCGTTCTTCTCGTAGTGCTGCCAAATCTTCCAGTTAAGAACCATAGTAAGTTCAGTTAAATACTTATAGTTTGACTTCCATTCTTTAAATGCTCTATTGAAAGTGTCTTTGACGGCGTTAAGCCCAAATTTTTCTGCGATTGTGAAATCTTCAAAGAATGTTGTGAAGCATTCATACCCTGTTTGTTCTAGCATAAGTTCTTTAAATGTCATGGTTATCTACCTCGTTCTTTGTTTTTACAAGGATATTATAGCGTGGTTTTGGTATAATGTCAAGTCTTTTAAATGTTCCGGAGAACGGTTTTAAGACTAATTTTCGTTAAATCTGAATAATGTATCAGCCCGTTGGTTTTAGGTCTAAAATAGGTCTAAAAAGTCGCACGGACGAGGGTGTAAAACGGTTTTAAGCGGTAATTACTAATTGTAAAAATAAACAAAAAGAGAGGCCGTTAAGCACTCTCTTTAATTTGGTATGATTTGTCTTTAATTCCATACTCTGCAAACAACCATTCATCTATGTACGCTTGCGTGTTTACGTTATTGGGAACATACACTGATTTTTCAAAATTTAAATCTCTGACTGAAATTATATATGTCATAATTTTCACTTCCTTTTTAAATTACAACGAATATATCAAAAAGAGAAGTTTTTACACTTCTCTATTCTTAAGTACTTTTCTATTTTTCAATTTTAACTAATTCTTCTATGACAGATTCAATTAAATTGTATTTTTCTTTTAATGATTTTTCACCAACTTTAGCCTCTGCTTCTGGTTTATAATCAATTCTTAACATGTGGGTTTCGTCTAAATACAGCATAGAGATAATGGTATTATCTTCACCGAACTTAGAACCGTAAACCCTTAACTTATATCCGTTATAAGTTCCCTCTTCTGTTTCTACGTTCTGGAGGTATTTATTCCATGCCTCGTACTGTGCTTGAAGTGTACCCTTTTTTAAATCTTTCTTATCCATAGTTATGGTCGATACTTCAAAAATATCGTCACGCACAAATAATGGTTTTGACATGTCTGCCATACCGGTCGTGATTTTTGAAATATGAAAGTTGTCTAACTCTTCTAGTGTATGCTTATCAAGAGTAATTTTTCTTTCGTTTTCTAATTCAGGATTTGTTACTATATAATTCACAAATTTCTTATTTTCCACAGTCGTTGCTGTTGTATAGTAAGAATGTGGATATTTCACTTCAACATCATAGTCAAAACTGTCGATACCATTGACTCCATGGACACCATCTTCTGTTGCGTTTAACTTGATAGTGTCATATTTGTCTTGTTTTAATAATCGAACATCTGGTAGTGGTTTCTTTTCTGTTTCTTGTGTTTGTTCGTGTGGAATGGTTGTGCCCTGTTCTTTGAAAGCACACCCAACCAACATTAGTATCGACAATGCAGATAATAGTAATTTCTTCATTTTATTCTCCTACTTCTTCTTAATTGTTACGTAGTCATCAAGGAATTTAATTACTTCCTTGTTTGCATCTTCCTTTGTCATGTCTTTTGTGTTCTTGTGCTTATTATAGTATGTGAAAGACACCTTGTTCATGTTGTCTAAATATAAGAAACACTCAACATATCCACCATCATCAGTATCTACCTTGTTTGTGTATAAAGTATAACCCTTATAATCACTCTTCATTAAACTTTCTTTCTTATCAAACTCTAGGTAGTATGAATCAACCTTCTCTAAAGTATCTCC